TATCTAACTATTAATCCTCGTTTGACTTGATAATAAAGTCAACATTGTTGTCGGACACATAGTTCAAGTTTCCAGGAACATTGTATGTATCTTCTCCAGAACCATTAGCGTACTTGGTGTCAATTGCGGTAGTAGTAACAGCGGTGTAAGAACCAGCCTCAGTTACGCTATCTACTAGATTGATACGGCTGTACTTGTCCAAGGTTGCGGTCAAGTTTGATGACAAGTTGGCGTTAGTGGTGTAGTAGAACGCAGTCCCACCAGCAATACTAAACACTAAGTTTCCATTTCCAGTTGGAGCAGTAGTCACGGTAAATGCGGTGCTATTTACAATTGTGGCAATTGTTGTGTTTGCTAGCGTTGCTCCACCAGAAACCTTGGCAATAGCCTGACCAACCACATATCCAGTAGTGTCAGCCACGGTAATTGTAGTGTTTGAGGCAGTTACATTCGCAGCAGCCGTTTGATTTCCAAGAACAGTGATAGCAGTGCCAACAGTTGTAGTGTTGAAAGGCTCACCACAGTTATTTACATAAATTTTGTCACCAGTGACAATGGAAGCGTTTGCGGTTGTGTCGCTCAAAGTTACAGTAGCAACATTTCCATTTCCATAAATACTGTCAACAGCAATATCGGTTGCTCCCTGAATTCCAGACTTGGTAAAGAACTTCTGGTAAGAAGCCTCGTCAGTCCAAGTGTAGAACCCAGCAAGACCAATTGGAGCCCAAGAACTTCTTGAGTAAGAATACGGCCTTTCAGAAGCAACAGGGAACTCCCAACGGCCATCAGAACCAGAACCAAAGTTCTTATTTCCTAGACCGTATCCCTCAAATGTGGTAGCCAACATACCGTTTTCAATAACTCTGTCACCACTTTGACGAAGTTTTGCGTAAGGAAAGACCCAGTGGAAGTATGGCAAAACGCTAGCACGCTTTCCGTCTTTGACGGCGTGTGACCACGCTTCAATTGCCACACCGTTTCCAGCAGGGTCATCACCTACACCTGGGGCAGCCCAACCAACAGATTTGACTACACCATCAACGGTCTTACGAAGCAACAGACCGCCAGAAAGCAACTGTGAAAGTTCAGCATCTGGTTCACAAATAGCCAACTCCATAGTAATTCTCTTTAGGGTGTCTGGTGATTTAAATGTTACACAAACAGTTCCATTGGCACTTTTCTCAGTAATCTCGTCGCCCTCTTCATATTCTGGCGTGAAAGACACACGCATAAATGCTGAAGTGGTGTAAGAGTCGCCAGGACCATTTAGTAGGTTGCCAGCAGCGTCTAGACGCGTTACGCGAATAGACACACCTTGAATGCTGGCTGCGTATTCCTGAGTTGCCATTTAGACCTGTTCTCCTTAGTCTTCGTTAGATTTAATGATGAAGTCAACATTGCTATCAGCAACATAGTTGAGGTTACCCGGAACATTGTAGGTGTCTTCACCTGCGCCATTAGCATACTTAGTGTCAATCTGAGTTGTGGTAACAGCAGTGTAGTTGTTGGCACCCGGCTCGTCAGCAGAATCAACAAGTTGAACTCTAGTGAACTTGTCAAGAGTTGCAGTTCCAGTGTAAGCACTAGGAATTGTGTATGTAATAGCAGTGCTGTTAACATTTGTAGCAGCCACACCAGAAGTAATGGTGTTGAACGGCTCGCCAGCACCAGATACATAAATCTTGTCGTTAGTGGCAATGTTGTGTGCCGCGCTAAAGATAACTGTTGCTGTAGTTGAAGTGGCGTTAATTTGAGTATAGTCTGACCTTGAATGTTTCCACCAGCAGTAAAGAAGACTGCTTCGCTAGCCTTGTCGGTCCAAGTATAGAAGCCTTGTAGTCCGACTGGTGCCCATGAAGCACGAGCATATGAATAAGGGCGTTCTGCCGCTACTGGGAACTCCCAGCGGCCGTCTGCTCCAGCACCAAAGTTTCTGTTTCCCAAACCATAACCTTCAAAAGTTGAAGCAAGCATACCGTTTTCAATTACACGGTCACCTGACTGACGCAACTTGGCGTAAGGGAACACCCAGTGGAAGTAAGGAAGTACCGAAGCACGCTTTCCATCCTTTACTGCGTGAGACCAAGCCTCAATTGCAACACCGTTACCCGCTGGGTCGTCACCAACGCCAGGGGCTGCCCAACCAACGCTCTTTACAACGCCATCTACATTCTTACGAAGAAGTAGACCGCCTGAAAGAAGTTGCGAAAGTTCAGCGTCAGGCTCACAGATTGCAAGTTCCATAGTGATACGCTTTAGGGTGTCAGGTGCTTTGTAAGTTACACAAACCGTGCCGTTTGCTGACTTTTCAGTTATTTCATCTCCCTCTTCATATTCAGGGGTAAATGAGACTCGCATAAAAGCAGAAGTGGTGTATGAATCACCTGCGCCATTTAGCAAGTTGCCAGCAGCGTCAAGGCGCGTGACACGGATAGAGACACCTTGAATGCTAGCAGCATATTCTTGAGTAGCCATTTGGCTTTCTCCTTTTTTTAGACTGTCAGGTCAACCCTGACAGCGAGGTGGATGGATGTACCAAAGTAAACCGCAGCGGGGCGAATTGCCTTTAGTCTGATGTCATTTTTATTTCCTGCAATGTCATAACCTTGACCTAGGTTGTCATTTACTACATCTACATCGCCAAGGTAGACCCTGACATTGCCAGTTGCGTAAATCCACTTTTCAGAAGCCGTTCCCAACTGTTGAATATATCCAGTAACTGCTTCTGAAGTAGCGTTAGTTGCACTAGCAATAGTGATAGTAACTGTGTCAGCGTCTACTTTAGTTACAGTAGCAGATGTAGAACTTTGGTCAATGTTTGCTCCAACTGCGGAAAATGCCACAGTATCTCCAGTCACTAGATAGTGCGGAGAAGCAGTGTTAAGAGTAAGAGTTGTGTTAGTAGAAATTGCGGCAGTTGCTAAAGCAATTCTGGGCCCATTTCCGCTATAACCACTACCAACAACAACTGGAGTTCCGCCCATAGTTTGTAGGTGGTCTTTACCAGTTTCGTGGAAAAGCATATTTGAGTTGCTAGACAGTAAGGCAACAACATCACGAGTAGCGTGGATAACTCCCTGCTCACCGCCGTGAGAGACAGTGGCAATTGAGTGTTCTAGAAAAGCCAAGGCACGCTTTGGTGAAAGTGCAACTCCAGAATTTATAACGGTAGCATTGCTTACTAACGCCCTGTTGTCGTGGCTTCTAGCAATGCGAATATCGCCATCCCACAATTCACGCTCTAAAGCCTTTTGGCTTACACCATCTAATTGGCGCTTTAGTCTTTCAATTCTGTCAATTCCTAGAAATCCTAGAGTTGAACGGACTTCATCAATTTCTATAAAGAAAGGTTTTATTTCGTCGTAATAATTTACGGTTGCGTTGCTTACAAGTGCGTAACTGCTCGTGTCAGTGTCGTCAAAGTTTTTTAAGTTGTTTACGGTAGTCTCATATTCTTGAGAAAATCCCCGAATCCAACGGTCTTCGTCTGCCGAGTTTTCTGGCTTGACTACAGCAAGTAGGCCAAAAGCGGAGGGCACAATTTTTCCTGCCTCTACAACGCCATTCTTTGGAAAAGCCACTTTGAATCCTTAACTTTATAAAGTTTATGTTTTGTGGTGTTTGGAGTGGCTCCCGAAAGAGCCACTCCGCACACAACGGTTTTGCTTTTACTAAAGAAGTTTTTACTCTTCGATAGCAGCGGCGGTAGCACCACCAGTGGTGTCGCGTAGAGCGGCAGCCACACCATTGACGCTGATGCTTGTGGTAATCTTCAAAGACTCCACACCAACAAAGGCAACGCCCTCGAAGGTTTCAATGAACATCTTGTAGTCGTTGGTGTTTACCAGTGAAGAGTCACGGATAATACCAAGGTCAAGAGTTCCACCGTCTAGGAACAAGAATGTTCCCTCAGCGAATAGGTACCATACGAACTGGTCTGGGAACTCAAGCAACTTGGCAGAAGCGCCTGGCTGAGCACCAAATGAGTTCAGGTCTAGCGATGCGACTAGGTCGACATTGCTTCCTGCTAGGTAGCCCTTGATTTCGTTTGCACCTACGCCTAGAGTGCCGTCGCCTGGCATCGAAAGAGCCAAGTCAGCAGCCATAGCGTCGTAAATCCAAGCAGGGATAATCGCCTTTAGACGAGTCTCTGGGTTTAGACGGTGGCGTGAGCGGTAAGCAACAGCAGCCTTACGAACCTGAATCAAGAAGTCACGAGCAACACCAATTAGGTTTGCTGCTTCGGTAGTTGCGGCGTGAGCGTTAACTGCCTTAGATGCGCTACTAATCTTGTCAAGTAGAACAAGTTCTGCTTCACGAGCATGCTGAACAAGAGCCAACTCGTTGTGACGAGAAATCAACTCTGGGTAAGCACGGGTCATCAGGTTACCGAACTGCAACTGTAGAGTAACAGCGTCGGTGTAAGCAGTGTTTTCTGCCGCAGCCGATACAGTAAGGGTTCCCTTAACTGTAGTGGTGTTGTCACCAATGTTGTTAGTCCAAGAAGCAACGCTTGGGCTAGCAGTGGTTTCGTTCCATAGACCTACAGCGTTAGCGTAGTCATAGACCGAAGCAGCGTTAGCGTTAGCGTTGGTTAGGCTGATTAGGGTTGGAGGAGTTACGAAACGAACACCACCACGGTCAGCCTGGAACTTCGGTAGAAGGTCACGGACTGGGCGGTCAGTGGTCGAGCCGAGACCAAAGATGTCATACTTGACCTCGAATGGAGCAGCGTGTCCACCAGAAGCGGTAAGTGCTTGCTGGCCTACAACTGCGTCAATCTTGGAACGGTTTGACTCTGGGTCGGTGGTGAGGACTCTGTCCTCTGGGTATGAAGTAGAGAAAGATGCAACGATGTGCTGCTCTCCATCTCCACCATTGACACGACGAAGCGCGTGTAGACGCTTCTCCATTGCCTGAGCAACTTCGGTCATGTCTGCAATTGCGCTACCTGCAGTGTAACCAGGGATGTCAGCACCTGCGGTGATTGCCACCTGTGCTGGCTCCTTAACCTGAATTACTGGCTGACGGTCAGCGGGAGCCTGGAAGCCCTCTTCTGCTGCTGCGGTCACGGGAACCTGTTCTTCCTGTGGAACTTCTTCCACTGTTGGAGTTTCGATTGTTGGGGTTTCTTCGGGGGCAACTTCTTCGCCACCCTCAGTTGATGGTTCGACTACATCTGGTGTAGCCTCGGTAGAGAACTCTAGGGTCTCTTCAGTAGTAGTAGACGCTGCGTCTTCGGTTGAGTATTCAGGAGAAACTTTTTTCTTTTCCTCTTCATCATCAACTGGGACCTCTTCGACTGGAGCCTCGTCAGTTACAGGCATATCACCCATAGCATCTGGCTGCTCTTCGTCGACAGGGGCAACTGGCTCGTCGGTTGGAACTACTTCTTCCATAGGAACAACATCGGTACCTTCACCTGGAGCCACATCGCCTTCACCCTCACCCTTTACGCGCATTGCTGCTTCAGATGCTCGTGAGGCGAGTTCTTCTGCTTGCAATTCCCGACGCTGGATATCACCGCGTACAGTGTCCAACATATCGGCGAGGGATGACATAGCGTCAACTGTTTCTGGAGAAATGTCCTGAGACTCGACCTTCTCAAATTCGCTTACGATTGCCTGTTGCAACTCGGTGACTTGTTCGTCACTAAGTTCAGACAGGTTATCTACCTGCGACTTAATTTGGTCCACTGTTCCTCCTTAAGGACAGTTGTAGTGAGCGTATTTCACTCACTTGCTTGGTATAAGCAAAGGGACTACACACACAGATATGGCGTGAAGGCACTCCACCTAAGTTTTATTTTACAATAGATTTTTTGTGTCTATTATTTAGTTTTAGGTAAGCAACCTAAGCAATTTGGACATTTCAGAAGAAATGTTGCTTTGATTGAAAACATCGGAACCGCTCTTGAATTGTCTAAGTTTTTCAGTTGCGATATCGGCATCTTCCTTACCAATTTTTGCCTCAACTTTGGCAACCATATTGTCCATAAGGTCACGCAAGGCTGGTGGCAAGTCAGAATATCTGACTTTTTCGGCTTGGTTATTGAAACCTAATGGTAGGTTTGCGATAACCGTGCCGAGTTCTTTAGCAGAAGCACGCACATTTTCTAGTGCCCTGTTGTTCAAAGCACCAGAATCTAGTCTTCCAATGATGTCTTGAAGATTGACGCTAGCGTTTGCTGCTTCTACATAACTACCTAAAGAGTGTAATTTTTCTACTCTCTTTGCCTCATCTAGCGCAGCCTGAAGACCAGAAGTTCCAAGGTCTTGGCTCAGACGAGCCAATACTTTTCTAAACTTTCCGTTCTGGTCTCTAGGCTGAGTTTGCGGAGTATATCTTCCAGTTTCTGGATTTTTTAGTCCGCTTTCTACGCTAGTAGGGGCTGGGGCTGGGGCTGGAGCCTCTGGCTGGGTAGGTGCGACTGGGCTTGCTGGGTCGTAAGCAACCTGCTGTGGGGCCTCTGAAATTCCAGATGGAATTTCAGGTGCTACAGGTACTTCAGCAAACTCAGTCGCTAATGCTTTTCCCAGGCGTTCCTCCGCACTGGCTAGCCTTGCTTTTAGTTCTTCAGCACTTGCTGTGATTGAGCGAGTAGAAAACTTTTTCCAATCGTCTGGAACAAGGTCATATTTGCCCAAGGCACGAGCACGCTTGATAATGTGACGCTTTACATCTGCTCGCTCTGATTCCTTAGCACGGCCAAAAGCCTTTATAGCATTTTGTAAGTCTTCGGCATTGCGAATAGGGAAAGAGCCACTTGGCATAGCCTTTCCAGCCTTAGCAAGTTTTTGACGCTCAATCATAGGAATGTAAGCAAATACATCTTCTTCTTCAGCACTAGCGGTTAGAGATTGGAACTTTGCTGACAACTCTCTAGCCCTCGAAGCAAGTTCTTCTGCTGACGGGGCAACCTGCTCAATGTTTTTATACTGAGCAAACTTAGCCTTGATAGCATCAACTTGCTCAAGTTTGTCCGAAACAGAGTATGCTTCTAGTTTCTTTAGACGCTCTGTAAGTTCGGTTAGCGGGTCTGCTTTCATCTTGGCAAGAGTAGCGGCACCAGCAGCAACCAGAGCCATAACAGCACCTGAAGCAACACGAGCACGAGCAACTGGGAAGCCTGGAACATTTACCTGACAGACGGCTACAAGTTCAAGCGACCCGCGGATTGGTCGCCAGTCACCTGATGGAGCCGATGCACGAAGTGCTCTAATTTGCTCTGGTGTAGTTCCCGGTCTCAAAGCACCTGCGACAAAAATTCCATACTGGTCTTCACCTGCGTGGACATCTGCTACTGCTGATGCGGTGTCGTCGTAGTGCTTTACAGCGTCAGCAGCACTTGCTTCTAGAGAAGCGTGTCCGCCAGCCAATGTCAGTTGACCGACTGGAATATCGCTACCCTCAGCAGTTTTACATACTCCAGTGTGGAAATATGCGTAGTTGCTTCTACTGCGTGGTGGTTTTGTGCCTCTGGAAAGACCAATGTGGTCAGTTTCCCAAGAAGCAATGTGTCCATACACCTGACCCTCATCAGTTACGGTAAGGGGGGTAGGACCATTTAGAGTTGGCTTTTTAAACCAATCGCTAGGTGGATTGACGGGAATTGCTCCCGCTACCATACCGCAAGCGATAAGGCTAGTAGCGTCGAATTCATCCGCGTCATCCACATAGATTCCGTCGTTAATCACGGTTTCCTCCTGTGGATTTATATTTTGATTATCTTCTTCGGTCAAGAAGATTTTGCATTCTTGGAATGCTGGTTTTGGCACAATGGTAATTGCCATAATTCTGGCTTTACTAATTGTGAGTTTGTCCTTGCCTACTTCTTTTTTATCTAGGCTAGGTTTTTCTTCCGTCAAGCCAGCCTTTTCTTCAGGCTTCTCTTCGGTGGCTTCAAATTGGTCCATATCCGCAGAAATTCCGCGAATAAAACCGTTCTTTATAAGTCTTACTACTTCAGTAGCGTGTGGCCCATTGTCAAATACTCCATAGCAACGACCAATTCCGCCATCTATTCTTTCAATGTGGTCAATACGCCCAACTACAACTGAGCCAGAATGTCCGTCTCCAGTTTGTGGTTGCCATAACAATGGAAGTGGAAGTTCACGCCAAGTTATAGCGTTTTCTTTGAACTTTCTACCATCACCAGATTCGGTTTGCTCTGGAATTACTAAAGGTATAGAGAAGTTAGCACCATCGCTATTTTCCCTAAGTGGCATTGATTTTACTAATCCAGGAATAGAAGAAGCAACCAAAGCCATTTTGTTTGACAAATCATTTTTTTCTGCTGTCAAATAAGTAATTTTTAGTATTTCTTCAGAAGAATTGATTACATCGTTGCTAAAGAAATTTCTACCTCTACTTCGTTTTCCGCCGTAACGCTGGATATGTTCTTTATCTCCAGTCCACATACCAGTCATTTCCTTGTGGCGTAGAGCGCAATATCCCTTAGCACGAGGACCTAAATATTTAGCAAGGTGCTTGACACAACGGGTCCAGTCTCCACCAGTGTTCCATTTAATCTTGCGACGGCCACCACGACCAATAGTCCAATAACGACGCAATTTTTCTGCTTTACGCCTGTTTCTATCTAAACCACCAGCGGCAACTAAAGCATCATACTCTTGGTCGCTACATCTAGACAGTTCGCTAAGTGCTTCAACTATTTCTAGTGGCGGGTTCCACTCAGAATCATAAAGATTATCTTTTGTGTCCCTAACAATTTCACCAATTGGAGTAAGCATATCCCTGTCAGTTACATGGGTTGGCTCACCATAATTTTTAGTAATTACTTCTTCAAGTAAAAATTCTTGAACGCTATTTTCTCTATCACGCTTAGCGTGAGTAGCAGTGTACATACCAGTTGCTTCTTTGTGTCTAAGTTGGCAATAGCCCTTAGCACGAACTCCAAGATACTTAGATAAGTGGCGAACACAACGAGTCCAGTCGCCAGGCTGACCCCAACGAATTTTCGCAGCACCCTTGCCACGGGTCCAATAATGACGGAGTTTTTCAGCGTTGCCTCGGTTTCTATCCAAACCGCCAGCAGCAAACAAACTTTCTAGTTCGCTAAACTCTTCAATAATTTCAACTCTAGGACCAAAAAGAACCATTAGTTCAAGGTCTCTACTATAAGCAATGCTAGCGGTTAGCCCATCAATTTGAATTAGGACATCGTTCAAAACTTCTGGCTTTAGCGGAACAACTGGTGGTGGAGTTGCCGATTTTAAGTCTTCTAAAAACTTAGGGTCTCTCTCCCATTTTTTGTTTCTACGAACATAAGTCATAGGTTGATTAGAAGTTTCACTTGCTGGAACTACAGCAACGCAATCCATAACAGCACGAGGGTCGTCTGGAGAAACAATAGCCAAATAAACTGGCTGGACATCAGAGCCTTTTGCTTTTCCAGCAGCCGTTACTGGCTTTGCCCAAGCATCCTCTGGGTTGCTATCAGACGGATTTGGAGTCTCTGGGCTTATGCTTTTTTCCCACTGACGAAGAAGCGGGTGATGTACCTTTGGGTTTACTTTTGGCTTTCTTGGCCTACCCATTTTTGTTTCTGATTTTTCTTCAGATTCTAAATCTTCTGAAGCATTGTCAAATTCATCATCTAAAGCAAAATTTGAATCTGGGTGTTGAGGAGTTCCTTTGAACTGTGCTCTTTGCTCTCTAACCCAAGCAGGGAAATCACCAAGAAGTTTGTGTAGGTCATCTCTACCTAAAGGTGGATAAGTGTCTTTTAGTCTTGCTTTTGGCATATTTTGTGGAGTTCTAGGCTCGCCTAAAATTCCAGAAACATCTAGCGGTTTTTGTATTTCTGAGCCACTATAAGGACCGACTGGAGAAGCAATGTCTTCTTCTTCTACCTGCTTAGTGTCTTTTGCTGGGACTACTACGGACTGACCGTTTTCCATCTTTACGGTAACATTTCCAGAACCTTGGTCAACATTGGTAATAATTCCATTACCCTGACCTTTTACTGAAACATTTTTACCTTGAGTAGCAAATCTTCCGCCACCGTCTCTTAGTTGCTTAGAAGCATTTTGAGAACGCTCTTGTGGAGTGTAGTTTCCGTCTTTATCAACGACACCACCTCCCTCTCCAGCAGCGGTAATAACTTTGTCAATAAAGTCCCAGTCCTCTTCGGAAGCAGCCTCCGCCGCTAGGCTAGCCTCTTCTTCATCTATTTCATCAATAGAAATATTTCTGAACGGGTCAGTATTTAAACGAGCACAAATAATAATTGCTGACTCAGGGTCAATCTGAACATGTGTTTTTTCCACGGTGTCGTAGGGGTCATCTAAAGCCTTGTCATAAGTCCAAATGTCGCCATTTTCTGCGTGGCCTAAATCATCCCAAGTTCCGTCATCCCACGCATAAACTTTTCCGTCTAAATCAATTTTGTAAATGCGGTCAATGCCAGAGCCGTCAAGACGAACACGAGCCAAAAAGTCTGGAGCAATACTGTCATCCATCCTAAAAGCGTCTTCAATTGGAGATAAATCAGCCGAAATAATTTCTGAATAACCAGCGTCTGCTTTTAGAGCCTTTTTGTTTTCACGCTCAACAATTGCACGGGCCCAACGCCAAGCAGCGTCTCCGCCCCAAAGCGCCCAGGCTATTCTTCCGTTGCTAGGAAAGTTATCTTCTCCGGGCTCCCAGCCTTTACCTTTTTTATCTACTTCGTGGCGAGGGAAATACTTGGCGATATGACGAACTTTTTCAATGCCAATCTGTCCACCACGGGCAAGAGTGCGAGCAGTGTTTAGACCTACAGGAGTTCCGCCACGCTTTTCTTCTTTACGCCACTCAAGTGCTTTTTTAGCCTCTGCTTTTACACCTGCTGGTATGGTGTATAAACGAGCAGACGCTAACAAAGTTTCGGTATCTTCTTTTGTAGCGGATAAGGCAGATATAGCAAGTTCTATCGTTTCAATTGGCAAAGCAACTGGCGGGTTTAGAGAGTCTATTTTTTGCTGAACTTCTTTTGTAACAGTTCCGTGCTCAACTACGGCATTAAAAACGGTGTTGATAGCAACATATCTTTCAGAGTTTCCATAGTAGGCAATACTGTTTTTATCTATACCTAAACATTTAGATAACATTACTTACCACCAACTTCATAAGTTTTTAGAATTTCTCGAACTGGAAATAGACCATCTGCATCGTCAAATTTTTTCAACAATTCATTGGCTTTTTCTGGGTCTATTTCAGCAACTGCTAGGTCTTCATAGTAGTCATAAGATACTTCACTACTCTCCCAATCGTAGTCAAGGCGAGTGTAATTACCTATAGAAGACATATAGTTCAAAGCAAAAATGTTTTTAGATGCCTCAGAAAAATAAACAAGCAAAGTTTCAAATTCAGGTAAAGTGTCTGGAATATTTACGCCAAGATATTTGGTAAGTGCTGGCTTTGACCTACCAACTATAAGTTGCTGTAAAACTTCGGTAGGAAGTTCCATCTTGTATTTAGAAAGCCAGAGACCGTCTTCTTGCTCTAAACCTCTAATTAGCCAAAACTTTCCATCACCCTCAAAAGTTATGTAAGCACCGTCGTTTTGACTGCCTAGTTTTACTACATCTATGTCAAAATACTTTATTTCGCCCTCTGGTAGAACAAAATACAAACCTTTGTATTGACCAGATGGCTCATAATAAGCCCCAATAATAGCGTGAGTTTCGCTAGGGGTTTCGGCTTCAACAGAGTCATACGCCTCAAGCACACCAGTGTCTTTATAGACAACTCCAAGTGTGTCTGAGTTGAGAGTGAACTCAGGGTTTTGTGGCATATTTATATCTCCAAAGATACTTCTACAATAAAGTTTATCTCATTATTGGTTAGGCGTGTTTGTTCCGGGTAGCGGAGCGTCTGGATTTAACGGGGTAGTTAATCCAGCATCAACTTGGTCCTGTAAAGTTACTCCAGGCGGCAGTTGCTCTCCACCAGCACTTGGATTTTCTTGAATTGTTGGGTCAACTTGTCTTACACCTAATAATTCACCAAGTCTCCGCATCATTTCTTGTCCGTAATCTTTTGCGGCTTCTTCGTTTTCGTGTTGATTAACTACGGCTGGCGGTAGCCCAGCATCTCTATCTGCTTTTCTATTCCAACCAGCACTAATCCAACTATTTCCAAAAGGTGATGGGCTAATACCAATAATTGGAGAATTGTCAGCGTCTCTACCTGGAACTCCTTCAAGACCTAAGTAAGCCTTTCCGTCTGAAGCGGACTGCCACTGAAGAATGTTGGAGGCGTTTCTCTGTGCTTTACGCTCAGCGATTGCTTGGCGAATAGCGGCTTCCGCTTCTTCTGGAGTGTCATAAGAGCCAGTGGAAATTGGGTTAGTGTTATTCATAGCATCTATACCGTTTTCGTGAACTCTAACAGCCCACTTGCCATCAGCACCCTTGATAGCAATTCCATATTCTTCGTTTTCATTATGAACTGAGAATATGTCATTTCCAAGGTTTGTTTTAGTTCCAGTATTTGCTTGCGGTTGCGTTTGTGCTTGCGGTTGCGGTGCTGGGGGGTTTCTTCTATCTAGTTCTTTTTGAATAGATAGATTTGCCTTGTTGTAAATACTGTCTTGAGATGAGTCAAAGAACTCTTCCATTGGATTTATTGTAGCAGTAGCATCTGCTTTATTTGCATAAAGTGCGCCAACCCAGTCTTCTGAATCTTCATTCCAATCAACTCTTACAACTGGTCCATCTGGGTCATTAGGATTTTCTAGATAATAACCATTGCCGTTAGCAACTCTCTTATAGCCTTGAGGTTTAGTAGCGCTTGGCGCAAGTCTGTCTCTAGGTTGAATAGGGGTTTGGTAATCTATCAACTTTCCTTTTAGGTCACGAATACCATTTACAATGTCATTTGCTTCTTGCCAAGTTCTGGCATTAGCAATAATTTTTCTAGTTTTTCTGTCATAAATATCAAACAAAGTTTGAGGACCGCCATTAGGGTCTCTTCTTGAACGAGTTTTGATATACCTATCGCCAGGTTTTACTGTATTTACTCTAGGTCTACCTTGCGGAATTTCTGGCTCCACTGCGTCTGCTGGCTCCTGAGCAGGTGGAACTGGTGTCTGAGCAGGTGGAACTGGTGGGTTGTTGGTAGGTGGGGTGTCACCGTTTCCACCGTTTGATGGTCCAGTAGGAGTTGCTGGAACTGCTGGAACTGCTGGAGCGTTATTTCTATTACCTCCCTGTGCCACATATCGTTCCCTAATATCACTATAGAAGTCACGGAATGCATTTAATGCTGCTGCTTCGGCTTCGTCTCTGCTAGCAAAGATTTTTACTTCACCAGAATTTGATGTTATTCCGTCTACTCCCCAGCCAGCAGTGTATTTTATAACATTCAAATCTGAGTCTTGTGAGATTGGGTCTCCAACAAAGAATGTAGTACTATCAGGATTTCTATTTATTTGTACTTTTACTGGGGCGAGGTTGCCATCACCGTTAGGGTCCATAATAACTTCAAAACTACGAATTGCACTAATTTCTAGAGGCTGAACTTCGTTTCTCTTGTCATTCCAAGGTAAGTCTATTTCAGGGACTCGTTGTGGCGTAGAATCAAGATTTACTTGGTTAAACCCTTGCTGGTCATCATAACTTTGCAGTATGTTTCCAAACTGAACTATTGCCTCAAACCTATTAGAGAAACCAGATACATTGCCGTTTCTAAAGTCGGTGACTATATATTGTCCGTCTGGCCCAGGTGCTTGAATAGAGGCTATCTCATTATCAGCATCATAGGCTGTAACTTCTGTACCATTGGTGAGCAGTCTTCTAGAGTTATTGACTCTACCTCTATTTACAAAGTTTCTTATAGCGGGGTCAGTATCCATAAGTTCTTGGTCAGACGGAACTTGGTTAGACGGAACCGCAGGAGCATTTTGAGCAGGAGTTTCTGGTGCTTCAAGAAGTTCTCTGTTATTTTCATTGTTGCCAGTCATGTCGTTGATAGCAATTGCTTCGGCTAGATTACGGTCACCATACTGAGCAGGGTATGGGTCTGGGTCTATATAGTTTCCGTTGTTATCCCTACGCCTTCTAGGGTCAACTACTTTCCAGTTTCCTTCTGGAGTTCTTTCAACTTTTATAAACGCTTCAGCACCGGGGTTGTCGCCACCAATTCCAAGGAATCTAGTGCGGTTTTCATCCCTAACAACTTGATACCGAGTAGGTGGATAATCGTCATCCCAAAATGTGTTGACTTTAGGAATAGTTCCGTTGATAAAACGAAGAACTCCTTGCGGTGATTGACCGTTTCTACCACGAGATAGGTCTAGCCCAGGGGCAGAAGACTCTGCTTCTTCACCGTCACCAGCAGGTGGATTGTTAGGTGGAGTTGGGACACCGCCGCCAGCATCGTCGGGTGAAGAGCCACCACTAGAATCTGAAGATTCGTTGTCATCTCTTCTAAATGGCTGGGTTATAGCGTGAAGTACAAGTCCTTCTAAAGCATCGTCTAGGTCTCTAGCAACTCTTCTAGACACTGCTTGACCGTTTTCTCGTATTTCTTGTACGATTGAAGAACCGTCTTGATATACGCGACCTACTATAAATTCTCCGTCACTAGTTAATTCAGTAAGAACTATAGGTGAACGACCACCAAGATTTGCACTATCAATTGCATCACTGCGGTCTAGAGTGTAGTTATCAGGCAGTTGGCCAGTGAACTGCCCCATTTTTTGAACGATAAGGCTTTCGGTGATTTGTTCTGGTTCACGAATTGGAGGAATACGGCGGCTTGGGGCAACTGGCCTAGGAACAACTCTCTTAGGTTGCACTGGAAGAGCGTCAATTGACGGAGACGGTGGAGTAGAACCGCTGTCTTGAACCGCTGGAATTGGGTCAGTTCCGTCGGCTCTTCTAGTAACTTCTAGACGGCGTGGGGCAGCCTGATGTGGTCTGCTGGTATCATCCCATTGAACAAATGTTTGGTCAGTGTACTCATACTGCCCACTTGGTTTAACATTTAGAGTGTATGGAACACGCCTAACTACGGTACCAGTTCTTGGTTGACCGTTAGCCATAAGTTTTGGAGTTCCATCGGCATTGTAATGAACAACCCTGTCGCCAACACGAACAATAGTTTTGTTGTCTTTAGAAACATAAGGAATAACATTCACGCCTGGATATAGACGGTTAGCCTCAAGACGGTCAATAATGTCATCCATTTGCGCTCTACTGAATAGACGCTGGTTTGGTCCAGTTACTTGGTTGATAATTTCTGGAGCAGAAATTCCTCTAGCAACAAGGGTTTGAACATACTCGATAAGAGCGTCTTTTGCTGGGTGTCCAGTTTTTTCAATTCCAGTAGTACCAATAAATCTCTTTTGTAGATTTACAAGAGTTTCTGGTAGCAATAGACCAGTTGATGGGTCAGTTACTTCTGGTTGAACATCTCCAACTTGATTGAATCCGTTTGCTGGATTTGCTGCTGTTAGAGCAGGTACAACTCGTTTTCTAAGCCTGTTCTTAAGTGCTGTTGCTGAGTGTGCTGGGGTGGTTAAGTAGGCAGCCTCACTTGGTCCAGTTGGCGCTCTGTCTGCACCTAATTCTTGTCTTCTTACATAGCCAACAAATTCGTCAGACTTTAGTTTATGGACCACTGCTTCATAGCGGAATACTCTTCCATCTGCCATACGGTGGTCTCTTTTACCGATAATTATATCGCCGTTAGGCAAAGTATAAGCGTTGGGGTAAGCGCGCCTTATTTCGTCTTGAATAAGTTCGTTTCTTCTCCGCCTTACAGCAAGACCTTGTGCTGCTGGTTGCTGAGCAGGTGCTTGTTGAGCCTGTCTTCCATAAATGCAGTCCAACACTCTGTTTCTGCCAACTTTGTAAATCTTAAGTTGACCATCGTCTCCAACCACACCAATATTTACGGTATCGTTTTCGCCAGGAACTGTAAAGACAACATCGGCATTGATGTTTCCAAGAATTCTATGTCCAACTTCAAGGTCTCCAGCACGAACCGCGTGTCTTCTGTTAGCACCGTCTCCAGCGTTCTCAAGTGAAGATTCTTGGATAGGGTTGCCAGCATTGAAAGCATCTAATTCTGCTTGGTCAGATGCTTGTATTTCTGCAATATCTCTATCTTCTCTATCTTTAAGTTGACCAATTATCCAACCAACATCACCGACAGTAGGGTTTCTCTGAGAAAGAATAGCCTTGTACATTGCTCTTTCTTCAGCAGTTGCTTGCTTGTTTTTGACCAGTCTCTTAGCCAAACGAGATTGAGCATCTGTAGTTGGATTTAGATATCCTCTTTCAACAACAAATGGAGGTTGAACATCTGGGAAGAATGTAGTATCTGTTGGGTGGTCGGTGAAGCGTCTTCTAGCGTCTTCTCTAACGCCAACTTGGTTATAAATTCTTCGACTTAGCCAGTTTTCAGCATCAGATTTATTTCTAAAGAATGCTTTTTCAGCACCAACATTGTTGTTGGTGCCAATTTTGTCTGGCATCAATGTTGCTACCCAATAGCCGTGCTCCAACGGTTTTACATGTCCTAGTAGGTTGTCAAATTCGCTGACTACCTTAACTGCTCCATCTCTGCGACGATAAATATTAAATTCGAATTCCATTTCTGGCATTCCAGGAAGAGCGGAAATAGCAGTGAATCTGGAGAATGGTTGCCAGTCATCGTCTGAGCCAGACATAGGTGGAGTTGTTCCGCCGCCACCGTTACTTGGGTTAGATGGACCGCTTCCATCGTCTCCACCGTTTGAGTCCCCGCCTGAAGGTGGTTGGTTTCCAGCAGGTGCTGGATTGGTGTTTTCCCAACGGCGAGCCTTTGAAACAAGACGCTCTCTTTCTGTAGCGTCAAGTGGAATAAAGTTGTCATCTCCTTGGTCACCGTAAGGATTTTGGCTCCAAATTGCCCATCTTCTAGATAAAGCGTATCCCTGAGTAGGGTGAGGTTGTGATATTGACATATCAAAATCAGCAATATCAGCAATTATTACTCTGTGTACTCCATCAAGTCCAGGAACAGACCTAAGAATTTCTTGTGTAGCAACAACTTTATTTTCCGCTTCTACACCAAAACGCTCATTAAGTATTTCTTGAGCGGATGGGCGTACATCAAACCTTTCATGTTCTTTATATGCTCCGCCAAACCTGTCTCGATTTGCACGACCAAAAGGAGTGTTGTCGCCATCTGGCTTTACAAGTAGATATTGATAGTTTCCGTTAGCATCTTTTCTTCTAGCAATTACTGTTGTGTATCCGTGGTTTAGAGCAGATGCTGGTCTAAGCACGCCAGAGCCGTCAATAACTATTGAATTTTCTGGATTGGTTGAATCTACTGCGTGAAGTGGTAAGTTTTCTGGAACTACCTCTCCCCTTGCGATTGCATTTGCAATATCAGGTGTAATTGCTTCAAGTGGCATAACCCAAAGACCATTTGATTGTAGTTCACCCGGTAGGCCGACAATTGGTTTTCCAGCAGGATTTATGCCGACAACAGGAACTGCTCCATTTGCCCCATTTGGCAATTCATTTGGTGTCCCACCAGGAACATTTGCAGTAGGGGGTTGGACTCTTGGAGCCTGAACCGCTGGTGCTTGTCTAGTAGGCGGTGTTTCGTTATGGTCTATTCCCAAGTAATTTAGCATTGCTAAACGCCTTGCCTTTAAACCTTGTTTTGCCAAAGCATTATCGTTTGGGTCAGTTATGTGGGCATCAACAATTCTGTCTATCTTGTCGTCAGTGTAACGAAGCAAGGTTCTTCTAGCAATGTCAAGCATTTTTTCTTTAGTAAGACCGCGCCTCATGTGGCCACTTTCAGAAGATTTGTTTACTCTTCCAGAGTTCATAAAATCGCCGCAGTAGTGAATAAATTCCTCTACGGCATCATTTCCGTCTGCAAAATTATTTATTAATTGTTGACGAATAGCGGTGAACATTCCGCCACCAACATCACAACGAACACCTCTTCTAACTCCATCTCTAACCGCAACAAAAGAGTTTCCAGTGTTTAGCACAAAATCTTGATTGCCAAGCCAGTAGTCAATAATTAAACCTTCTTGTATATCTGCAATTGCTTGCTGATTTTCTGGCTTATCAAATTCGCTATCCTTAAACAAGTCTTGACCAGGCATGTGCCCATTTCTGCGACCAGAAACTATATCTGGCTCAAACGGGTCAATAACATTTACTGCATGTGTGGTGCCAGGTGCTTTTCCAGTTCTTGCTTCAGTTGCTGGAATTCCAAGTGCTAAATGTAGAGCATGGTTCAGTGATTCAGACGCTGCTTTTCTAGCGCCCTCATCTTTTACTTTAAACTTTCTACCATCTGGTAATTCATATTTTCTAGAACCAGATTGTCCTAGACCCATACCGCCTTTATCTTCTGCACCAGTAATATCAAGCGGGGTATTTCTAACTCTTAGGAAGTCGTCAAAAACGCCATCTGCAAAAAGGCTTTTATCTTCTGGGGCTGGCGGTGGCGGTGGTGGCTCAAGTTTAACAGCCCTATTTACAAGTCTGATTCTAGGTAGTACAGACTGACCGTCGGCTCTTTGCTGATTAGTTATGCCAAATGATTCTTCAAGTCTGTATTTTAGGCTTTCAAAAGCCTCTTCTTTACTGTTAGCAAAGAAAGTACCATTTCTTAATATTGAACTTATTGCGTGTTCTTTAAAACTTGGTGAATTTGTTGAGGAAACAGTTACCCACTGTCTTACTCCAGTTCTAGTAATTTTACCAGTGATAAGAGGTTCGTCTGGCTCATTGCCAAAACTAAATTCAGCAAACACATACTGTTGATTGTCCTCGCCGTTTCTCCAAGTAGGGTGAGCACCTTTCTTAACATTGATTTTTAAAAGACCTTTAACTCCGTCAGTCATTTTTACTGGAGTATTTATTTGAATAGAAGAGTTGTCTTGGAATATGTTTTGATTTGACAAATCCGCACTAGCAGGAACTCTTTCTTGTCTGACAGAAAGATTAGGAAATACTTTCTCTCCAGGTAATCCTATATGACCAGCCAATAATTTTTTATTGGCATAGTCTTTAGCATCTTCGTAATTATCAAATACAAGTGTTTCGGTCCTAGTTACGCCACCCTCATCTGGATGATATTTGTGAGTTGTAAGTTCAAATCCACGATTAGTTTTTGCAATCTCATAAATTCTTTGTTTTCTAACTGGGTCAGAGCCTATGAAAGATTTTCTGACCAAATCAAAGGCTTCAATTTTCCCGCCATCTTCTCCTACGGAATAAGTTTCTGCGGTATAAACCGTGCCAATTGTGTTGTTTTCAATACGAGCAGTAGAAATTCTTCTAAATCTGCCAGTTCCAGCACCGTTAGAGAAAACAACAAAACTTTCAGCACCGTCTGGTCTTTGTAATGTTAAATCACCAACGGTAACTTCTGCCTCATCATTTGCTCCACCAACAATAGCAAAACCGTTACTAACTGTAGGCGCTCTTCCTTGGCCTAGCAGGTTGGTAGATGCATCTATATTTGCATCGTCTGAGATGTGGTTCTTAACATCATACAAAGCCTCTTGTAAGGTTTCATAAACACCGCTAGGTTCTCCAGAAAATTCATCTGTTTTGTTGTCGGCTCTATTTGCCACCCAAACTTCGTAGTTGCCTTCGTCATTTTTCTTGACTTTTGCTAATTTGGCAACTATTGTTCTGTTATCTTGCGGACTAGATAAATCAACTACATCCCACTCGTGTTCCCCTGTGGTGTCGTTCCTCTTTTGTCTAATGCCAGGACCGTTTAGTCTAATTTCTTCGCCACTTGAATTATAGATGGCCCACTCGCTAATTCTGGTGCCATTACCGTCTGCGTTCTCCCTGTCAGAAACGCTACTAATTCTTTTTAATTTAGGTTTTAGACTAGGTTCTTCTCTTAAAACGGTATTTATGTCATACCCTTGGTACTGTAAAGCATCTCGAATAGCATTGTTTGGAACATCTATGGTCTGTCCGTTAGGGTACCTAAGTTTTACAGCGTAATTATTCTTTGTAACTGAGTCAATAAGAGCATTTCTTAGGCCAGTTGGGTTAAAGTTTCTAGCAATAACCTTTGGGTTGTCTGATACTCCATCAATGTAATAACGAGACATTGATATTTCTGGAGTGTGATGTTGAGAAAGAATTACTTGAGTTCTTGCACCAGTTGGACCTAGATAATCATATGCTTCGTTATCCAAAGAAAGTGGTCTTAATTGGAGTGCTGTAGGAATTTCTCCAGTTTCTCCACGCCTAACTAGGTCAGACTGAAGAACTTTACTTTCTGAGTCATACTCTCCGCCAATTCTAGAAAATTCTATTGGAGCCTTTACATCTGCTATTTCATTAGTTATTTCTTCTATGATGCCTTGCAGATTTCCAAGTTCTTGTCTTTTTGCTAACAACTTTTCAGTATTTACCGAATTGCCGTTTAGTTCATCGTAAATGCCAGCAAGAATTAGTTCTGTGTCATATCCGTTATTCTCTAGTGCTTTATAGACTGCTGTTGGGTCAACGGTATTTTCTTCCCCATTAATGTCTGGAAGTTTGGCAGATTTACCTTTTTTGTTCAAAAGAGCGTCGCGCAAGGAAGCAAGCAAAATTTCTGGACCGTAAAGGTCTTTTAGTGCTTGTGGCTCTTCTGTCCAACCATCTGGTTTTGACCAGCCTCCTCTGTGTGGTCTAGCACTAAATGGTAAATCGTTTAGAACTCTATTTACATCTCTTGGCAAAACCCAATCATTAAATTTAAAGTAGCCAGCAAATGGAGATTCAATTGCTCTAATACTGTTTGGGTCAAAAGATTTTGGCCTATTGTAATTGTTGTCGCTTTGGTTCCAAAATCCAATACTAATTCCATCTCTTAGTTGCTTTAAGCGTCTAAGCAACTCTCTGTGGTCAGCATTTCTGCCAAATGCTCTATCTAATTCTGGTAGCCCAGTAATTAAACTGTCTAGGAAATCTACTGCTTCCTGTTGCTTCATTCCGTCAGCATAAGCAGTTTCCAATATTTTATATTGAACATCAAAATCAGCGGTTCGGCCTATGCTATCTCTAGACCTATCTCCAGCAAAGAAATCTCTAAAAATTGGAGGCATAGCGTCAAGTATCGCTTGTTGTTCTTCTGGAGTTTTTCTTAAGAACTCTCCGTCATAAGCCCTGACCTCATCGTTAATGCTATAACTTGTTAAGACAGATACATTACTTGAGTAACCAGAGTTGTTGGTAAATGTGAGCCTTCTTAGCCAACCGCGCCCACCGCTGTGAGCCCCGTAACCGCCCGGAGTGTCATCATCTTGTTTTGCTCCAGGGGTTGCTGGAATATACTCACCGCTAATTAATCCCATATCTTTGAGGACTTTAAAAATAGTAGCGTTTGGGCAACTCATATGAACTGCCTTGTCTGCTTGACTTCTGTCGTGCCAACGCATGTCTCTAGAAACCATCTTTGAGTATGGGTTTCCTCTAGCACTTAAGTTTGAACTATGCTTGAGCCTTCCGCCAAACATGCTTTGTACCCACCTAATTAGGTTTATGTGAGCACTTGCTAAACCTAAAGCGTGGTGTCCGTCGTTAGTAAATGCCCCACCAACACTGGCAATTCTAGGTACTGGTTTTCCATCAACAATTTCGTCATACATTTGTCCACCGTTAAATGAAATACCTCCACCATCGTTACTGTCGTTTACAATTCCGTTTTTGTCGATGCTGTGGGCGTGAGAGTGGTCTGGTGTCCACTTAACCATGTAAGGTTTTCCATTTTTAGCAATAATTATTGCTTCAAAGTACTGAACTTTTCTAATACCATTGTTGTCGGTACCATATCTAACAGTGTTTGGAAGAACTCTAACTGTTTTTAGTTTTTCTTCTGGGTTGCTAGTACTAATTGATAATTCAGTATCGGCAGCATAATTCTTATTGTTAGAAAAATTCTCGTGTATTTGATTTAAAAGTTTTGTGACTCTTTTAGCAATTTCAAATTGATATCTAAATTTTTCTTGGTCTTGGTCTAAAGCACTCTCTTTCATTGCTTTTATCATTGAGTCTCTATACTTCAAAAGATTATTTACAACTGTGCGAGAGCCAGGGAACGGGCTATTCCTATCCTCTGGGTTGGGAGTATCTTCTGTGAGTCGGTCACCAAAGTCTGGAATAATTTTGTCGCCGACATTTGCCAGTTCCCTGTCAAGAAAACTCTTAAAGTTTTCTCCGCTTGGGGTGGACAAATTGTCGTCGGAAGGAGCATAATTTACTACTAAATCTGGCTGAGGGCTAACACGCGGCAAATCTGGAGTAGCAGACGGTGATGTAATTTTAGAAGTGGCTTGCGGAACTGCTGGGGCTTGTGGTCTAGGCTCTCTAACATCCTTACCACCAACGGTTATCCTGCGAATTCCAGCGTAGTCGTTCCACTCGTTAGCAATCGTTAATGCTTGTTCGTGGTCTATGTCAAGTTGAACTACTTTTAGACCCTTAAGGGCAAGTTTGTCGCCTCTTTTTTGGGCTAGCCAAGCAGCAGCCCAGCGGTGATGTCCGTCAAGAACATAACCATCTCTTGATATAACAATTGGGTTTTCGTGTGGGTTAAATTTATTGAATAACTCAATGTCTTTCCAAGACTCAGCAATCTTGGCAATATCGCCCATGTCCATTTCCATTTGAACAGGGTGTAATTGGTCTGGCATCATTCTTGTGTATCGGTGACCAACACCAATTCTTGCCATGTCTCGTAAAAATAGAGGCAGGTTTTTTTCATCAAGTTGTGGCATATTGATACGCTCAGCACCGAGGTTGTCGTTGCTAAAAGCATCTTCTCCAGAAATTCTTAGGTTGGTTATGTCAACCGCAAGATTCCTAAACTTACGGTGAAGTTCAACCATATCTTCTGGTGATAACGGAGAGCCGGGCTCTATTTTCCCATCTACCCAAGCCTTTAGTTCATCAATATTTTCCTCGTTCATAAATCTAAGATTTATGGCACGCTTAATTCTGTATTCTTGCCACTCTGGTAGGGACTCAAGTAAGTTTGCTATGTGTCTAAGTCTTGGGTCATCTGGATTTGACGCATATAGTGGGTTTTCGTCTCTACCTAAGTACTTCTGCTGACTAAGCGCATAATCACAGGCTGCTATTGCTTTGTCTAAATCTGCTTCAGCAAAACCACCGTTATATAATTCTTCGTAAATTTCTTGAGGAGTCTTTAAATTTTTACGGACTTCTTCTCGTCTTACTCTGGCTTTGTTCCAAAAACCCTCTTCTGGGTCATGCTCTGGAAGTTTTTCTGGAATTGGACTAGATTCTGGTTTAAGACTAGGCTTAAACTCAATTAAGTTTCCATTTCCATCAATAATTTTGTCGTTTTCGCCTTTTTCCCCTTCGCGAATATAAATTCTTTTATTTTCTGGAGTTTTATCGGCTTCAGTTAGTCTTTCATCTGGAATACGCTTACCGTCTTTTTCATACCAAACATCATTGCTTTGGCGTTTTTCATCCCACTGGCTTGTGTCTGGAACTGGGAACTTTTCGGCTGGCTTAGCCTTTTTGCTAGGCTTTTTTACATCTGGTTTTGCTGGCTCTTCGTCTTTATCAATCCTGTTGCCTTTTTCATCAACAATGTTGTAGGACTTGTGCTTAGGTGCTCTTAGACGAGCCTTTTCAATAACTCTTTTTTCTGGCTTTGATACTTCGCCACGAGCCATACTAAGTTCAAAATCGGTAGGCTTGTTGCCTTTCCACATTTGGTCAATAAACTCAATGTCTCTGTCAAGAATTTCGCCAACGCGGTTTCCGTTAACATCTAGATTTACGCCAACATCTTTAAGTGCTTCTTTGCTTAGAAGTGCCTTAGCAACCGTAGCAACTCGGGAAGGGACTTCGTAGATACCCGGTCTTCTGGCCTCTGTGACATAGACCCGCATATAGTCTGGGCGTTCAGCGGGACCGACATAACGACCAACAAATTTTTCAATAGTTCCGTTTCCTAAACGGCCAGGGAACGAAATACCGCCACCCATTTCGGCCCAACGACCATAACGGTCACGCCTTTGAAGTGCTACACGAGCACGACGAGCAAGGGTGGAGTTTCCGCCAGATGTCCAGCGATTACCTGCCGCTACTAAACCTTCTTGGGTTTCGTCACATTCAAACTCTATACCGAAAGAGTTATAGTAGGTCATTAAAAACTTCTCCTGATTGGTTATAGAGGAGCGGATATTCTATAAAAAGTATAGCAGCGCGTCTGATAACCTATTTATTAGGTTTGTTCTATTCTACAATAAATTAAAAAGTCTTATATTTTTCAGGGATTTCTGGAACTAAATCACCCTCAAATTTGACCATTACAAAATTCTCTTCTATAAACATTCTGAAGAATAGCGGGTCGTCGCTTTTCACTTCCATGTCTGCCAGAAATTTATCAAATCTGTAAGTTTTTGTGCCTTTATCTAGTAGCAACATACGCCAATCAAGCCAAGCGCGGAGAGCCAAACACTTGTCGTTATCTAGAAACTCTGGCTTTATGTCTAAATAAAAATAATAATTTAGATAACTTCCATCTGGAAAAGTGACTTTCATTTAGACACCTTTTGGCTTTATGTGCCCAGACTTGATTAGTTCGTTTAGCAGTTCGGCTGGCATAGCCTTGGCTGCTGGCAATTTCAAAAAGTCTTCAATGCTGGTTCCACCTAGAGACCTTAGAAACTCTTCTGGCTCAGTCGGTAAATCCCAAGAAAGCGACTTTATCCAGTCGGCGTTTTCGTTGTCGGTTTCAGACCAGATTACTTCTTCATTTTCGTTTTCTGCCATTATGGTATTCCTTGCTTTTGTTTTGCTAATTCATTCATTAATAAAGATAATACTATACCCACTGGCAAGGCACCAGCATTAAAAATCGGACCATCTGGTATAGTAAAGTATTTAGGTGTTCCGTCTGCGTTAAAACCTACTCTAAGTTTATCTCCAGGACTAACAAGATTTCCTGGATACATAATGGTCGGGTCCCCCGAAAACATGGCTTGAGTTAGAGTTGAGAAAAACTCTCCATGAAGAAACGGATTTAGCCCGCGAACTCCACCAACTTTTTTAGAACCTTTTTGATGTTGCGTAGAGTAAGGAGTGGAAATTTCAGGAGCAAAAACCGACACTTCTTCGTTGCTTAATAATGCAAGCAAACTTGCTGGTGTAAGATTAGTTATTTCACTGCTCAAAACCGTGTCTCCAAGATTTCCGTTTACAAGATTTTGAATTAGATTTCCGTTAGCATCCCTTTGGGTTATAAAACGAGCCAAAACAGCCCACTCCGCTGGCTTAAGTTCTGGAAATAATGCTTGTATCATCATATGAGTCAGTTCATGTGCCGCAACGCTCACTGCCCTTTTCCTACCACTACCCGGTATCGGTCTGCCACTTGAATCATCTTCATCTGGCCCATCTAGACCAAGTGACATAAACGCATCTTGCGGCGAAAGATTGCCCGATAAACTATAGGTACTCCTATCTTTAGGCAGGTAACTAAAATTTCCTCTATCTGTGGCAAAAAATATAACATCATTACTTGCTATAAAGTTTTTTACTAGCAAAGCAATCGGGTAAGGTAAGGTTTGTATTGCTTCAGTCAAAATAGAAGCATACCCTCTAGCATCTGTTAAATCACCAGTAGCCCGAATTGAAGGATTAGGAACAAAAACGGGGTTACGATTCGCATCATGACCAAGGGAACCTTTTCCAACATAGTTTATTTCTCTTGGTTCTATAGTGACACTATGGCCAAAAACAATTCCTAACTCTTCTAATTTTGGTTTAATTATTTCATCATGCACCTTTTTAGAAAAATCTGTTATTGCTTTTTTGTAATTCTTTTTATTATCTTCATAAATTTCTAATTTATTAAACAAATTCCTAGCAAGTTGGTTATAATCAGGTATTGGATTATTGCCAATAATTTCGGACAATTCCGCTTCCCAAGCCGCAGAGTTCGGGTTATTAGTAACATTTAAATTATGCGCGGCATCAAAAAATGATTCCCATGTTTGAGTAAAGTAAGTTCCTAACATCATTTTTGCAATAACTTTTTTTACTTCTGCGTCTCTTTGAGCAGAGTCTGGCATTTTTGCAATTTCAATTAAGTGAGAGTTGGCGGCTGTTAATAATGCCAATGTTTTTGTGAGGGCTTCGTCTTTCGATATATTTGGATATCTCTTTTTTACAGCCCACTGAGCAAAAGCACCAAAATCACTATTCCAAACCAAATCTGGGGCGTTAGGGTCTTTTAAAAAATATTTGTCATTGATATAACTTAAAGCCGTATCTATAATACTTTGTCGCACAGGACTGTTATTAGCCCCAAAATTATTTAGAATTGCTGAGTTTTCTAACTGCTGGGCTGCTCTTTCTAGTGTTCTTAATCCTAATTCTGCTTCATCTCTAGACGCTTTTACTTGCTTCTTTTGAGCATTTAAATCTTTAATTGTTTCAGCAAATTTTTCATTTACTTGATTTTCAATATCATCAGAAGCAGCAGAACCCAATGCTTCCATTGTTGAAACTAAATCTTTCCAAACTTGATTAGGCTCTAAAATTTGAATTGAGTTTGGTTTTTCTGGGTCGTCACCGCCAGGCACATTAAAAATTTCTTGAGTAATGTCTGTAGAGCCCAAAATATTTAACGGCTGATTAGGGTCAAGTAAATCTTGTGGAGACGACGGTAGCATTTGAGCAATTTCTGGAATTTTTTGTGCTAACTCTTCTTTTTGCTCCTCCATCCTTTCTTTAAGAATTTCTTTTTCTTTTTCTTGCTTTTCTTTAAGTTCTCCTTGTATCTTTTTTTGTGCTTCCGCTAATTTTTGTCTTCTTTCAACTTCTTTAGCAAGACCAGCGCCTTTATTTTTGTTTTTAGGGGCGTAATTTACTACTAATCTATTATCTGGTTCTATCGGAGCGTCGTTGCCTAATATAAATCCTTCAGGAGTTTCTAATGCGCCAAGGTCCTCTGGTTGTGGCATTATTTGTTCTACTACTTGACCGTCTTTTTTGATTAAGCCACTTTTATTTGATTCAATTTCTTCTTTTGTTTTTGGCTCTACATCAAACTCAAGGTAAGTAACTCCGTCTTTTTCGGTTTTACTTACTAATTTCATTTTTACATCTGGGCGCAAAAGAACTGCTTGCACCATAGCGTCTTCTCTATCTCTTCCAGCATCAATATCGCTAAAGTTTTCACTTTCGTCTGCTTGATTTTTTGTATATAAAGCATTCATACCTTTAGGGCAGTTCAATCTAAGAACCACTGGTTTTTTGCCTTTGTTGAAATAATAGGTTTTATCTAATTGGTCGCCGTTCCTGCGAAGCAATTGTTTGTTAGGCACATCAGATAACAAACTCAGTTCCTGTATATTGTCAAAATAAATTGAGTCTCCCACTTCGGCAGCGTCAACTATATTTTCTGGTAGCCACTCGCCTCTGTGAAGTTGAGTATTTTCTTTTAAAGTTGATTGAGATATTAGTGGAGAAATTCTAGAAACAAATTCAGGTTTCATACTCTTGTTATAGACATAACTACCTCTTGTGCTGGCTAGTACCTGTCTTGATGTCTCACTTGCGCCCCAGTCGCCTATGGCATATAACGATTCTTTTCTGACATTTTTTAGTCCTTGCCAAATATCTCCCGGACTTGTAATTTCTGTCCTTGACGGCGGATTTGGTATAACTCCGCCAACAGATAATTCAAACTTGCTTTCAATAAATTTCTTATCAAAATCTCTCAGAGCGTTTATGGAATCAGCCAAGTCTTGAACTAAATTAAAATACTTTCTTCCTAGTTCGTCTATAAGACGAGGATTAGGCACTAATCTGCCATTTTCATCCATATCGTACTTATACGGTAGTGGTCGGTAGGCACCTCCGTTAGCCCTCCTCGCCGCGCGCTCTTTGTCTAAAATCTCTTTTCTGGCTCTGTCTAACTTATTTTCTGCTTCTTCATATTTTTTAAATAATTGTTCGCGCTTTTTTAAATCTTTTCCGTATTTTTTAGGTTCTGGGACATCTGAACTTACTAATTTTTGAGGACCAGTTATTTTAGGTTCTGGGACATCTGAACTTACTAATTTTTGAGGACCAGTTAGATTTAGTGGGGCATAACTTACTATAAAACCTTCTGCTGGAGAGTCAAGTGGCGCTTTTTCAGCATTAGCCTCTAATTTTTCGGCAAAAAATGGTTCCACATTTTCGTATGTTTCTGGCTGGTCATTTTTAGATTCAGGCTTGTTTTCGTCAATGCTATAAACTTTTTCTTGTTCCAACTCAATTACTTGAATTTCTTTTGGTTCGCTCAACATCCAAACTGAAATTGGAATGGAGTATTTGCTTCTATTTCTGTCGTTAGTAAATTTCAACGTATCGGTGTTGAAGCGTGATAAATCGTCTTTTGGATTTTTTATCAATGCTTCTCGTATTTCATTTAGCAAATCTTCTGGTACTTGCCCACGAAGAATTGGTATACCCTCTGCTGGGCGGTCTTCAGTGTCAAAAATATTTACATAATCTCTTGACCAAACTGGAGTAAGAACGGTTTGGTTGCCGACTACTCTAAACTTTCCGTTTACTACAGTTTCGTAATCGTGCGGGTAGAATGAGTTAGTTTTAGAGAGAGACACTCCATTAGCACCTTCTCTAATTTTTAGAATTATAGGACCCCTATCTGTGCCCCTATTAGTTGCGTACCAAGTGGCAACTCCGGGTGAGCGCGTGGCAGAAGCAAGTGGCATATCAACCGTATCGCCCTCTCTAACGCTTCTTAGTCTTTCTAATTCTGGAGTAGAAGCGTTTTCGCCATATCCGTTTGCCAACCCACGATATAGTGGCGGTTGAGGGCGACCATTTGCAATAGCATTTACCATTCCCTTTATGGCTTTTTCGCCCGGAGCACCCCAGCCTCTTTGGAGCATAAAGTGGCTTCCCTTGCCCTTATCAAACTCAGTTTCTGGAACTGGTAGTCCAATTAAACGACAAGCCTGTTGACGCATGTAGTCAATGAATTGATTTCCGTCAGGACCTCTCTCCCACGCCCACCAAGTGTTTCGTGTCATTCCGCCAGCATTTTTTGGAGAATTAGGTATCTCGTCTGTGGGGTCAAACGAGGTTATGTCAGCAACTGCGTCTCTTTCTGGCCGAATAAGTCTTTCAGGAGCATAGTTAACCCATTCGCCAAGTCTAAATCCACTTTCAGCAATTTGGTCTAGCGGACTTTCAACATCGCTATCAAATACAACTTGATAATTGGCTGCCCTGTTTTCAAAGTTAAAAGCATCACTCATTCCTCCTAATGGGCTCATATCTCTTTGACTAGAGACATCTATGCCTTTAGTGTTTCCACCAAGAACAACAAATTCTCTTTCATCTAAGCAACCAAAACCAGTGCCAGGGAAACAGAATATATCTTTTACATCAAACTCTTTGCGGAACAACCTACTTTGTTCGTAGCGGTTGGCAAAAATTGTTCCAATTCTTCTGCTTGTAGTCCAAGCCGATAACGGTCTAAGGCCCAAAGTTGCGGTAAATTTTCCACCGTTAGGAAAAGTAGACTCTACAATTTCGTGGTTACTAAATTTCTTTACTCCACGGAACAAAGTAAGTTTTTTTATTCCCTTACGCTTGAAATATTCTTGAGTAAGGTCGTATTGAGCCCTTAGAAACTTTCTAATTAAGTTTTCGCTAGTTTCTAAAATTTTATCTACTTTTACTTGTTTCTCTGGGCTAATTTCCCAATCAGCCGCCTTTTCAATTCCAAATTCTTTTTTGGCTAATTCTTGAATTGCTAAAGATAAAGGCTCGTCGCCGTTTGAAGTAAAAGCCCAAGAACTAATAAGTGCTCTTACAACTCCATATTGACTGCTCTCTTCATCATTAGGAAAGTTGACGACTATGCCCAAGTCTTTGAAAAGATTTGCTGTTTCTGCCCACTCCGATGCTTCAACAGAAGACATTTTATTTTCAAGGTTTTGTGCCACACCCTTTTTCAAAGCCCTTGCTAGTTCTACGGTCCCCTCGCCCATAGGACCAGTTCCTATTTGACCAGTGCGAATTGCCTCTCTGTCGTGGAATTCCAATGAATTTTTTAGAGTAAGTGGCATCTCCCTTTTGTGGAAAGTGGAGTCTTCGGCAATTGATACCCAAATTGCTTCTGTTGGGTGGTGTCGCGCAATTTCATTTCTTTCTGCGTCGTTTAGTAGTCTAGAGTCACGGCGCGAAGGAGCGTAATTTACTTCTAATCCCAAGTCTGGAAGTAAGTTTGGAAGAGATTCGTAAGTAATGGCTTGTGGCTCTGGAGATGGGTATTTGACTGGACTACCTTCTCCACGAGTGTTTAGAACACTGTAGGTTCCTATATCAACGCTATCTACAACTCCACCTAGAACTACCATTTCTTTTTCTTCATAACAACCATTACCAAAGCCTGGCATAGAAAATATGTTTTTTACATCAAATTCTTTACGGAATACTCTTCCGTCTTCTCCCCTAGCAAACCCAATTGCTACCCCCTCTGAAGTCGACCAAGATGATAAAGGTCTTAGTCTTACTGCTCCTGAAATGCCATTTTCTGTTGAGGAAGTGGTCTTTGGCATATCGTGAGCCTTGAAGTTTTTGACTCCACGATAGAGAGTTATTTTAGATATACCCTTTTTCTTGAAATATTCTTGAGTGAGGTCATACTGGGCTTGTAAAAATCTTCCAATCAAGTTTCTGTTTTTGTCAGCAACATCTTTAACCTGTATCTCCATACCGATTCCGTTATTCCATTCGGCTGAACCTCTAATGCCAAACTGTCTTCTAGCCACTTCTTGAATAGCAAGAGACGAAACATGCGAACCGTTGGATGTGGATGCCCATCGACTAACTAGGCTTGAAACGGCGGTATACCTAACAGCATCTAAAAATTCTCTATTATCACTGTCTGGAAGAATAAGATTTTTGAAAAGAGTAAATCCGCCTAATCGACCATTTTCATTATAGGCATCAAGAATTAGTCGTGCTTCTTCAAGAGTTACCTCTTTAGTAGAATTAATTTTGTCAACGAGTTCCTTCTGTTCTCTATAAAAATCATTATTTGTCGTAGCCCATCTCAAGACATTAGCAAATTCTGCTCTAAGGTTTACACCAACTTCTTTTCTTGCATCTAGACTATAAAAAATTACTTCTTGAAGTTTTTTAGGCTCAGACCAGTCCATGTGTTTAGATAGTCCAGAGAACACCCCCAAATCATCTAATACTCTTACAAACTCTTTGTCGTCAACATCCTTGAGTTTTTCTGCTAGAGATTTAGCAACATTTGCTTTTAGCCTTTTAGCCAAGTGTTTTTCTGGGTCATTGTTTTGATTTATAGCAATAGCCTCGTCAATTATGCCGTTTAGACTTACTCCCAGTACATCTTTAGAAAGTCTTAGCCAAATTGCTAGTTGTGGGTCAGTTACTCTTTCTGAGTCTGGTCTTGTGGTGGGGAGAGGCGCGTAATTAACTTCGAATGGGCCTCCTTCGCCCAAGCCATCTGCTCCTCCTCCGTCATCTGGGAGAAGTTCTCCGGGACTTTCACTAGATTCAGGTCGTGGCCCTTTGACGAGTCCTTGGAGTCTGACATCTATTTGCTCCTTTGTTTGAGGTTCGATATCCACATCAATGTATGTTGTGTCATCTAACTTAGTTTTTCTAATTATAGTCATTTTTGTATTGCGACGCATAATTACTTCATCGTCGCCAACATGTATAGCATTCATACCCTGCGGAGCAAGAATTCTAAAAACAACTCTTTCTTTGCCTTGACTTTTTTCGGCTCTAAAATCTAAATAACTTGTTGCGGTGTCTACATCTAGTCCAGAAGACTGGAAACCTCTGTCAAAGTAAGAGTCCTGAATTTCTATTTGACTTACCAACTCAGGGTCTAGCCAAGCCCCCCTATACAGCACGGTGTTTTGTTTTAATTTAGATTTATTTACAAGCCTATCCACGCTTTTTACTTTAGAACTAGCAACCTGACCTTCTCGGAGACCAGCGTTCATCTTTAGAGTTGCTTCATCGTCGCCGACATACCTATCTCTAATGTCTAATAAACCTTGATTAACAGCAAGTCCGTTGTTTTTCCCGCCCGGGTCCATACCGTCAGCCATTTCAAAAACTGAACGAATGTAATTTTGGAATACAGAATTTCTATTTTTTTCAGCGTCGTCTCTGCGTTTTAGGTGTTCATAAATTTCTGGACTTACTTTTGCTACTTCTGGATTTGGAGAACCGTCGTCTTTAAAAAATCCTATTCCAGTATCACGCTCAAAGTTTTGCCAAACTGCATAATTATCTCTAAACCACTTATTTTCTTCATCTGTAATCCTGTCGGATTCTTCCCTAACTCTTTTATCTTCTTCTTTATCTAGAACTGGAGTATTTCGTATTGTTTCTCTTCTACGCTTTTCAACTTCAATGTAATAACTCTTGCCCTCTGAGGCACCAAAAATAGCAATTTCGCCTCGTTTTTCTCCAGCGTCAAATGCATCATCAAAATCTTTTATCCACTCACTGACATCTAGAAAGACCATTTCTTTCTTGTCAATTACATTTCCATTTTCGTCTTTCACCTCAACCATGTCTGTCCAAGTTCCAAGATAAAAACCTTTTTCCATAAGTTTTTCTTGGTTTTTTAAAGCATAAGCACGAAGAATTTTTGGCCCCTCGATTGGGTCCATAAAGTCTTCTGGAGTAACTAACTGCTCACGCTTTTTTACGCTTCCATCTGGTTGCACAACATCAGCCTCGTGAGCAACTAAATATCCTTGGTCTGGATTACTTCCATCAACAAAATCAACCGAGTTTCCGCCCCACTGCAATGTGTTGGCAATTATTTCTTCGTAGAAATCTTGTCCTTGTTCTAGGTCTTTTGGAATTTCAGTATCACGCTCAATGTCTTCGGTATCTTGGTAGTAGCCAAGTATCTCTCTTTTACCGTCGCTTCTTACTCTTTCAAGTCTCCATAAATTGCTTACATCGCCATCCCAGTCTTTAGCACCGTCAAAAGTTTCAATTGGCTTCCCACTTTCAAGAACTTGCTTTCTAACATTTTTGGCTTGCTCTTGCTTTTTAGGAGCCATAGATACAGCAATAAATCGGCCACTAGGGTCTGTATAAGAATCGTTTCCCATAGCGACATCTCTGCCCCCAGCGTAGTATCCGTAAGGATTATAATCCGCTGGTATGTAGCCTCTTTCTTGCTTTTTCCAGCCTTTTATAAATCCTTGCTCTTGTGGTTCATCTAATTCGGCTTTCTTTTTGCTAGGAGAAAGTTTCTTATCATAGCGAGCAATCAACGCCTGAGCGTCACCCCACCCCTGAGCCACGGCAAATGGCTTATCAACTACCGTTCCGTCAGCGGAACCTTGGGCAATGTGATAAACGGGTAGGTCTGGATTTATGCTTTTATCAGAATTAGCACCACGAGTACGAGTGATGCTACTCTCTTTTGGTGCTGAGGCAAGGTTAGGATAGCGAGTTGCTATCCAACCATCAGCGGAACGGAAAACATCAACGCCGTTTTCGCTAGAAACTTTTTCCCAACCAGTTGGAGCATCTTTTAGTTGTAAAGTGCTTGGGTCCACAATTAAATTTTTAGCAACGCTCTTTGAGCGTGGCTCTGGCAACCCTAAACTGTCTGGAAGAATTGCTTTTATCGCTTCTACTTGTGAAGCGGGAACGCTAATAACTTTTCCAAAGTAAGGGCTACCTGGAACGCCCTCTAGGTCAAACGAATCTGTTTTTGCGTCGTATCCAGCAAATCTGAACAAAGAAGATACTGCGTCAAATAATTTTCCGAGCCATACTCTGGCTCCACCGCCCATCCAAGCAAAGCGACCTCTTCTGTCGCGGCGCTGAGCCCTAGCCCTGGCGCTTCGTGCTAAAAAAGAGTTCCCCCCAGCGTAAGGGTTTCCAGCGGCGGTCAAGCCGAGGATGATATCCCTTGGTACTTGGGTAGCGTTAGTTGCTTCCAACTTTGCTATTAGATACTCACGCTCTACGCTCTCTTCTGGTGTAACAAAAGCAGTAGCGACTAATGGGCGGAACTCTTCGGCAATTCTAGGGTCTGCCGACATCCACTCAGCACGGGCTTGAGCCAACTCTTCCTCAGAAAAGTCGTTTGGTCTGGTTGATAGGGGGTGTCCTACTGGAAGTAGGTCTCTGTGTTCTCCAGCAATCTTTGGCTGTGCGCCAGTAGTTGCCATATTCACAAAGTCTGATAATTCTCTCATTGCGGTAAACGCTCTTTGAGAGGGGTTGTTGAAATTGGTGACTGTTCTGTTGAGACTTCGCTCTAGAACTTCAAGCATTTCAAATCTTCCAACTCTACGGCTAGGAAGAGTTTTGCTGTTTGCTGACGCTACTAAAGCAGTACCTTCGATGACAACATTTGTTTTATCTTTCTTCACATAAACAGATGGAAGAGCAGGTCTGTCGGCACCTTCAATGATTTTATTTATTTCATCAACAGGGTCAAAGTTTTCGTATTCACTCATTACTTGAACTCGATTCTGGTTATGACGGTTGAGTCAGCACCAATAGTGGTGCCTATTTGCCAAACCCACTTAGCGTGTTGGTCAATACGCTCTGCTAGGAAGTTGGCAATTCCTTGTTCATTACAAGCGTTGGCAATATCAAACGCTTTTGTTAAACACTCTTTAAGGTGGCAATTTATTTCGTATAGATTGCTACTCATTTCAATCGGGTCGCCTGAAACTGGATTTACGCTAACGCAAGTTAGAGAAGCAAAGTCTTCTAAAGTAAATGGAGCGTCAAACCCAAGTTTGCGAATATTCTCGGCTAACGGGTCAATTGCTGAATCAGCGTCTTCATAAAGTGTTGCGAAGAAGTCGTGAAACTGAGTGAACTCAGGACCTTTCACATTCCAGTGATAGCCGTGAGCAATGAACTTGTATGTAACCGTATCGGCTAAACATACTGCTAGATGTTCTGCTAATTTCTGATGCATTTTTCTTTCTTACTGAGTAGGTTCGGCTAGGCCTGGCGGAGTAGCGTCTGACGGAGCGATAGGCTGTGGCGGTGCGACTTCTTCTGTCGGTGGAACTGGAGCACTTTCTTCGGTTACTCCTGGCTCTGCTAATCCAGGTGGTGCTTCTTCTGGAGCGGGTGGTGCTTCTCCACCTTCAGGTGGCGGACCGCCCTGAAGCATTTGGTCTAGACCCGGAACTGCTGGAGTTGGCTGTGCTGCCTGTGCTGAAGCACGGATTTTCTCCATAACATCTGGAGCAACAACACCAAGCATTGCTTCAGTAAGTTCTGGAGTAATCATTCCCTTTTCAACAAGCAAACGCAACGCAACTTCAGTTGGGCTTGGTGCCTCTGCTTCGGAGAAACCGTGCGCTCTACGCCAAGTCTCAAACGAAACTGCCATCTTCTCAAAACCGCTGTCCGCATCTGCGGCACGGTCATTGCGAGTAGCAACCTGTGATGGGTCATACCAAACAACAATGCGTTCTACTTCTGGCTCGGTAAATCCGTTAGCAAGTAGGTATGGGCGTAGATAGACAACTGTAAGAGCGTCGGCGATAAGCAACATCAGTGGCTCAATGTGAGCCTTGTACAAAGCCTCGTCAATTTGAAGTGCGTTTGAATACTTCACATTTGCTAGACCAGTAACGATGTCTTTTGGAACATCTAGACCCTGAAGAATTCTTTCAAGAACACGGTCAGCACGCTGAGCAAGAGCAGGGTCAAATGAACGCTCAAACTTGAACTGCTTGATTTTATCTCCAAGTTCAGCAGGTCCACGAATAATCAACGGAACAACGGCAGACGCTGAATCTTCATCCTTGATAGGAGTTGTCATAGCATCCATAAGTTGGTCTTCAAATTCGTCTTCCAACTCCTCTGGAGTAGGGCCGTCGTAGATACCATCGGCATCTGTGTATGGGAAATCTGGGTCTGGGTTAGCAGCAACCGAAAGACCGTCAGGCAGATAGAGCGCACCAGCGTTCAGACGGGAACGCGCCGTTGCACGGAATGTGCGGTTCAAAAGTAGAAGTTCAGCACACAAGTCTAAAATTCCACGCATTGATGAATCGGCTTCTTCGGAAAAGCGTGGGTGTGCTTTCCAAATACGACCAATGAACGCACCTTTCGGCAAAACATAAACGCCCTTTTGAGTTCCACCACCAGCGGTCTTTAGTTCTCGTCTAGGACTGATAACAACATTTGCTCTGCTATCAACTGTGATTTCATCAACGGAACGAATATCCCAAGACTCTGGAGTTCCATCTGAAGGGCGTTGAGGAATTTGACTTAGGTAGCACTCACCAGTTACTTGGAGATTTAGTGCTGCGTCTTTTAGCAGACCAGCCTGACCGCCATACGCTGAATCAAGTCTTGCTAGAGCACGCTCAGCGGCAGCGACAATACGCTGGTCAAAGGCTTCAACATTTCTAATTGGACTTGGGCTTTCAGCGGGATTAGAAACTACTGCTGGATAAAGACGAATACGAGAAACAACGCTAGCAACAAGATTGAAAGCGTATTTGATTTCACCAATTGCGTCGTAGTATTCCCACGCTTCTGATTGCCAAGCAGACGACGCTGCTGCCCTACGATTTTTGAATTGCTCGGCTTCGGACTTGTCGCCAATTTTTAGTTGAGCAGCCGCAGCGGTCAATGCTCTAGGTGCGTTGTAAGGGGCAGACGGGGCAGCGTTAGGAACTGGTTTTAGAAAAACAGAGTTAGCAGGGAGAGTATTCGCTACTGGATTAGAAGCACGAATACCACGCTGTGGAGTATTTGTTGCGGGTGATTTATCACGCCTGAAAACGCCCAAGTTGTGTTCTCCTTTAGTCGTCTAGACGCTTGGAAATGAGTGCGGCAACTGCTGATAATGCAAAAGGTAGAGCAACGATAGCAGTTGCCACAGGAACTATTGTATAGCAAATTGCGAAAGCCGATGAAATCCAAATGCTCAAACACCAATAACAAGTAATCAAATAACCTAGCCAAGTATGTGGTGGAAACTTTTTCCAAATCGCTTCTCGCAAACGCTCAAAGATTTGGTCTTCAATAATTAGTCTGCTAATTCTGAAAACGGCAAGGGCAATAAGAATAAAAGTAAATGGGTCAATAAACATTAGAACTGGTCCTTTACGGAGTGAAGTGTGCGATACGGATTCCAACTCTTGAGCCTAGACCCGCATCCACAGTTGCTGTCTTTTTGAAACGCTATGAGTTTTCCGCTTATGGTTTTTGCTCTGGACACCTGCTCTTGTTTGTCCGCTTTGTAAAATTCTGATAAACGCTCTTGGAAAATAATTTGAGCACCTGTTGGTGAATCTTGAGCGACCCAAATCGTTAGACCTTTTTCATCTTCAATAATTACTATACGAGTAATGTCTCGGTAAAAAACGCCCTTTGGATTTCCCTGAGCCTCAATTGAAAACACATCGTCTGAATAATCGGTTGGAGCAACGCTTAGGTGAGACGGAAAGATGTCGTGAATTATTTTCATTACTTACCCAATCTACGAGCAATGGCTCGGTTTGTAATTCCCGCTGCTCTCGCAATCTCGGCAATCTTGACATTGTTATTGTATAACTCCCGAACTATTGCCGTCATCTCTTCGTTTGCTATTGCAAAGGGCGTTGATGAATTCATACCACTTCTATAATAACGAGCAAGGGGGGCTAGTTCTCGCAAACGCTTCTGTGTTTCTTGTGTAATACCGGGGGACTTAGGGCGTTTGAGTTGATAGCCTTTTACGGGTTTTGGCATAGGAGCGTCGGCGAACCCGCCCCAAGGAGATGGAACTGGTTTGTTTGTGGCAAAGGCTGGGTTAGCCTGTGTTGTCCAATACTGAACAGTGGAGCGTTGTTGCGTTGGCGTAAACGCATTTCCTATTGCTTGTAGCGACCAACCCGCATCAAAAAGTTGCTTGGCTCGGTAGTACTTTGCTTTTTTCGTAAGGGCGTTGATGAAATCAACTTCGTCTTGGCCGAGTTGATAGTTTCTAGCGTATTCTCTATCTTTACTCATAATGTATTGAGTTTAGCACTGTGTATTGGAAGCGATTTTTTTGGAAAATCCGGGAGCGGCCCTTATGCGATAAAAACTTATTACTGACGGAGAAAAAAGATACATTAGTGTTTTTTGCCTTTGGTGGGTGAGACGGCTACGGTTACTGGCGAGCACATCGAAATTTGTTTCGAGAAGCGGCCAAAAATGCCGAAAAAAATGCCGTTTTTATGCCGATTTTAGCGACCAAACAGCCTATTTATGACTTATTTATGACTTATTTGACATATGTGAGCACTTGTGATGACTTATTTGTTCTTAGAAGAAGCAATGTAAGACTTATCTAGGACTTATCTAGGCTCTACATAGCCTATCTAAGACTTATTAGTAGGCTAAGAAAAGCCTATGAGTAGGCTATCTTAGGCACTTAGGTTAGCCTGACCTAACTAAATGCCTCAAAACAGGGCTTAGATGGTGGGAGTTGGCATACCGACCTGCCGACAAGCCCAGACGAGCAGTACAAATACAATTCATAAGAACTGGCTGACCGCATTATCATTCGGGAGCAAGTACGGAGAAAAGCGGGCTTGCTATACCAGTTATTACATAAGATGCTATGTTTCTAAGGACACACGGGCTCAGATGGGGCAAAAAGAAAAGGAAAATCTGGTAACCCAGGGGAGAAACCCTATGTTGTTTGTGTGTGTGTCGGTGTGTGAGCAGCCGTGTATCTGGGGCGGACTGGGCGACACCCGTGTATATGCGACTAAGTAAATAACTGGGAACGGCAAGGAAATCTGGGAATAAATAGCCTATCCGTATGGTTATAGATAGAGTAGTGATAGAAAGTAATCTATCTAAACCACTTGACAAATAGTTATCTGTTTGTAATAATAGTGGTATCACTTATAAACAAACGAAAGGAGTGATTACAAATGACACTACCAACAAGAAATAATCTGTCTGACTTTGAGCGACCACGGCACAATGATTTGCCTAAATCTCTATGGACTGAAACTTTGCCTGACCTATGGCAAGGTGGAACACTTGATGCTTATGGCAATGAAGACTGGTTTGAGCAAGTAGATGTTATCGGCAAAGAGATTAGCAAGAAACACTTTGATTGCGTCTATACACTTTACGCAAGTGCTGACCCAGTTGATTGGTTCGTCAAGGAACTTAGGTTCGGCTTCTATGATAGTTCGCTAACTGACTTTGACCCAGTAGAAAATCTATTGGACATAGTTAAGATGGCTCATAAAGATTGGAAGTCTGGTAAGAGAGTTCTTATTAGATGTCAGGCTGGACTAAATCGTAGCGGTTTAGTTATGGCTTTGGTTCTAATTCGTGACGGCTATGAGCCAGCAGATGCTATCAAACTGATGAGAGAGAAGCGTTCATCTTGGGTTCTATGTAATAAGAACTTTGAGAGATACTTACTCGGCTTAGATGAAAAGCAGTTAGCAATCTGGAGAAACTAAGATTTATCCCCTGTCAATGTGGCAGGGGATTTTTCTTATCTAACTCTAAAGAAACTACTTCTAGCATCTGGTATTTTACGACCAGCCATAGACTTAGCAGTTAGTTTGCCACCTACAAACCCTGCTGGTGGCTTTATCATAAGAGCGGTAAGAGCGTGAACTAAAGCATCTACTCTGTCTGGCGACCTACCCTCACCCGGAACCCAACTTAGCATCTGACTCTCTAAGTCAGGTAAGTATCCAATGTGATGGACACGCCCTTGCTCATAGCCAAGCACGACTGGTTCAGCACGAAGTTGCTTTCCGTATTTGCTATGGACTTCTAATACTTTGATACTAGGGTCAATGGCGTTGATAGCATTACGAACTAATGCTCCACCTTGATTGACTTCAGCAATAACTGGACAGCCCCACTTGCGAGCCATAGCAACTACTCGGTTAGCCCACACTTCAGGCGAACCTAACACGCTAGCATCTTCTAATACCCAAGCCTGACGCTTATACAAATCTCTCTCACCAGTTGATGCGACTACAACTATTCCGCATTCATCTCTAGGGTTCTCAGCAACGCTAGGGTCAACACCAATACAACGCAGTGGTGTGTTCAGTGGTAGAGCGTTCTGTCTATGTACCTCAATCAAATCATCATTCCACAAAGCACCCTCAACGCTATCCAACATCTCACCATAAAGTTCCTGTTGAGCAAGACGAGTTCCAGCATAGACACCCGTAATAGCATCAAGATAAGCAACGCTTAGGTTTCCAGAGTTATCAAGAGTAGAACCACGAGTGATAACTACACGACCAGTGTTCTTACTTTCTTCTATCAACTTGTAGAGCAATGGAACACGCTTAGGTGTAGTAGTAACCATAATCTGTGGATTACGACCAAGACGAGTTCCTACACGCAAGTTATCAAAAGCAGTCATACCTGCTGCGTCAGGTGTCTGTCGCCAAGCAGCAATCTCATCTCCCCAAGCGTGAGTAAATTGTGGACCACGCAAAGAGTCAGGCTCATCGGCAGTAAAGCAAGTAGCAGTATTTCCATTAGGCCAAGTTAGTCTTCGCTTTGATGGTTCATACAATGGTCTTTCGCTAGGTGGAGATACATTCATAATTCCACTCTCACCCTCAACGATTACATCTCGCACATCTGCTGCTGTTCTCGCAACCAAAGCAAAACGCCTTTGACCCGTGTTAGTGTATTTGGCTTGCTCTCTCACCCACTCGGCTGCGGCACGGGTCTTACCAGCACCACGACCACCAAGATACATCCAGACTGCCCAATCACCTACGGGAGCGTGCTGTTCAGGTCTGCCCCAGACTGACCAATCCCACATAAGAGTATCGGCATCCATGCCAGATAAGACGAGTGCTCTCTCTGCATCAGGCAGAAGAGCGATTTGTTCCATTATAGATTTGGCCATGAATCTATTGTAATGCACAGAAAAAATGGCAACCCAGGCAAACTTGCCCAGTGGATGGAGATGTTAGTTGCTTCGTTCTTTCTTCAGCATCAACTCGATGCCACGATTTGCGATATCTACTGAGAGCCTAATCAATGCTTCTTTCTTAGCGGTATTCATACCACGAACAGGGGCAATCAGGTTTTCTTTCTCGGTAGCGACTATCTGGTTCAGCACTTTAGTAATTGCTTTTCCAATAGACATACAGGCTTCTTCATCGGTGAGCCTGTCCCAAGGCACGCCTTGGTAGTACTTGGTGTATAACTTATCTGAGAGTTTTTCTATGTTGTTCATACAAGTATTGTATCGCAGTAAAGTGAAAACCCCTGACATTTGTCAAGGGTTTCACTATTGGCGAACAAGTTTCGGTATTACTCAATTACCCTAATCGTGAGCGAGCAATATGGATTACTCTGCCAGTTGTATCTATTAGTTAGAAAAACTGACCCGTATTGCCAGTTAGTATAAGTAGTTGCTGTTCCAGTGGCTAATCCAACAGAACCATCTCCACAGCCAAGAAGACTTGTACCATTTCCTATGTATTTGATTGTGATTAGTTTAGTTTTGATAGAAGCATCTGTGCCTTTAGGTCCAGCGGGTCCTTGAGGTCCAGTTGGTCCTTGAATTCCAGTTTGGTTCCAAGTCAGTGGTCTTTCGGTCTTAGTACATTTGCTACTTATCCGTAAAGCACCACTTGACTTATTCACACAAGCAGAGATTACAGAGTTTGATTCAACTGCTGAAACTGATTGCGATGAAGCAGAACCTAATAAGAACGCACCTACAAGTAAGTTGATTACCAGAAGCACACGATTGGATGTGCTCACTACCTTGAGTGTCTGTTCTTAGGATTGATTGGTGTATATACTCTGCTCTGACCCTTTTCGCTTGTCTTGTATCCATAGCGAGCAAGTCTGAAACGAAGTGCTGAGTGAGTAACTCCCATACGCTTAGCCAATCGATATAGCGTAACGCCATCTTCCAAGTGAGCCTTAGCAATTAGTTGAGTGTACTCTTCAGCCTCTGCTCTGAAGCGAGTGGCGTGTGAGCGAACCTGCATTGCCATCGGCTTTAGTTCCAACAATCTTGCTAGGATTTCAGGCGATGGCTCAACAAACTCTCTTTCCACTTTTGCTGGATACATCGGTGGAGTTGGGTTAGTGAAGTCAGGTGGCATTGGTCCATCAATTGGTGTTTCACAAATCTGACGAACACGCTCTCTACTGAGTTCAACTGAGCGAGAGATAGCACTTAGTGTCCATCCATTGTTACTCAATGAACGAATTATGTTATCTCTATCTGCTGGCTTAGCGGAATTGAGCAATGAAGTGATGTAAAACGGCAACTTTTGATTTGCTTTCTTTATCTTTGTCATTTCTTCTTTTATCTTTCTATGTAATGACCCGTATGGGTCTGTGGTTTCTATTGAAATTGTATCTGTAATACAAATGTTATTCAATTGTGTTTGCTATTGGAATAACTAGCCTCGGAGCGAGAGAATTGAGAGCGAAATTGCTGACAATCCTGTCCCAAGTATCAATCCAATGTTGCTTGGAGCAAAAATAGCGATGAAAATAGTCGCAATGACGGCTATAATCGCAAAAATTGATGTCCAAACCAAATCTCTGAGTAAAATCAACCAACTTGGCATCTATTTTTCTTCTTTCTGTTCGTTTTTAGGCATTACAACACCTAAAAGTGCTGAAATTTCCTCTTCATCCGTGTATTCAATCGGTTCTGTCCTCTTATCGACTGCTATTGCTAGCCAAACGATGACAAGAAAACCTAAAATTGCTAAAATAACGACGAAGATGTCCATTTCAACTCCTGTTTTACCCTGGGTGGCCAGTTTTTCTGTGTAAGATGCTTTGCATGAGAGCGATTAGTGCTCCCACACAACGCAATCCTACCATCTACTCTGATTTTTGAGTTCCTTCGTAGATGTCTTTGACGACATTAGCCCATATTCTCGGTGTATGTGTGAGTGGTTGATACCCACCAGCACCACCAATCAATACACGCCCATCGGCAAACTTGTTTGCTAGTTCAGCAATTACTTTTGAAGCATAAGCGTAGCCATCGTAGGTATATTTCAACCCCCAATGCTCTTCCTCATGTCCATCAGCACCAGTAGCAAGCAAGATTACATCTGGCTTATACTCGGCAACTTTCTTAGCAATCTCATCAATTGCCCATTTGAACGCTTGGTCGCCCTCGCCTTGCTGTAAGCAGTAGTTATACCAGTGTTGCTCGTCATTTTGATAGATGTAATTGCCATCTACTCCAGCCTCACGAAGCCATGTGTCTGAGTGAGTTGGGTAGATTCCGTGTCCGTGGATACTGAAAGTTGGAATATCGGTATCCGCAAGTAGGTTCTGCACTCCATCACCAGCATTCACATCCCAGTCGATGTAAACAACTTTGAGCCCATTCTGCACGAAATTTTTGGCAGCCCAGGCAAAATCGTTGAACACGCAGAAGCCCTCGCTCCATCCGTATTGAGCGTGGTGCTTTGCTCCCTGTGGATTGAAGCCAACTTGAGTTTCACCAGCGAGTATCTTCTCAACCAGTCTTACTGTTCCAGAAAACATCTGACCAGCGGTATGCCCCATCTCAGGCTTGAAGCCAAGCCAGTCATAAGACCTACCCTCATCAATAACCTCTGAAACATAGTTAGGGTCGTGGATAGATTCAATCTTCTCTCTGTCCTCATCTTTGAATTCAGGTTCAATGATTTCAACATTGTCCGCACCCACTTCATCTACCAAGTAATCGGTAGCAATCTTGGCACGGATAGGCTTGGTTGGATGTGAGCCATCTCCCGAACCTAAATTCCAGTTCAGGTAGTCGTCGCTATATGCGATAGTTAGTTTCTTTGTCATTTCTTCTCCTTTGTCGCTAACTAGATAATGTTACCAATTTGTTATAATCCTGTCAAGCATAAGCCGTATGCTAAAAACCCTGCTTGCGAGGGGCAAACAGGGCTTTTAGGGTCTTTTATAGAGTTTTTTACGCCTCTGGGCGTTCAATGTCCTCTACAAGCGTTTCTGGCTCATTTTGTGCGTTTTCGGCTTTGAGCGTTTCAAGCAATTCCTCTGCTGACACAATCCAAGTCGTGTATAGCAATTTATCTACGCCTGAGTATGATTCATCGTGTTTCAGATTTAGTTGCCTCAAAGCAAACTCGGTAAGCCCTACGGCAAACTGTAACTGCTCTTCGCTAATTGAAATTAGTTTCTTTGACATTTCTAGTGTCCTTTCGTCTTTAGGTGTTGTATCTTTACAACAAGATAATCATAGGCATATCCTATGACATTTGTCAAATACCTTTTTCGGTGTTTCTTGCGTGGAAACTTAGTTGATTGCCACTGAGCCCAGTGAGCAACTTTAAATGCTATTCCACTAATCCAGTGTAGTAGGCGGTACATCTTCTTCTCCCTTTTCAAGTTGTTCAATAAGCCAATCAATGTCAATGAAGCCACAGTTCCCGTGTTCAAAAAATCTTTTCTTAGGGTCTGGGTAAGCAACTTCCATTTGCTCGTATGTCATGTCAACACACTCGCATCGGTAAGACTTGATTACATCAACTAATCTTTGTCTTTCTTCTGCTTTGCCATCTTGCTTTCCGTAATCATAAGCATCTATGCTCATTTAAATTCACTCGCTTTTCTTTTTCTCTTGACACTCTCTTACAGACTACTACTTTGTGAATAGCACCAGCAAATGAGTAATGTAAACAAGATAAGTAATAACTCCTAAACGGATAGTGTAACTGATAGTGTCTGGGTATCTCTTTCTAAAAGCAAGCACCGCAGTAACTACTAGACCAATGAATAGTGCAATTACTAGAATAGTAAGCCAAACCCATAGGCTCTTCCAAGATAAAGTCAGACCCATCAAAACAATAAGTTTGACATCGCCCATACCAATAGCATCGGTCCTGATATTAAATATAGTTAGCCCAACTAATAGCGGTAGTCCAATAGCAAGTGGTAGCACTAAAGCATTTAGCCAATCTCCAGATAGAGCGGTATAAGCAATGGCAGACACTAACCACACTAGGTAGCCTGGAAAAACAATAGAGTTCTTTAGTCTGCTCTCGCGAATATCGGTGATTAGCAACGGGATGCTTACAACAAGTAAGTAAGCAATCGGTAGTAATAGAATTGTTTGTAAATTCATTTGTCTTTCTGTCTTTCTTTTTTATTGGCGGTTGGCTATAAACCAATCACATATTCTGGTCCGTATAGTTGCGTACCGAGAAGTTTTCCTAGTTCAGCATATACAAGTTCGTATAGCAATCCGTATCTAGAATCAAAGTTTGCTTGCTTTGACCCTGCACGATGAAAATACTCAAAAGCGAAGAATAGATTTAGAAGTCTAGGCAAGTCGAACTGCTCTGATGCTAGGTACTCATTGATGTCAATGTCACCCTCTTCAGTCTGTTGAACGAAGTTCTTACCCTCTTTTTCAATAAGAGCGTGTAAATCGTTAGGGGACATTTGAGAAATGTCTGTCGGCACTGGTTGTGCTTTGTCTTCAGCCATCATAATCCTTACTGTAAGTATTCCAATTATAACCTAAGCCAAAACTCTTATCTTGTAGTCCAATTTACATCTGGATAATTACGCTTGTTCTTTTTGATTTGAGCATCGGCTTTGGCTTGGATTAGAATTCTCTGCTCCTCAACCGAAGTTCCTCGCTTGTGTGCCAAAGCAACCAAGATGGTGTCAAGTGACTCTTGGCTACGCTCAATCTCTTCAGGTGTGCGACCCATGCTTTGAATACCAACTAGCATATTGACGGCAATTGACTGAGCAGTACGCTCTGCCTTGACCTCAGTCTTGTATCTGCTAAATGCGTATTCAAGCACTACTAGCGGTGTGCCATCTGGATTCCAGATACCAGTCTTCAAACGCTTAGCCTCAATCTCAGCCTTACGAACCTGACGAAGACGGCGTGCCTCTACTACCTCTGGGTCTTCCAACTCGCATTGTCTGAGGAAGTAAGCAGATGGGGCGTGAGCATAGCAAACAGTACAGGCTTTCTCGCCAGCAAGAAACGCAATCTCAAGTTCATCTCGACCTGACATCTCGGTAAGCCAAACATACTGAGTAGTAGGAAAGCAGGTTCCGCAATTACGACTCTTGTGAATGTGCCCATTGCTATTCCGCACAAGGTAGGCACGGGACCATCCTGTGTAGAGTGCCTTGAGGGCTGCCAGTTTTTCCTTGTCGACGGCAAGTTCTTTTTCGAGAGCATCTCGTTTGATTTCTTTTTGCTCCACTTCTTTGCCCATCCAAGAGTGCTTCTTGTTGTACTCGATTGACTGATTCAGTGAGTGGATGCTTATGTTCTTTGACTCAATAGACGCAAGTAGTTCTGCGATTTGTGTGTCAATAATAATCGGTGTAGTCATTATCTTCTGCTCCTGACATTTCTACGAAGAGCCAGTGGTCTGTTCTGCCAAGCAAAGATGAGCCCAGCAAAACCCCCAACTACAAGAGTGATTGATGATAGGAGTATGGCTAACTTATCGGCACTGATTGACAGTGTGCCAGCCTTGATACTGAGCCCCAAAGCAAGTAGCCCCAGTCCCAGTGGTATTGAAACAATCATTGTTTTCATTTGAATCCTTTCGGTATGTATTCAATAACTAAAACTTATAGGAATTTATTCCCATTGTCAAGTGGAAACGCACAGAAAAAATGGCGGCCCAGGAAGGAGAAATCCCCGCCATTTCTGACGGGGAGTTCCTGAAGTTTATCTTTACGCAGTCGGTATTACCCGAACATAGATTATTCTGTTGTTTTCGTAATCGGAGAGTGGCTGTATGTGAGTTCCACCAAATCCACGATTGGCATTTACTACCTTGTCCTTACCAATGTAAATAGCGGAGTGGTAGAAACTCTTAGAGCCACGATAGCCAAAGATTACTATATCTCCAACTTTTCGTTCTTTCTTAGATACTCTTTCACCAACATACGCTTGTGCTGTTGCTGAGTGTGGTACTTCTACACCCAGTTGCTCGTAAGCCCATCTGACCATCCCAGAGCAGTCCCACCCATAAATAGATGAACCAGTCGGAACATAGGGGGTTTTACCTACTCGGTGTATTAATCGGATTACGACTTTATTCAGTTTTTTTCTATTTTCAATACTTTCCGCATACTTCGCAAACGAAGTGGATTTAGATATTACGGGGTTATTGAAAATGTTCTTTGATGCGACAATTTGTTGAGTTTCCACACTCCTTGTCACTTCATCTTTTGCTAACTGACTTGCTATTGCCGAAGATGATACACACCCATTGAGCAACAAAGCCATTGTTATTGTCAGCAACCATTTCATTAGGCGACCTACCTTTCCTTGTTAGTTAGTACTTGGTCGTTGTTTGTTTTGGTTCTCCCAATACATATTCAGTTATAGGTAATATTTTACCCACATAAATCGGTGTTTATGTGTAAAAAGAGCCAGTTTAGACACTTGGCTCAGGTGTTTGCTACTAAATAGCGGGGTTTACTGCCACATACCAAGTGCTTTCATCATCTCGTTTGGCGTGACTTTGAGTTCTTGGCAGAGTTTTGCCATCATACCTGACGGCAACTGTCGTTGCTGATGGAAGTATCTACTTAGACTGCTTTTCTGCATTCCAGTAGCCATCGCAAATTGGTTTAGAGATTTGTAGCCACGCTTTGTGTACATAGCAACAAACCAATCCCAACTAGCATCGGCGTTCTTTTTTGTCATATTTGCTCTCACTTTTACCCCTCCTTTCGTGAGTTGTGTTTGCTCTTTCATTAGCAAATCTCAAATCCACCAGAGTTCTCTAGGAACTCGGCAAACTCTTCTAAATCATCAAGGTCAAGTGAGTAGGAAGTTTCCCACGCATCTTTCTTACCTTCGCCATCGCAACCATTACACCAACCATGTGTGCGATTAGTTAGTGATGCCATCTCAGGTGAAAGTTCTCTAATCGGCATCTTGTGCTCTACGCCAAGTGCATCGGTACGAATACCAGTTCCTTGGCAGAGTTCGCAGTTAGGTCGTTCAAGTGATGCTAAACGAGAATTACGCTTTTCAATGTAATCCTTAGCCTCACCAGTTTTTAGTTGTTCTCTAATTCGGCGTGCTAGTTCCAAACTGCCAGCGTTGTTCAATCCATCGCCATCGTTGTAATGTCCAGATACTTCGCCAACTAGGTCGTTGAAGTTATCAACGCAGTAGTCCCAGAGTGGTCGCCAGCCCCAAACATTACGGCGGAAGTACTCGCCAGTTTCGTTCTTAGGGCTCTTGCCATATACATCCATACCCATAGTATTTTCTCCAATCGTTTGTTGTTACCATTTGGTATATATGAAATCTACACAACGGCACTGACATTTGTCAAGCGTGTCGCAAAAGATTTTTTACCAGTTTGCTCCACCTGAGTTTTTGAGAAACTCGGCGAACTCTTGGATATCTTCTACTTCTAAGTAATAACTACTGTTGTTGGTCTTCCTTGAGCCAAACCCACCACAGCCATTGCAATATCCGTGTGTCCTACCAACTTGTTCGGCAAGCAGAGCCACTAACTCCATCTTGTCCATACCCTTTTCTTTTCCAAGTTCATCGGCACGAATACCAGTGCCAGCACAGATTTCACATACGACAGTTGGCTCTGCTTTTACAGTGAGCATAAAGTTATCGGCATATTTCTCGGCCTTGCCACTTGCGATGTCTTCAAACAGAGCATCGGCCAGTCTGCTTGCTTGGAGTTTAGTGAGTTTGCCATCAAGAAAGGCTTTCTCGTATTTGTTGTGATTTTCAAGAACATAGTTCTTCAGTGGAGTCCAGCCCCACACATTTCTACTGAACGACTCTCCTACGGCGTGAGTCGGCTTCAATCCATCAACAGTCGTGCCCATCGGCATCTCCTTTTGTCATTATCGTCTTGTGTTTTATTGTAGGCGGCAGGTTTTTCCATGTCAAGAGGAAATCTTCGTTGTGTATCCTATCCTGTTGAGTGCATCTTCGGTATCCACATACGGGATAGTTGATAACGAATTACCCCAGTCCACATCATCTCCCTCCAAATCATTACAGAGAAAGACACTTGTTTCTTCATAATCCTGCCTCGCCAACGAGGAAATCAGAACTATTCTCCCATCATGCACCCCACCTGAAAGGAAGTAAAGAAAAGAGATGCGTTCATCAAACGCGTCAAGCAGTTTTATCGGTGTAGCAGAGTGAAAGGACATGCTACAAAGGTAGCATTGTGAACGGAAAAACAGGCTGCCCACGCCATCTTCGGCATAAAGAAAAAGGCTCGGTTTCCCAAGCCAGTTTCTCTTTCTCTCTTTTAGTCGGTAACTATCCCATCGGGATACTTCACCAGCATTTCTCTTGCGTAATCTATCGCCTTGTCCAGTTCAGAAAACGGCTCAGAGTAGTAGTCGGTGTGATGGATAGAGTAAATCTCAAACCAAGGGTTCATAACTATTGTTAGCAGTTCTTCATCTTGTTCATACAATTTGCTAAGTTCCCCATCGTTGCTGATTTCTTTTAGCAAAGCATCGGTGTATCTGATTATCTTTACACTTCCATCTTTTTCGGTTTTGTGGATACGCATTTCGCCATTTCGCACTACGAAAAATGGATTATCTTTATCAGCCCAGACTTCTTCGTATCCAGTTTCCCAGACATAAAACTCAGGGGATAATCTTTCGGTGTTGATTTTAGTTTCCTGATTCATTTTTATCCAGCACTTTCTTAATTTGTTCCATAGTCAAACCCATACGCAAACAAATCTGAATGGTTCTAACATTTATCAACGCTTTTTCTTTATTGTTGATTAGTTCTTTTTCTTTATCGTTCATTAGTCGTTCTCTCCTAATAGTCGGATTTGTTCTGCCACATCTTCAGGGTCGGCAGGTTCAGTTGCTCCACACTCTTCGCACCAGTTCTGTGTCGGGGTGTTGGCTATGTTCATTTGTAAAGTCCAAGTGTGGTTCTCGCACTCAACTTCTTTGTCAAAGTCCAGTAGCACTTCACTACACTCTTCGCACTCAATGGCGACATTAGTATCGGCATAGGTCACAACTACTACATCGTGTCCTATGTGTCGGCTTAGGTCGTTGTAATCGGTAGCACTCATTAGTCCCACACTTCCAATACTTCTACATCGGTATCAACTAACTTGTGATTAGATAAGTCAAAACCATCTTCTTCTTTTATGCGTTCTATCGCCAAGTCAATAATTTCTTCTTGGTCAGTTGTCGGTGTTGTAACACTCGTAATGTAACTCGTAGAGTTTGTGGTCAGAGTGACTGTATAAGTTGCTGATGAATAGTTATACATTATCCACCACTTCCGTAATCTCTCTCCAACTATCTCCCGAACCTTCGATAAGACTTAGGTTAGAGCCATTGTCCCATTGCACTACAATTGTTCGGTATCCCCAAGGGTCAATGTATTCCATCACCTTAGTTCCTAATGCACCCTTAGTTAGATTTGTATAAGGGTCGGAAGTAGAAATCAGTTCTACTCTTATTTTTGTTTTTTCCATTAGTTATCAATTCCTTTCTTGATAATTACTATAACTAAAACGGCAGACATTTTATTCCCTGTTTCCAAACAGATACACTACACAGCCCACAAACCCAGAGAAGAAAAGCAAAAGCCCAGCCCATAGAGCAGGTAAGTTTCCACCAAAGATAAAGGCGTGTCCGAGTTGGTCGGTGATGCGAAGACAATTCCAAAAACACCACATACCTAGCAAAGCAATAACAATTTTCATTGCGTTCTCCTTTCCGAGAGATTTTGTTGCCATACAGCAAATCTATACCCTACGGCACAAATTAGTCAAGTATTTCTATCGGCAGTTCATAACAATTTGATAACGGGGGTTTAGGCTCTTACGCCTTTAATTTTTATAGGTTTGCACTCGTTGTGGCAGTTCGTGCATTTTTCTTGCTCGTTATTGTAAAGGTGAGCACAAGCGGTGCACTCCCACATCGTAAATAGAAACTCGTATTCCATTTTCATCTCCTTTCGGTATTGGTTGTTGATTACATTGTCCCAGATAATAAAACAAAAGTCAAGTCAGGGTCGCCGCATTTTCCATGCCCATGGCGAACAAAAAACTATCCCGCATCGGCTTTTTTCTCCAATACGGGATACTTTTTAGATGGTTGGGTCGTCTTCATCAAAAATGTTTGCACCGCACACCAAACAAACTTGATTTGATGTCGCAGGACACTCACTTTTGCATTCCAGACAGAAATACCAACTCAGTTCTCTATGATTTTGCTTCACGAAGTCAAAAACCGCGTTCTTTCCTTGCTCAACAACAAGTTCGGCACATAACTTTTGTAAAGTTTTTTCGTATTCATGCATGAGTTCCTCCTTTCGCATAACTTTATTATAAACATTGCCCCAGCGGATGTCAATACTTTTTCTAAAAATAAAATAACACGGCGTTTAGGGAATGGAAAATTCGGCAGCCCACCCAGCCGAGCCCAGCAAAACAAAACCCCCAACCTGAGTTGAGGGTCGTGTTTGGAAGATTCGGTGTTAGTTTGCCTCGTCTTTGTGAGTAAAGAAAGCGTTTGAGCATTCAACGCACATACCAAGTTCTTCGGCGTGTGTATCTGCTTCTATCTTCTCCCCGCACTTATCGCAAGGCAATAGTCCACCATTGATTAGTTGCTCCAAAGCGTGCAACGCTTCATCGGCGTTAGTTGTCCCATTGTGATAATCGGTGTAGATAGCCTTTACTGCTTGCTCTTCTACTGCTGTTAGTTCCATAGTCCCACCTCCTCTCGGTGTAAAAGAATAATAACCGAACCCCCTGACAAATTATTCCCAGAGGGTTCGGCATTGGTTTAGATAAACAACTGCTGGTCGACCATCTCCATCACAAAATCCAAATCCCGGCCCTCTAAGTCTTCTTCTATGTAAGTTGAGAAGTCGTAAGTTCCATCTTGGTTTGAGGTAAAGATGTTGACGATAGTTGTGTCGTGTTGCCAAGTTGCTAGGTCGCCATCGGTGTTCGCACCAATAATCGCACCCCAATACTTAACAAGGTCACTCGGCGTAAGTTTAGTTTGTGGAATACCACCAACAACTTGTTGCCCCGCGTCATTTAGTTCCATAGTAATCACCACCTTTCATAGTTATAATAACCCCCGCCCCCGACAAAAACTTCCCAAGCATCGGCGTTGTTATCAAATCGTTATAAATCGTTATCACACAAGTCGGCGTTCTCTTATGTTATAGATGAGGAAGCCCCACCACTCATCACAGCGAATGACGGCGTATCCAAACGAAAAACCGGGCATGGAAATTCTAGGAACCCCGGCTCAAAATAATTCAGCATCCACCTGCGTTCTCTGGGTTTCGGCGTTAAACACAAATGCCAACCCCGAATGGAGTTGGCACTTGCGGTATTCAGTTATTACTTTGCTATTGTGTCGCACCCGGGGTCGCCACAACCGCATTCATCACTACAAACATTGTAGGTTTCGCAGTCGTGGGTTTCGTAAATCTTTACTTCGGTGCTTGGGTCAAATAGGTTTCCGCAACCCCCGCACTCAATAAAGGCTTCGCCCTTGCTGTTTAGTATCGGCATAGTAATCACTTCCTTTCTATCTCACTAACATAAACGGATAATCCCCCGTATTTATTCCTGTCGTTATCAAATCATTATAATAATCTCCAAACGCAACAAACTTCTTGACGCAAAGATTCCCGTGATGCAGAAGAAATTCCAGGTCCCCTGGGTTTCCATGCACACGGCAGGAAACTTTCGCACCCTCCATCCGAGTTGCATCCGAGTTGCAGAAGCAGATTAAATAGAAATCCCCGAACCAACTGATTCGGGGAAATCTAAACTGAACTATTTAGCCCAGCAACCAGCAAGAATCACAATAACCATTCTTGCCAGCCCAACTTTTGATGTTATCGCCACTTAATTCGTGGTCACACCAAGGGGTTTCGCAAACATTAGTGTCCATATTTTCACCACCTTTCTACTTAATTAAAACCAGATAACTTGCCAATAACTTCCCAAGTGTTATGTTTGTTACCAACCTGTTATAAATGTCTGCACGCACAGCCCAGCCCAAATCCAAATGAGAAATCAAATCTATTTGATGAGAGGAAGCAGACGAGAGGCAGAAATTTAAAACATAAGAAGCATGGAAATTCCAGGAACCTGGAACTGCACGCACTCGTATTTTTTTTACTGACAAGAAATCTTCTGGACTTTTTCTCAAACATGTTTTATACATGTTTTATTTTTATGTTATTTTTTGCTGACAAGAAATCTTCTCTTCATTTTTTTCTCCATCCGACCTTTACACTGATGAATCTTATGTTTTTATTTGTTCGCCCAGGCAGTTTTTCCATGCAGACATGCGAAATTAATTTTGCAAATCGCTTGACATGTGTAAATCATCTTCTTATACTTACAAACTTTCTCCCACTGAGCGAATAAACTTCTCCCAAACAGAACTTCCATTGTTGATGAGGCTTCATTTCAGCCAGAGGAGCGAGGTTTTAATAACATTCTGCATGGAAATACCACCTACCCAGGCCCCCCCGGAAAGCGACCTTCCAACCAACTTTCTCCCATGAACCCAAGTCCAGCCCACCAGAAGCGAACTTCCAGCCCAAACAGGCGACCCAAAGCCACTTCCAGCCCACTTCCCACCAAATCCAAATCTTCCAAATCTTCCAAATCTTTACAAATCTTTACAAATCTTCCAGAACTACATAAATCTTCCAGAAATGCAAGTCTTCCAAACCAGATGCTTATGTAATAAAGTCCCCCAGGCCAGCCTGGGTTGCCTTTTTTTCCTTTCGCCTCTTTTCGCATTTTTTCTCCCATGTCTTCGTATTTTTATGTTTTTTCTCCCTCTTGCGTTTTTCTTCTCCACTTTTCCAGACGCAATGCCTCTGTATTTTTATTTGTAATTAATCATTAAAAAGGCTTACCGTTGGCTTTTTTCACGCCTACCTACATACCACTCGTAAAAAGGCTCACCGTTGGCTTTTTATCTCTTATAAGGCTTGCCGTTAGTTTGTAAAAGGCAAGCCGTCAAAAAGGCTTGCCGTTAGTGTTTTAAAGGCTAGCCGTTAGTTGCTAGCCGTTGGCTTATAGGGCGAGCCGTCAAAGGCTAGCCGTTGGCTTTTATACAGGCTTGCCGTCAAAGGCGAGCCGTTAGAACTGCTAACGGTGTTCAGCAAGCCAGCCGTTCCAGATAAAGAAAAACCCTTGCCGTTTCCAGCAAGGGCTTTCTAGGGGCGAGCCGTGTTTAGTCGTCTATGTCCGCACCGCAGTTTGAACAAGTAGCGAAGTCGTGACCCTCACCGTCATTGAGCGCAAGTTCGCACTCGTCACAATGTAGCCACAGGTAGTCGGCGTTACAGCAAGCCGACTTAGGTTCGGTGTTGGTAGCCATTAGACCCTACCCGCACAAACCGGGCCGATACCCTGAGCAACTGATACAGGGTCGGTAAGGAACTTACCGCACCATACGCAGAAACCGTATTCAACGCCAAAGGCTTTCGCCTCTTCAATAGTCATACGCATTTCGGCAGTTAGACCACGCATAGCGCCCTGCTCGTAGATGAACTTGCGTTCAGCAACATCAAGGACTTTTGCGTAAAGGTTGCCTGTCTCTCGACTTGCTTGAACCTTGTAGATAACGCCATTGGCGTTGCGATACATACCTTCAGCAACAGGGGCGTTGTTGCGTGGGGCGGAGATTAGCGAACCAATAAGGTCGCTGGCTTGCTTAGAAGTGAGAGTGGCAAAATCAACAACAAGGTCGTTTGCCCTTTCGCTAATAAGGGTTTTGAGAAAAGCAACCTGCTTTTCAGAGGCCGGGCGAGCCGGGGTGGGTGATGTGATAGTCATTTGACTACCTCCTTTCATACTAACTATAACAGGTCGCACTGACTTTTTATTCCCGAACAGCAAACTTTTTTCTTTCGTTACCAAATCGTTATCTTTGCCTATCGCACAGGTTTTCGGTGTTCTTATGTTTTTTCCGAGATACACCAGCACACTGACAAGAACTCTTCTCCATCTCAGGTCGGAGCCGGGTGGCGTGTTTTTCCATGCTCATGGATGGCATGGAAAAATCCCTACCCCACAAAAAACGGCACAAAAAATCCCGCGTCTTCCAACGCGGGACTTTTGTTTTGAGATTACTTTTGGAATGAATCCATAGAGAAGATTGACTCCAACTCGGCAGTTTCAACACGCTTATTTGCAATCTGTAAATCAGCGTGAGCCAGAATAATCTTGCGAGTTTGTTTAGATAACTTTTTTGGTATCTTTTTACCAGCCAACTCCATTTGTTTTTGAAGTTCGACAGAAGTAATGATAATGTCCCCCATTGTATCTAACATTGTGTAGACAGTTTTAGTTTCTAGTTCCAGAGTTCTTTTTGAGTTCTCCATAATCAGCCTCCTTAAGACTTTTGTAGTGTTGAGCCTTTTTACAACTTGCTCAGGTTGCCAAGACTAGATAGCCTTGAAAGTGATGTTGCCTGTCCCAACAGGCTCATCATGAGAATAGCGAACCAATACCAACTCGCCATTGGCATAAGTAAATACCAACTTGAAGTCGCCATTGAGCGAGAACCTCTTGATTAAGTCATCAGCGTTGAACGCCATAACAAAATCGCCAGATACTCTACGCCAAGATACTCCCCTGTATTCAACCTGAACCTCTGTCTCATCTGTCCAGCCTTTATCAGCCTGAACCTCTTTAACAAGTAAGTCCAAGTCATACTTGGAATCATCCCAACAACCAAAACACTCTTCAATGAAGTTGTCATCTTCATCAACGCAAGTGCAGTCGCTGTTAAGCGTGACTTTTGTCTCTAAGTTATCCATAGTTTTTCACCTCCATACAAATAATAACCCAATACATTACTTTTTTATTCCCATGTGCCAACTTTTTTTGTTCTCCCTCAGTGAACGCTAAGAAGCCTCCAGGCCCTGGAGAAAAAACATAAGACAACAAATAAATAGAAGTTGAGGCAAGACGCATCAAGTTTCCCGGTCCCCTGTTTTTCCATGCACTATGGAATCCCCGGCCCAGCCAAGTTCGGATGCAAAAAAAATCGCCCACTATTTCTAGTGAGCGACTTTTAGTGGCGACTACTCAGCCTGAGCGAGTTTGTCGCAAGCATGACAACTTAGGTCAGTTTCCACCCCAAGTTGCAATCCCCCAGAGTGAGTATCGCAGAGTGGATAACCATAGCCATCAAAAATAAAGTAAAACTTTACCATTGAGCGCCTCCTTACAAAGAATAGGTTTAGAGCAGTTTTAGGACTTGCTCAGGTCGCAGGTGGCTATTTAGTAAGCGTTCACATACATAGCCAGCGAGTTATCTAGGCTGTGCTTAGATGAGTTGAATAGTTCAACAAAGGCGTTAGCCTCATCTAGCGTAGCGAAGAAGTGATTACCCACATTGACATTGCCAATGTGTATCTCTACTTTATGGTTCATGTTCCACCTCCTATACATACAATAACTCCAACCCCAGACAAAATCTTCCCAAACAGGAAAACTTTTTGTTTGCCCAGAGCGAACAAAAAAATCTTCTCCAAACTCAAATTAAAAACATAAGAACAAAAAAATCTCATCTTCGCCTCTGCATCCAAATCTCAAAGGTAAAAATCCGGGTCCCTTATTTTTCCATGCGAAGCATGGACTTCTGGGTTGCATGGAAAATCTGGTATCCCAGATTTTTGCCTCATGCTTTCTTATGCTTTATTTCGCAATGTGCATTGTTTCTTCTGCTTCTGCTTCTGCTTCTGCTTCTGCTTCTTCCTCTTGTGCGTTGCTTATGTTATTTCTTCTCCCTCAGCCACTCTGCTTCTGCAGGTGCAAAAACACGACCCGTTAGGGTTTGTGTGCGTCTATTACATAAAAGCGACCCGTCAAGCGTTCTACGCTTGTGCTATAAGCACCCGTCAAGTCTCCCGTCAAGCGTTCTACGCTTGCGTAAAAGGCTTGCCGTCATTTCTACAAAGGGCAAGCCGTTAGGGGCTAGCCGTTCTAGGCAAGCCGTTAAAAGTAAAACCCCTAACCGCGTCATACGGTTAGGGGCTGGCAAACAGAAAGGGCAGGTTCTTGCTTGCCGTGCCGTTAGGAAAATGGAAGTGAAACCTAACGGAGTTTGTTTGGTGGGCAGTGCCAGTGATTTGAAAGGAAGTGAAACACTGCCCACCAAGTTTTTAGTTTATCGCTCTGATGAACTCGTAAGAGCCGTCAACTGCGACTGCGGTGTAGACCTCTGGAAACTCCGCTTGAAGTTTCTTAAGGTCTGGTCTGTCCATAATTACCTGCATCATTTTGAACGCCTTTTGTCCGCTAATGGTAGCGAACTCTGCGTCACCGAGAGCAAGTCTTAAGACTTCCTCAGCCTCTTCTTTGGCTTTGTCGGCTAACTTCTTAGCCTCCAGAGCCTCGCTGAACTTGTCCAATGCAACTCGGACATTGTGGTCAAAACCAACTTCTACGGTCTTGCCCTTGATTATGTTTGTTAGTGGCTTTTTCATTTGGTATCTATCTCCTTCGTTTAGCCACCAAGCATTTCTGCTTGATACATTTACTATAACCTACAACACTGACATTTTATTCCAAAACGCCAAAGTTTTTTGTTCGCTCTAAGAGAACTAGAAGTTCTCGTTAACCCACTCCAAAAGTTCGGTGTATGGCTTGTTCTGTTTGATTAGAGCAATCAACTCCTCACTTTCAGCAAGTAGGTAGATGTCCACTGTGGATTCGGCAGATAGCCTCAGCAATGTGTTCATTTCGTCTCTCCTTATGTTTTTTAGAAGGCTACTAGATTTTCCATGCCCCGGTTTTCTTTTTCTCTTTCGTCTGCACACATTAGTGATACTGAGCATTCTGAAAGTATTAAGTAAAGCGGAACATCTAAACCATCTGCGATACTCTGCAAGACTGTTGAAGAAACTTCTTTCGTTCCTCGTTCAATCTCAGACAGATACCCAAGCGAAGTATGCGACCTTGCGCTGAGTTGTCTTAGGGTTATCTCCCTATCGACTCGCATTTTTCTAATGGTATTTCCGAGTGCTATTGCTAGGTTCATTTGTCTCTTTGTCTTTCTGTTTGAGGCAGATTACTCTGCTGTTTCTTCTTTGTCTTCAACCTTGTTTAAGGTTGCTGGTGTAGAGCCAGCCAAGAACTTTCCATTCTCGTCTTCAACCCTGATTGTAACTGGGTGGATAGACGGAGTTGGCAAGTCTGCGTATTCGTTGTCATACCCCCTTGCGTCTGGGTCGCCAACAAATCTGGCTAGGGCAATAAGCCCCTGTCTTTCAGCGGAGAACTCGTCAGTGTCATAAACTTCAAAGTTCACTTCTGCAACTACAATGTATTTCTTCATGATTTTTTCACCTCAATCTTTTCTATAAATCATTTTACACTTTGTTGTGAATGGCGATTACCACTCACCCTACAAGTATAGGGCAAGTGGCTTTCGCTTGTCAATGGTTAGTCCACTAAACCTTTTTTAAGGATTTCTTGTGCCTCAGCCAGTTCGCTGATTTTAGCCTCGTCTTCCCACTCGTTAGTTTCGGTGTTCCAAATAGAACCCTCGTTGAAACGAGCCTCCAAAGTTCCATCATCAACGATTAGTTCTTTGGTATCTAAGTCGGCATAGACTACGAAATAAACTTGCTTACCCATTTAAAACTCCACTTCTGTAATGTCGTTGCCAAGTTCTTTGGCAAGTTCGTAAATGTCACGCAGGTCAATAGTCTTAACTTCGCCTTTCCAGTTGTAAGCGTGAGCATAGCCCATTACATAACGCATTTTCTCGTTACCAGCGTGCATGATGATTGCGACAGAACCCTCTGCCAAGTGTGCTTTGAAAAAGTCAGCCCACTCTAACTCAAATGTGTCGCCTTCGTGTTCGTAATAAGCAGGTAGCCCTTGCCCATTTTCATAATCCCCAAGAATCGCAAAATAAGTTTTGCCATCCTTTTCTTTTCTAAGGATTTCGTGGTTGCCCAAAAAAGTTTGGACATCTTCTAAGAACCCCTCTTCGTTGTTAACCAAGAAGTAGTTGGTTCTTTCTGTTGCGTAGTAGTTTGCCATTTGGCAGTTCTCCTTTCAAGAGAGTTGTTATGTATTTTATTATAGAGTGTGGGGCTGACACTTGGCAACCCCACACCCAGAGTTTCTACTTTATGTCGTAGGACTCGCAGATTTCGGCAACTGCGTCATTGAGAGCGTTGACGAGTAATGAAATCTCGTTGTCGTTTAGGTGCTCAACCATTTCTGCCAAAACAGTTGACTGCCAAACAATCCCAGAAACTTCCCTGAGTTGCTTTTTGTAATCTGCGAAAGCCTCGTTCATTCCACACGCAGAACAGATTTCTGTTTTGTTATCCTTGCGTGAGATAGCACCGGGGTATGCTCCGGGAGTTTCGTTGTTCGGAATCTGCCCATCACAAGTTGGGCAAGGGTGGGTTCTGTTGTCAGTCATTATTTCACCTCGTTGCTTATGAAGTTGTATGCGTGGTTTGCGAAAGTCTCGGAGTCGCTCTTAAAGAACAATGTTTCTTCGTTCTTTAAGTCTTCTTCGATACAGGCAGATAGAACTGCTACGCGAGCAAGAGCAAGAGAAAGAGTTGCGTAAAACTCGTTCCACTCATTTACTACATAGTCAGTCCATTGAAGACGATAAATAGCCTCGCCCTCAGCGTTAGCGAAAGAGTCAATGGTGACTCCTGATTTACCAGCCAAGTCAAACTTGATTGGGGTTGTTAGCAACTGAGCCTTTGCTGACTCAGTGTGGATTCCTAGTCTTTCCACTTTGTTCTCCTTTCAAAAGAACTTCTATAATAACTATAACTATGATTATTCAGGATTTATTCCCAAATGTCAAGTTTATTTTTAACTATTTTTCAAGACTTTTTCTGTGTAGCCTTTGTCAATCTTTTCGTAGAACTTATCCCAAGCAAAAGCAACTGCCTCCTGCTCTGTCGCAAAAATCTTTTCACTGCCCATCCAAGAGTTAGGTGCTTCTTCTCTGCCCCAAGACATAAAGACGCACCAACGCCCTGTGGGGTTTAACTGCCTTATGTAAATCATGTAGGCTTTTCTAGCCCCATACTGCCCACGCTGTCCCTGTGAACGCTTTACTAGGGTTACCTTTGGAAAAAGAGTTGAGTATTGCATTTGGTCTCCAATCGTTTTGTCATTTCCCATACAAGAAAGATAACACACTACGCTGACATTTTCTTCCCTTTGGCAAGTATTTTTCTGTTCGCCCTGAGCGAACAAGAAGACGACACCTTCAAACGAAGAAAAAACATAAGGAAACGCAGGTTATTGGTTTTTCCATGCGAAGCATGGAACAAACCTCTCGCATGGAAAAAGTATTACCCCAGGTGCAACAAAAAATCCCCTGAAAAATCAGGGGACTCTTTGCGTTTGGTTTATTCCAGAACTCTGTTCCAAAATGTATGATTGCCCATAGTCGTTGTGCTGTATTCAATCCTGAACACTTTGCTCAACGCTTTGCGAACATCAGGGGTAATGTCTTTGTATTGAGCCTCTGCCAACTGATAAATAGCGTCAGCCCCAACAAATCCGGGCACTGCGTCTTTGTCTGTGTAATCTCCCACAATCAAAACTCTGTCGCCTACCCAGCGACCAGAAATGTCTGTCATGGGGAAATCTCCACCACCACTATCAGGGCTTGTCATTACAAGCACATACATTGCGTCTGCTAGTGATGCATCGCAACCCGTTTGCTCATACTGCTTTGACCCTAGACCTAATCCGTGAGGGTCTACCCACTCTTGCTTATCTATGTTAACTAATCTGTGATACTGTCCCACCGTTAGTCTCCTATTCTTTCTATCTAAGGCAAGCCGTTAGGCTTGCCGTTAAGGTTTGAAGTAAGGGCTAGCCGTTCTCTTGCCAGCCCCTACTTCTACACGAGCCGATTAGACTCGTGAGCCGATTGCCGAGACCACTTTGGCCGCGGTCTGTCCGATTACCTGCGCTGCTTTGACTGGCGACTCGGTGCTGTTGAGCGATACAATCTCGCCACTTGTTCCGTCTAGGTATGACTTAGCGTAGCCAGTCTTACCGTCAAATGTCAGCCACAAGATAGCCACGCCCTTACGGTCAGCCTCTTTGAGCAACTGCTTGGCGTATGCTTGCTGGTCGCTACGGTATCTACCGTCAGAAACAACTACGAGCAATCTCGCACCGTCTCCACTGGTTAGACCCAAGCCACTGTCAAGAGCCTTGAACGCTTTGGCAAACTCTTCGGTTGAGTCGGTGGCAGTGAAAGTCTTCACTTTGTCCAACTTCTGTCCCGGCTTAAGAGTGGCAAATACATTCTGACCGTAATAGACCATTGCACACTTGCCCTGAATCCTACGAACTGCCTCTGACATAATCCACGCAGTAATGCCCATTGGTTGCATTGCTGGTTTCATAGAACCAGAAATGTCCACCATAACGCCAACCTTTAATGTTGGGTCTTCTGTTTGCTTACGCTGTGTGCGTCTCCAAGTTTCAATCGGAGATACAACGCCCTTAGCCTTAAGAGCCTCACGCTGAACAACTGCACGAGAACGCAAGCGACCTGGTGGAACAACGCTACCAGCACGAACTTGTGAACGCTCACGATACTTTGCTTTACGCAAAGCGTTAGCAACTTTGTTGGCTGCTGCCAGTTCTTCTGGCTTAGGTGAGCGAGAGTCTTGAAGAACAGAGTTGGTTCTAATTCCAGTTATGTGAGAACCAGCAGAGAAAACTTCGTCAGCAATCTTGTCACGATGTTTCTTTTCTTCGTGTGCTTTGTCTCTTTGCTCGACTTCTTCTTTGCGTTCATCCATGTCAATCTCGTCATTGATGTCGTCTTGGTTGGCAATCTGAACAATGTCTTTCATTTCTTCAACTGCGTCTTTGACTTGCTCAATGAACTTCTTGAACTGCTTGACTTGCTCGTCAGTAGGTTCGTTGCTTGGTGTAGGTGTGCCATCCTCGCTCGGCTTTGATGTGCCCGGTTCTGGTGTGCCACTCTCTCCACCCGGATACTCGCAACCACCTTTTGGTGTTTCAGTTGGTTTCTCGCCAACTTCATCTTTGCGTGCATCAAGAACTTCAATGAAACGATTTGTAAGTTCGTAAAGTGGTAATGCGTTTTCGTGGTCGCTGTGTGCTTGGAACTCTTTCCAGATTTCACGCAACTGGTCAATGGTCTCTTTACCAAGAACCTCGTGCAGGATTTCCATAACAACTTCTGGAACATCATTTGCATCCAAAACGCCAGCGTCTACTCTCGCAAGAGTGAGCAGAGCAGTAAAGGCAGCAGCGTCTACTTTTGAAACATTTTTAACTTGCTCGTCAAGTTCTGCCATAACGATTTCCATTGCACAAGCACGAAGTAGCAATCTGTTCTCTGGAACAAATACGCAACCCCAATACTCAATGCGACCCTCTTCCATAGCATGCAAGAAACGCAAGTGTCTTGCATCTAAATCTTTTGCTGCTTGCTCTAATGACCAGCGAGAAATCCTAGCGTGGAGTGCCTCGTGGAAAATAGCACCAGTAGCAGTTGGGTGCTTAAGTTGATTTTTTCGGTGTGTAAGTTCGCCAACTTCTTTTGGCTCAACATTGCCAAACGCTTTGCTGATACAAACTTCAATCTCTGCTGTGGCAGGATTGAAACACGCAGGTGCACCAATGGTGGTGTCCTCAACTAGACCTACAACTAGGTCTTGGCGTAGCGACCATTTGTTGACAATCTTGCCAACGCTGGCATTGACTTTCAACCAGTCAGGGTGGGTGCGACCAATGGTTTTGGTGCTTACTTTGTAGTGGCTCATTTCTGAACTCCTTTTCTTGTTACTACTACTTTACTGTATAAAACTAAAAAATGTCAAGATTTATTCCCAGATTTTTAGGGTGTGTGTGGGGCGGAAATCTAAGGGTAAGCCACCCCACACACGAGCCAAAATCGGAGACCTAGATTTTGGCTGGCTTGAACTCTGTGCCATAGACACGAGTAAATACATCAGCGACAATCGCTCTGTCTTCAACTGGTGCTTGGGCAATCAAGTTAGAGACTGCCCAGTCTGCACCAAGTTCAGCAGAGATGTCTCTGTAATCTAGCAACTCACGCATTTGTGGTGACCAGTTGACTTCATCAGACTGTTGCTTTTTGGCTAGGTTCTGTGCACAAGTTACTGCTTGTGCTGGAACTCCTAACTTACGAGCAAGTGTCCAGTCAGTAGTCATTTCTGCTTGAATACCAAAGCGAGAGAGTAGAGCCTCAGAAAGATTTACTCCGGGAGCGTTAGGGTTAGTAGCAGCCACCACGAAGAAACCATCCTTAGCCTTAACGATTGCTCGTTCAGGGTTGGCAGTTACTTTGAGTTCTCTACGACCATCCATAAGACCATAGACGACTGAAAGAACTTTGGGGTCAATCAAACCAATCTCGTCAATCAGTAGGACTTTGCCCTCTTCTGCTGCTCGCACTAGCGGCCCATCCACCCACTCAAAGCCACCAGCGATTGTTTGAACATAGCCACCAACTAGGTCGCCAACTTCGGTGTCGCCAGTTCCAAGAACTGTGATTAGGTCGTCACCAAAAGCACCTTCAAACATTGCTGTCTTTCCAGTGCCCGGTGCACCATAAAGCAAGATTGACTTTCCAGTCGCACTTGCTCGCTGGCTACGAGCAACTTCAACATCTGTGTGTTGCCCCCACTTACGAGTGAAGTATTTCTGTCCATTAGGGCGAACATAAAAACTTTCACCAGCAAGAGCGTCGACTTGCGTCACTTGAACTCCTGCTTTCTCAGTGTTGGCGTTATCACGATTGCGAATAACTGCTTTACCTGCTGTCTCGTCATAACCTAAGTTTAGGTCAGATGCGACAACTGGATTTAGAACTTGCCCAACAACTGCGCTGAGCATGACTGGTAGGTTCTCGTGAATCCTACGCTGGTTTTCAACCCACTCTTGTGAGGTTGGATTTGTGTTTGGTGTAGTCATTTTGGTTGGTCTCCTTATCTTGCTACGCCGGGAGTTACTGGTGTCAGGGTGACAACAGTTGGTGTTGCAGGTGCTACTGGTGCAGGTGCATCAAATAACGCCTCTGGGAAATTAAACGCTTTACGAGAGCGTTCAATCCTACGAACAAGTTCGTTTGAAGTCTTACCAGATTTGATAAGTTCAACATCCTTGTAAGTTGCCTCAACTGTGATTGGTTGCTTGAACAACTTCCAATCTCTGTGAATAAGTGAGTCAATGGTTTTTGAAACTAATCTGTGTAGGTGTGTAGCAGAAATGTGCTTTACACGATTTAGGTCAGTCTCTTGCTGGAACTCGCCACTCGCTTGACGAGGTAGAACGAAGTCCCCAGTTGTTGGAACTGATGAAAAGTTCCAGTTCTTGCGTGGATGCCAAGACGAAAGTCGTCTCTCCATTACACAAGCCGGGATTACCCCACCTTCAGCGTTAGTCGCTGGTGGCGTGATAACCATTTGGTAGGTGTAGTTGTCTTTGCGGAACTCTAAATAGAGTGCCTTGCCAACTACTGTTTTTTCTGTGTTTGCGTTCATTTGGTCTCTCCTTATCTAAAACGCTTTTTTGTATCTACTATCAACAATAGTGATTTTCACCACTTTGTCAAGTCCATTTCCAAAACTTTTTTTGGGAGTGTTTTTCGTTGATACACAGACTATAACACCAAGTGTTCGTCATTTATTCCAAAATGTCAAAAAAACTTATTTCGCCCAGAGCGAACAGAAATGGTGAGGCTCATCTCCCTGAAAAAACATAAGGCTTATGTGTTAGATGAAGGGCCTGGACTCCGGGGGTTCTGGATTTGTGGGTTAGCACTTTTTCCATGCGTCAGCATGGAAATGGGCGTGCATGGAAAAAATGGGGACCTGGAGACTACAAAACAGGGGTGGCGCAGTCTTTACAAACTACCCACTCAGCCTCATCATCAAGTATGAAACAGAATGGCACAAACTTCTTACTTACAGGGGTTTCGCCTACTTGTTTAAAGCATTCTTCGCAAGTTTCAGATGCCTCGCATTCCAGGCCAACTTGATTGGCTGTAATGACATCTTTGGATTCTTCAATCAAATGGATTTCTATGTGTCTCATGACTTTTATCATAAAACATTAGAAACTATGTGATTTTTTATTCTGTGGAAGAAATCCCTAATCCAATGTTTGTTGCACGCCAGATGCTTGGAGCGTGGTTCTCTTCAACCTCTATCTTGTGTTCCAGTGTGTCGTAGAGACGCAAAATGTGGATACAAGGGTCTCCCTCTTCAAACTCTTTATCTTCTGCCTCTGATGTAGGCAACCCGTCATGCGTTTCGCATATAGGTGCACCAACCCACCCGTTAGCGAATCCTATGCTCAACCACTCGTCAAATGTCATCCGTTATTCTTTCTTCTGCTCATGGCTCGCCGTTTTTTGCGTCTAAGGCTTGCCGTTATGTTTTTTATCTTATACCCCCTTTCGCTTGCCGTTGCTTCTCGCTCCATTGCTTCTTACCGTGTCCTTATGCTATAAACCCCGATGGAAGGCTCGCCGTCATCTCCTCCCGCGATGCGTGCTTGCCGTTCTTATGTAATAACCCCCGATGGAGACTTGCCGTTATCCCTGGGTTATCGTTTTTTCCATGCGGCGGGCCCGCCGCGTGCATCCCGTCTTATGAAATAACTTAAGGAATTTGTTCAAAAAAATAAACCCCCGTTTTTACAGGGGTTCCGGGGGAATTGTATCGTTTTGCACTTTAGGATATGGGACATATCCTAAAGCGATTTTTGGGATTTGTCAATAGATATTGCATAAAATTTAAGTTTTTTTTAAGAAATCTTGAATGTCAGTGGCTGCTGCTATGGCTTTGCGTTGAAGAAACCAGTCAGTTCGCCCAACAGTTTCAACGAGTTGTAGTCTGCATCGCCAGATGCTGAGATGCCAACATAACCAATGTCTCTTTGGAACTTGGCGTAAGCAAGTTTGGTCTTTGTATCAAAGTGTCCTCTTGGCAAGCCTTTGATGCCTGTGACTTTTGAGAGGGCTAACTGAACCAAAACGACGCTCTTATGTTTTATTCCAGCGCGGACCTGAGCAGGAGTAATTACTGGTGCGTTCTCGTTTGGGGACAAAGGGCTAGCCGTCTTGTATTTTGGTCTTGCGTATCCAATGACTTCCGTTTGATGACGGGTGCGTACATAGACACCGTTAGGTGTCTGTGGTTGTTTAGGTAGTCCGCTAGAGGTCATACCTTCCACCGTTTGTATAGTCCCGTCTATGGCGTGCCGTTTAGTGTCCAGAACAATACCGATATGTGGCGAGCCGAATTCGCTTGCCGTTGATGTTTGGAGAAAGACGATATCTCCTCGCCGTGGTCTTACATGGAAAAAACCGTGACCCAGGTAATAGGCGAGGGCAACCGTTGAGACTGTGTGGGCTACGGGTAAGCGGACACCCGCTTCACTGGCAACGACATCAATAAACAATCCGTTCCATGGCTTGCCGTTGATGTTCAGCCCCTGGGCAAAGACATTTTCCATGCCGTTATTTGTATAGTAGCCCGTGTGCTCTAATGCTTTATTTATGAAGCGTTCCCGAAGACTACTCGCCGTTGGTGGTTTTGGTTTCGGTGTCATCTGTATCCTGGAAATTCATAAGGTTATGTAATAAGTTCGTGGCTTCGTTTGCTCTGGCCGTCAATCTAATGTGTTCTAAACGAGTGGAAGCAAGTTTGACATCGGAGTGAAGATTGTCCGTCAACGCCACTAACTCTTCAATGATTTCATTTAGCGTCATCTTCGACAACCTCTGCTTCTTCTGTTTCTTCTACTATAACGGTCTCTGGTTCTAAACGCCGTTGGGCTTCAATAGCGTTTTGAGCAATGCGTTCCAAACGCTCAGCAATGATTGAAGCGGCGGGGCGGACATCAAGAGTGACATCGGTATTGATGTCAATACCAGCACGAATACCAGCACGGTCAAGAATTTCAGAGGCCGCCTTGAGTTTGACGGGTTCGGACTCTGCCGAGTTCATAAGTTCCTCAAGAGTGTCGACGGCGGTTGGGGCAGCCTGAGTTAGACGAGAGCGGGCACGCTCCACTGAGTCGGTTGGTTTATTGCGTAAGGAACCAAGATGGACACGACATAGGCCGTCATCTGCTCCACGCCCTCCAGACCAGAGTTGGCAACGGATACCGTCATCCTTGATTGCCTTACAACGACGGGGAAGAGGGAGTTCCTTTTTTCCATGCAGACCCTGCGTTTGTTGTTTTGCCCAAGCGCGTGTTGCTCCTAGTACCCAAGGCGGGGCGATGTAGTCTGCTGCTGACTCGGCTAGCAAGTCATAGCCGTTTATATAATCAGAGTTTTTATCATTAGGGTCCGAAAGAATTGCAACTTTTTCATCCAGCGACATTAGCCGTTGCTGAGTTTGCATCTCAGGCGAGAGTGCCTGAATCAATCCTGTTGGAACGCCGTTTACAGCATAGACAGGAAGCCAATTGAATCTTGCTCGACGCAACGCCTGTCTATTTTCAAAGGTGTCTAAACAAATTCCCCTATCGGTTTCTTCAATTCCGTGGAGAGATAAATCTGGGCGGAGATTGACGGGGGTATCAATCTGGATGTCGGGGGCTTCGAGTTCGGGTTTAGCAAACGGGTCTTTATCAAGAGCGTCTGACATAACTGATGTCCTTCGTTTTGGAGCCAGACGGGAAGACTGGGGAGAGACTGCTTCCCGCCTGACCCATTCTTTTTGCGTTGCTCGCAAATTAAGGTTGTCTCTACCCGCCGAAGCCATGCTCCGACAGTTCTCACTATACGCTATTAGCGAAATCTGCTTTCGGCGAAATTTTGGGCCTGGTGAGGGACCGGGGTGGGTTTTTCATTTACAAACATAGAAAAAACCCCGAAAAATCAAGGGTGAGATTTTTTCGGGGTTAATTCTAGAAAGTGATTTGGAAATTACTTCTTTTTTGGTGTTGGAGTCTTTTTCGCAACTGGCTTCTTTGCCACTGGCTTTTTAGCAACTGGCTTGATTTGAGCCTTTGGTGTTTCCTTTTTCTTTTCGCAAGGACATACGCTACCGCTTTTACAGCCACAAGATTTTGACTTTGTAGAAACTTTTTCAGAGACAACTCTTGGTTGTAGGTCTGCCACATGCTTAGTTGCTGATGGGACTTCGTAAATCCAACGACCTTTTTCATCTCTTGCGATTGAAGAAGCCGCTGGCTTTTTCTTTTTCTTTTTACCGAATAGGTTTTTGAACCAACTCATCTTTGTGTATCTTTCTTTGGATATGGCTGGACTTTATATTTCAATTTATCCAGCAGTTCTTTTTTTCTTCTTTTGGAAGTTGTATTGAAATATACATAGCGGTGCTTTCTCGGCCGCTCGTGTCTTTCAAGTCTATCACCATAAAATTCTTTTGCGCCATTTACTCCACCGTGCTGGTCAAAAATGTGGCGAGAGTGCGAACCAGTTTTTCCATCAAGTCGCCACTCAACATGGCGGTCAGACATACCTGTGTAAATCCAGTTGGTTGCTTGATACACAATTCCGATATGACCAGCACCAATCTCTGCGTAAGAGATTATTATATCTTTGTTCTTAGGCAGGAGTTTTAGGCTACGACCAATGAGATAAGACTCTGTGTTTTTAGGAGTGCCATCTTTTATCCACAACCTAGTGAGTTCTAAAACATTAGCCGATTCATCTTTGCCACAAACTCCAACACAAACTGAGGGAGATGCTGGCTTTCCATAGATTACACAGCCGAGCATTTCATCGCCATCAAAAAGACCAAAGGCATACATAGTGCTGGCTCGGCGATGTAGGTAGTGATTTTCTATAACCATCTGGTTAGCGTCTTTTGACGCAACAGGTCTTATGGAATAACTAATCACCAGACAAGTTTATATCTTGTTCTTTCTTTTCCTGATTATGAGGACACTCACACACCCAAGTTTTTTCGTAGTAGGTTATCTCTTTTTTACAGTTCTCGTGATTACCTGTCATACAAAAACCACACTTAGGTCTTCCAATTACTTCAGGTGCCATACGCCCTCTTTGATGTGGTCCACCTTGATACTTGGGTCAAGCATAACTTTGAAACCTGCTCGTCTTGCGTTCATACACCAAGAGTAATCTTCGCCAATATCTAGGACTATATTTTTGGCAGGGTGGTCAATTCTTTCAATTCGGAACCAAGGTCGTTGCATACGCTCAAAGACACCTGACTTCATAGAGATAAACCCAAAGCCAACTCCAAACACTTCTAGTGGCTCGTCTTCAAAAAAGAAATCTAATTCTTTACAGTTGATTGGGCTCTTACCGTCGGGTGCGAATTTAGAAACTGAAACTGACATATCACCAATCTGCGTGTAGTACATACCACTGATGATTTCGTGTTCGCTAGTAATTAGTTTTTCAAAGGCATCTTGACCCCAGATGATATCTGAATCAATCCAAACAATTCTGTCGTAGGTATATTCACCAGAACCAATTTCATTGGTGTCCCAGTTTGATTCTTTCTTATCTATCGCAGTCATTTCCCTAGCGTGAGCAACGAGAGATGAACCAGCATTTAGAAATTTATAAGTCAGCCCACGCTGATTGAGCCACTTAGTAGTTTCTACCAATGACTTTACATACTCACCGTGAATAAGTTTTCCTGGAGTGGCAATCAAAATATTATAGTGTTCCAACTGAAACATCCTCTGGGTCGTAGAATTCTGCGTCATACTCTATCTCGCAAAGAGCAATCGCCCTTTTCATAACTGCATCTAATCTGCTTGCTAAAGCCAATCTTACTTTTGCTGTCATATCAATATCGTCGTTCAAAGTGTAGTCTTCATAAATAGTTTCAAAAGTCCAATGCCAGCCCATGTTACTTATCCAATGAACATTGGCACTCAGTCTTCCTAATATCAAAGGAGAGAGATACTTGTCTGGCAAATCTTTTAGTACTGACGCATAGATATCTGGAAAGTTTTTTGTTATCGCAGAAACTTTTTTCATATCTATGGACATTTGAGTTTTGCTGAATAACTTAGTCAAATCGCAAATGGTAGCCATTTCGCTATCTAACTTTATTGTTTGTAGTGTTATTTTCTTAGGCATCGTCTCTACCTAGGCTTTTCCAAGTTTCTTCACTGCTGAGTTCTACCCACTGCTCTATGAACTTTAACGCTTGCTTCATTTTCATTTGCTTTAGCAGTTCTATATCTTTTGGCTCTATCAAAGACATAGCGATAAAATCCAACATCTTAGTAAATTTATCTTCACCCTCTTGGAGTAAAAAATCCAAAAGTTTCTCTGTTGATAATTCACCCATAGATGTAATCCTAAAAGTGTGGTCAACGCCCTTGACAGTTATCTCAAAAACAGGAGTGTTATTGAAAGCATCATCAATCTGTCTAAACAGTTCTTCGTCGCTCATTAGTCCCAGCCTCTACAACCGTCATAGACCACATCTGTTTCTAGGTGTGGAGTAAGCGTAACCATGCCAGGATAGCCATTAGTCTTTTTGTATTTCTCTGGCTGATAGTCGTGTAATTTATTACAACTCATACATTTGGCTTGGCGTGGAGTTTCTTCTGTAATTTCAAGTTCTACAATCTTGTCTGAAATTTCAAGTAGCAATTTGGCAAACTGAGTGTAGGCTTCTCTCTTAGTTTCAAACCAGTTGTCTTTTCCATAAGCACCAATAGTTGATATGCGCCCATCAATGCTGTCTTTGTAGCCAACAATCCAAGGTCTTGGTCTGGGGTCAATTTCTCTTTCTTGGTCGCTTCTTGGAATGTAATTTTCATCAAAGCCAACCACCAATCTGAAATTACCAATTTGGTTAGGAAACATTGTAAAACCGTGTTTCCACTCGTATTCTGGGTCATAACTTTCAAACTCGTGTGCCAGTGCTTCTCTGAACTCTTCTATGAGTTCTTCTCTAGTGTGGTAATTAGTCATAGTACTACCTACTCCTTTATGTTCGGTGTTCATACCTAATTATATCTACGGCTTGCTATTTTTGGCAACTATTTTGTTCGCCTATGGCGAAACCCTACAATCTCTACAAAGCAGGACATCAAATCCTGTGGCTTCATTTACAATTCTGCCGTTCTGACTTACTGGACAAGGTACAACATTTTCATTGCCACATCTGTCGCACTTCAGTTCAACAGTCCACTCAACCAAATACTTACCCTTTACAGCAGAAGCAATTCCTTGCGTCAGTGCGTGTAATCCACCACTACCAATCGTCTTATGTAAAAACGACTTCACATTGTTGGTCAGCAAAACTGGTCTTGGAGACTTACAAGGGCAACTCTGTTTTTGAGCATTACACTTATGAATTCCACGAGCATCTATGAAAGTGTGAAATCCCATACCATGACCACAAATACAAATCCTGCCATCACGGTTATTTGCTCGCTTGATGTTTATATAATCTTTGAACGCTTGCTCTTCTGAAATGTCTAAACCTTGAAAACTCATTTGAACTCTTTTCTATCTAATCGGCTTTGAAAAAATGCTATCACAAAAACAAAACCTATCTTACCTAAACACACCTAAAAAACCTATCCTATCTAATTATCTATCTGACTGTGTTTCCCGCCACCCCCATGCACACATGCATGCGCGTATAGGATTAACAATCAGTTAGGTTTTTAGGTATAGATAGGTCGCACATACTATCGCAAAACATTTTTATAAATTAGTGAAACCCAATAGTATCCCGAAAAAAGCACTTTTCGGATACTATCGCAAATCTTTTTTAGAAATATAAATATCCCGATAGTATTAGGACATAGGCCAAAATAAAGATACATTAGATACTATCCCAAATCTTTTTTATTTTTCTATTTTTTCTCACAGTATCTCACCATTTTTTCTATAATATAAGACCACAAAACCTGTATAGTTTTCTCAAAAAACTATACAAGTCAGCCAAATGTGTATAGTAAAAATCGCTTACAAAATCTAAGGTAAAATTGATTTATGGCTGGCTTAGACGAATATCAACTTCTTGTAGAAGCAAATTTGCGTCGCATAAGATTAGCCACTTCTGTCATAAATGAGGTTCATAACCAACTTCTTGACCCACTTTATCCACACTCTAAAGCAGACCTACTACTTCAAACCGAAGCATTGGTAGAAGCGTCTTTCAATCTTTTGGAAGATGTTCGTGAAGTTGTTTGGTCTAATCAACACGGACAGCCGTCGCCCGGTAGTTAGGAATTTTTGTGCTTACCCCGAAAAACAGGGGTGAGGGAGAGCACTCAAAAAACAAGAAAAAAAGAAAAGCACCACAGATTGCTCTGACAGTGCTATTTCTTTCTACGCCAGTTTGTATGGCTCAGGCGGCTACTTCTTCTTTTGGAATAGCGTCTGAATTACAGCCACAACAAGGGCAATACCAAAAGGTGTCAGGACACCTACTATATAACTACCCCAATCAAAAGAATCAAACACGATTTGCATTAGCAACTCCAATCATTACAGAGTCAGACATTTCTGCTCTTGAAACCACACTATCACAATACAAGGCAAAACTAGCAACTCTCTCCACCGAAGCCACAGACCCAGCCTTACAAGCAAGCCTAGACACAGCCTTAGCCAATATCAAAGCCAAAATAGCAGACCTAGAAGCCAAGATAGCCAAAGCCAAATCAGACTTAGCCGTCTATCAAACAGCACAAGTCAATCTTTCTAAAGCCACTCAGGACTATCTTGCCAAGCAGTCTTTAGCCAAAGAAGCCCAGCAGTCTGTATATAATAAAACAGCAACAAGGGACACAGCACAAACCAACTTAGACCAAGCAAAAGCCCTTGCTGACGCTTCACTGACTAATCTCAATGTCGTCAAGGCAGATGTCCAAGCAAAAGAACAGGCTCTCTCGTCTGCTGACGCTTTACTGACTAATCAAATAAACATCACCAACAATGCTTTCAGCGAACTCAGCACAGCCCAAATCAACACCAGCAATAAAGCACAAGCACTATTAGAAGCACAGCAAAACTATGACACTCTGCTTATTCCTGACCCTAGTTGGACAGCACCTACTTACCAAAAAGAACACATACGAGTAATTCCAGAAACCATAATTGTTGAAGAAGTAACTACAACCACTCAACAAAGCGAAAACATTCTTCCACCCCTAGACCACACGACTTGGTCTGGTGCTGGGACAGGTGCTCAAGGCTCACAGCCAACTATCAACCAAGGCGTTGTCAAGTTCTCGTATATGAGCCAAAGCGTTTCCTACACTAAGCAAGAAACTCTTACAGGCACTCTTACTCTTTCAGTAGATGTAAAGAACCAAGATGCTAACAGGGGTATTCAGGACACCTACAAGATAGAGGTTATAACTTATGACCTTTACGGAATAGAAAACGGTAGAGCGTCTTACAACTCACCACAGGGCTGGCACGACTGGACAACCAGAAGCGTTTCTGTAAATCCAAATTCAACTGTCTATTCTTACAAGGTTATTCTTACAGGACTTGATGGCGGGTATTGGTATGGAACCTACGGTCCAGAAATGAAGAACCCAACTCTTTCTGCCACTACCACTACCACCACAATTACTTACAGAGAAGAAACAATCTACCGCTATGAAACCTACTACACCACAGAGCCAGTTCTTGTAGAGGGAACCTTAGATGTCGCTATCAACGAGGGACAGACTAAAACTTACACAGCCCCTGACGGAGCAGTATTTATTTCTAGTTCTCTACGCTACGAAGCCAAAGACCGCCCTGAGTGCGGAATAAATATAGTTCCAAACCTACAAGGCAACTCAATAACCATTTCTGCCAGTAATGGCGTTTGGGGCGACCCTTGTGGCGGTTGGTATAAGCACATTGTTGGAACTCTTACTTACTTAGGTCAACCAACAGCCCCACTTATCAATGACCCTGCTTTGCTTCCCCCACTACAAGAAGCGCAGTTATCTTACAACGAAGCACTGACATTCGCGCAAATTAAAGCAGATGCTTATGCGATAGAACTTGACGAGAAGGGAAGGCGAGTTATACTAAAGAATAACGCTGAAGATGAGTTGTCTTATGCTATAACTTTACGCAATAACGCACAAGAAGCCCTAGATAACAAGCAATCAGACCTTACCTCTGCTCAATCAGCATTGGACACAGCCAACTCAGAACTAGCCACAGAACAGCAAAATCTACAAACTTTCCAGGGCCAAGAATCTATAGCATTAGCCACTAAGTCACAGATGGAAGCCTCGGCCACGACAGCAGAAACAAACCTAAAAGTTTCTCAAGCATCAGCCGTTGAAGCAAGTTCTTATGATTTCAACAAGGCTATGTCAGAAGCGCAGGTAATAGCAGACACTCCAGAACCAGAGCCAGAACCAGAGCCAGAGGGCGACCCCAATATTCCAGAAGTTATTGAAGACCTTATGGATGTTGAACTAGACAAAGTTGTCCCAACTGACCTGACCCCAGAACAAGCAGAGCAACTTGTAGAGGCAGCCCTAGAAACCTTTGAGACAGCCACTGAGGGCTCACCAGAGTATCAACAGGCTCTAGAAGCCCTAGCAGTTGCTGCCCAGCAAGACGACATTGTTCTTGACGAGTCAATTGCCGATATCCCAGGTGTTGGACAAGCAGCCGCGGCAGTAGTTGCTGTATTCAACCTTGTTGGCAATGTTGGAGCCGACATCTCGCCAAAGGCTCGCGAAAAGGCTCAGACATTAGTTGTAACGACACTTGTTGTCGGACAAATCGCCCAGACAGCCGCTATGGCAACAGCCGCGGCTTCAAGTTCTAGTTATAGGAGAAAATAATGAAACTCTTTGGAAATGTAATTCTTAGAGTAATAGCCACATTCGTTGCTTCTGCTCTAGGAGTTATTGGTGCTGGCTCAGTTGCTGGCTCAGTAAGCGGAGTGGAAATTCCTATCTGGTTTAGCGCAATCATGGGTGGAATTATGGCGGTTGCAAAGGTTGTAGAACTTCTATCCCTAGCGTTCCTAGAAGACGGAAAACTAACTAAGGATGAAATCAACGCTGCTTTCCGCCAGACCACCAAACTAAAAGACACAGACGAAGTAATCCCAACCAAGAAGAAAGAAAAAGAATAATGAGAGACAAACTCATGTTAATCATCACCCTAGGCATACTTGTGTTTATTGGCATAGTTGTAATTGGTGAGTATATAGCCATGCTGACTGCCCAGCAGGTAACTGGCGAAGCAGTAGGAACCAACCCAGACGCAATTGCTCTGGTACAAAACGCACTCGTTGGACTTATCGGAATTATCGGTGGGTACTTCGCTGGCAAGAAAGAAGATAAATAATGAAAAAACTAACTAAATTCCTCGGCGAACTATTCAAAGACCTACTTGACCAAGCGTGGACTCTACTAGGTCTTGCTCTCGGTTGGGTGCTTCTAGAAGGCTCAGCGAGAGACATTGTAGGCAAGTTAATTGGTGTAACCCTGCTTATTTGGGTACTAACCTTTCCTATCCGTCGGGAGAAAGACGACGAATAGCCGTTTTCAAAAAGTCTTACAATAAAAGTATGCCCAATCTAAATCCAGAAGAACGCGACCTTGCCAATGCGTTATTGCTACTCGCTGAAAAGTATGGCAAGTTCAACGAGGATGAGACTGGCATTTGGGCTGGCTATGAATCTGCCGAAGCAAACGAAGTCGCTGCCATTGGAGTAAAGTGTTCCAATTGCGTTCTTTACAGAGGTGGCTCTGAGTGTGCCATTATTGACGCTGAAGTTGAACCAGACGGAAAGTGCCGATTTGCAGTAATCCCTGATGGAGTAGTTATAACAGCAACAGCAGGTTCTAAGCCAGCCCCACCTAAAGACAGAATAAAAGGCTCAGACAAAAATAAAAAAGGTTCTGCTTCCACAGGTAAAGGCGTTACTTTTACTGCCGAGATTACTAAGGCTCTTGAAAAGAAAGTTGCTGACCACAATGCCAAAGCAAAGAATGGTCGCAAGGTTACGCTAGCAAAACTAAAAGCCGTCTATCGTCGTGGAGCAGGTGCGTTTTCAACTTCACACCGCCCAGACCAAAATCGCAACTCGTGGGCTATGGCTCGTGTAAATGCGTTCCTAAAACTTGTTCGTTCAGGTAAGCCAAACAATCCTAAGTATGTCCAAGACAATGACTTACTTCCTAAACTTCACCCAAGGCACTCAGAGGCATCAACTCTTAGTCCATTACTAGCGTCGATGGTAGCAGCCCTAGACGACGATTCCTGCCCACCAGCAACACAAGATATTGCTATCAATCTAGAGAATAGAGAAAAAGCAATCAAGACTGCTGGGTATGGACCACTAAATCCTAAAGAACCAAATAGTGGGTTCTGGATAGAAAAAGCACAGCGTTGGAATGTTCCAGTTGCTGAAGCAAAAAAGAGTGTGTGCGGAAACTGCGTAATGTTTATTCGCACACCAAAGATGTTGGACTGTATCGAGGGTGGAATTTCTGCTGGCGATTCTGGTCAGCAAAACGCGTGGGATGCTATTGACACAGCAGAACTAGGTTATTGCGAAGCATTTGATTTCAAGTGCGCCGCTTCAAGAACTTGTTCTGCTTGGGTTGTTGGCGGGCCTATCACAGAAGAAAAATAACTAACTAATTAAGGAAAAATAAATGCCTGAAGCAATTTATGTAGAGCCTTTTCCAAAGGCAAAGCGTGGCGACGAGTTTAAGAACTTCGCCTCTTACAGAACCAACCCACACCGTGGCGTTGACTGGTCAGTCCCTGGTGGTAGCAAGATTAAGGCTATTACTGGTGGAACCGTTATGGAAGTTGGAGAGACTAAGGTTCTAGGTAACTACTTAATCCAGTCTACTTACGACGGTCATTTCATTCTTTACGCACACTTCCAAGTACCATCAACTCTAAAGCAGGGTGACAAGGTAGAGGCTGGAAAGACCATCGTCGGTCTTGTTGGAACGACTGGCACCGCCTCAACTGGAAATCATTTGCATGTCACTTACGGTGTAAAGAAGAACCTTATTACCGCTGGTATTGAAGACTTGCGTGATTTGTTTGCAGTATTTGATGGAGCACCTAAGAAGGGTGTTGTTGCTAAGGCAGCAGCAGCCGTCAAGAAAGTTGTTCCTACTAAAAAGGCTTAGTCCCGACAAGGAATAAAAAAGCCCCTGCTTTGGCAGGGGTTTTTCTTTTAAAAATGAAACCCCCCGAACTAAAAGTCCGAGGGGCTTCACCGAAAGGAGACGAGTACTATGAACAACCACTCGACACAAAGGGTGATAAGTCCTTTGCTTGATAATGCTAACACAAAATCTAATTATCTATTAGGAAAAAATAAATGTTCTCTGTGGGCATGTCTTTATATAGATTTATATACTAATCTTCTAATAAATATTTCATAAGGTCTGGATTGTTTCTTAGAACCAAAAGCAATCCCTCTTCATAAAGACCAATAAAGTAATGCTCCCAAACTTCAAAGTCGTCTGTTTTCTTAGGCTTTATAGATGTATCAAACACCATACGAACAGCGTGTAGAACTTCGTGAAATAAAGTTGTTTTCTGTCTGCTCACAGCAAGGCTAGCGTCTATGACAATGAGATTTTCAGTATCAAGCGTGTAGCCAAAAGTATTGTCGTTGAGCATTCCGTCATTTTGACGAGTGCGTAAAACTACTTGGAACACCTGCGTTCCTACAATTACTTTGCTTGGCATATTACTCACAATGTAATTTTACCCCCGACTAAAAACAGCGACTAACTTATGTTCTCGTCAATGATATAATAAAGATTATCTATTGTCCTGTCATTAGAGAACTCACCGTCAAACTTGTAGTCATTTAAAGCGTGTTCAGAAGCGTGTTCATTAGCAGGTCCAACACCAGTTCTTAGCACTCTAAACACTTTTCCACCCAACGCTTTTATTGCGTCTGCTTCGTTTGGATATCTAACATCTGCTATCACTACTTTTCCACCATCTGGAATAGAGTTCAAAGCATAATCAACCCAGAAATCTTCATCAAACATTTCACGACCAACTTCAGTTCCAAAGCGTTGTAGTAATCCACGAACATCTGGACTGCGTTCTTTCAGACCTTCCCAACCATAAACATCTACGCCAACTCGTAAAGGAGTGTTCACAACTTCATTTACCGTTATGCGTGGGTTCAAGCGATACATCGCTTCTTTCATTGGCGTTGAGAAAGAGACTTTTGTGTAGCCTTTATTCTTTACTAAGTAATCAGCAATAGTGTCTTTGCCACTTCTAGCCCAGCCAGCAATACCAATAACAGTTACTCTAGGAATTAGTCTTCCGTCTTTGAGAACATATACAGGTAGCCCTAACGCTTCTGCGACATGAACTTCAAGCGAAGCACCTTTAGACTTTTGCCAATCGGGTAAAACGCAAATAGCATCAACAGCCAAAACGCTAGGCAAATCCCTACGCATATAAGAACTCCAAGATTTACTAGGTTTTTCAGGACTACCAGCATTTTTCAAAGCCTCTTCTAAAGTTTTGCCATCGTTATGTGCGGGATTGATAACTTCATAACCAAGTTCTTTTAGTTTGTTTTCCGTCTCAAAAAACAAAGGAAAGTTGAAGTCTTTCACTTTGCTCATTGGACCAGCGATATAAATTTTCACTCTGTCATTTCTTCTTGTACTCGTTGTATTTTCATACCAAGAGCCTTGATGTGCTCTCCAATAACTTCAATCTCCACACCCAGCAACTCAACTCTTTCATCAAGAGCGTCGATGGCAACGCCCAGTTCTTTAGCATCCATTTTGTTCAGCAACCGCCTCACCCTGCTCTAACCAAATCTTTTTACACTCTTCTGACATTTCACCAGAAGTTGACGGACTTGGAGTTGGAGTTTGATTTTGCTTTAGCATTGAAAAGCCATAGACAAGAAAGCCTATGAAAATCAATATAATAGTAGATACTATAAAGCAATCTATCTTTCTAACAACTATGTACTCACTCATTTGAGTTTTTCTTTCTTTCTTTTTCTAGTTCTTTAGCAAGTCTTTCTCTAGAAGCAATAGTTCCAATAAGACCAGATATCAACCCAACAATCAGCGTTGTTAGGAATATGGCACTAACAATCTCAAAATCACTGTGCATTTTCTTTTTCTTTCTCTTTTTCTGTAAGAATTACTTGGGCACAACAGCCGTCACACTCGTGGCGTTCAAACACATGAAGTAGGTCGTGTTCGCAGATAGTTTCATACATAAACTTTCTACACCTCATCTATCAAACTCTTTAGGTTGTCGTATCCGATATCTTCTTTTTTGAGAGCATCTAGCAACCAATCAAAAGTTTCTTCAATAATTTTCTTTGCTTCAGGGCCAACTCCTACAATTAGTTTTTCCGCTATACAGTAAGCAAGCGGATAACCTAAGTCGCTAAAGTAAAACAATTCTTTGTATTTTTCGTTTTCCCTGTGAAGCACCCACAAATCAGAAAGTATCTGGCACTTCTTTTTGAATGTTGTTTCGGTTGTATTAGTCATTGTTATCCTTTCCATAACCATAAAGCCACTCTCTAAATTCTTCCCAGTTGAAAGAATTAGATTGAGTAGGTTCTTTTACTGCGTCAGTTAGTTCTACCACTCTATTTAGTTTCTCCCAAGGAAGTTCTGGGTCGCCAAAATGTCCGTAAGCAGAAGTTCTACTGTAAATAGGTTCTTTTAGGTGGAGAGCGTCTATGATAGCAGACGGTCTAAGGTCAAATACTTTATCAATGGCACTAAGTAATCTGTCATCACTCACTACACCAGTTCCAAAAGTGTTGATGTATAGACCGACTGGATTAGCCTTACCAATCGCATAAGCGACCTGAATTTCAACTCTGCGAGCAAGTTTCGCAGCAACTATGTTCTTAGCAATCCAACGCAAAGCATAGGCAGCAGACCTATCTACTTTTGATGGGTCTTTACCAGAAAAGGCTCCACCACCGTGTCTAGCCATACCACCATAGGTATCAACAATAATTTTGCGACCAGTAAGCCCAGCATCTCCATTTGGACCACCAATAATAAATTGACCACTTGGATTTACCAGAATTTTTAGATTGTTTATTGCCAACTCAGTTTTCTTGAGAATAGGAAGCACAAGCATAATGATGTCTTCCTCAATATCATCTTGGCTAATGTTTGGCTCGTGTTGTGTAGAGACAACTATGGTTTCAATTGACTTAGGGATGTCGCCGTCATAACCCACAGTTACTTGAGTTTTACCGTCAGGTCTTAGATAAGGTAGAAACCCGCTAGTTCTAGCCTTTTCTAAAATGCGAGCAATCTTGTGTGCCAAGTAAATTGGCATAGGCAGCATCTCATCTGTCTCATCTGTAGCATAACCAAACATAATTCCTTGGTCTCCAGCACCTTGCTGGTCGTCTGCCAAGTGCGAACCTGAGCGTGCTTCAACAGACATTTTCACTCCATCAGCGATGTCTGAAGATTGCTGACCAACGCTTAGAAAGACAGCACAGGTGTCAGCGTCAAAGCCAATGTCCGAAGATGTGTAGCCAATCTTGCGAATAGTGTCTCTAACAATCTGGCGAATGTCTGGACTAGCGTGGCTTGAAACTTCGCCAAACACAAACACAACTCCAGTCGTGACAGCAGTTTCAACAGCAACCCTGCTCTCAGGGTCTTCTGCTAAATAAGCATCAAGAATTGCGTCTGAGATAGCGTCGCAAATCTTGTCTGGATGTCCAGATGTAACAGATTCAGATGTAAATAGTTTTCTTTCGGGTGGCATCATTGTTGTCATAAATGTCCTTTCGTTTTATTAGTAATACAGTATCAGGTTTGTCTAAAATAGGCTACTTCTTTTATCGTTGATTTCAAACTCAACTCTGGCTTTTAAGATAGGCAAATACTCTTCAGTAATTTCCACTCCAATAAACTTGAAGCCATTTCGCACAGCGGCCTTGCCAGTAGAACCACTTCCAGAAAACGGGTCTAACACAATTCCGCCTTTTGGAGTTACTAACTTGACAAGATATTCCATAAGAGCCGTTGGTTTCACGGTTGGGTGGAAGTTCTTTGCTGGCTGAGTAGTGAATTTGTCTTCTACTGAACCCGGTGCGTTGCCAGCACTATCAGCAGACTTTCCATTATAAACCTTACCCTTTTCAGGCAAGTCTTCACCAAGGCCCTCGTTTCGGTCTTTTTTATTGGCTTTTGCTTGATAGAAAAAGCGTGATGCTCCACCACTCTTTTCTTCTGCTTTACGACCAACTCCAAGGTATTCAGCAGAGCCACTACCAAACTCACCATACCCACTGACTTTAGTCTGAGCCCAATGACCTTGAGTAATTTTTCCTTGGGTTTGTTCATCAAGTTCTTTGATAGGACAACCATCAGCACATTCCCAAACTGAAGTGCTTACAACTTTATCTTCACCAACATAGTCTGGTCGCTCTGTTTGACCAAAGCCAGTCCAGTCTTCTGTTTTGTTGATTGAGTATTTTTCTTCTACTACACCGACTTCAACGCACTCTTCAGTATGTCCAAAGATAACATTAGATGGAAAACGACCAATAGGTTCTTCATCTGGAGTTGTTTGATGGAAGAAACGACTTGCTCCACCAGCATCTCCATACTGCTGACCAACAGGAACTCCATTTCCCTCGCTCCAAATGCCACCAGTTCCCCTGTCTTCTCTAGGCTGACCAGACTTAGTTACGCCACTCTGCTCATTGAGTTCTTTGATTGGGCAACCATCTACACATTGGTAAACTTCAATTTTGTACTCGTATCCATCAAATCCCCCCGAACCATCTCCACCTGAAACTGTCTCTTGCGTTCCAAAAGTAGCAGTGCGATTACCAGCAGAAGTTTTCCCAGTTATGACTTGTCCAGTTGGCGTACAGCCATCTGAGTGTTGAAGAATTACATTGCTTGGAAAACGACCAGTGACAGTTTTTTCATAAGTCTTGCCAGATGGAACCCAGCCATCATCCATAAAGTTGTTACCAAAACCATTTTCAGTAATGGTGTCAGTTCTTTGCTCGGTTCCAATACGAGAACCGTCAATGTTAATACCACCAGTTCCCCACTTCAAAACATTGCTTGCTACATTCTTTTCAGACAACGGCTTACGACCAACGATGATTGGCTCAAGTGCTGGCTTCAAAGCAGTTCCCCAGCCAGACCATTTCTTAGCATCGTCTGTCGATGGAGCAGTAATTAAGATTTCAGTGCGTTCAGCATCTTGAACTTGACCAAAACTCAATTTATCAATGCCAATGGCTTCTTTAGACTTAGCACCTACATCTCGTAAATCTGGAGCATTTCCAGCAGAGCCAATAACTTCACGCTCAGCCCCAGCCATCTTGTCTAACTGCTTAGAGATGTCTAGCGACTTAGGAAAGCCCTGACCATAAATCCAGGCAATGCTATCTCTAATTTCAAAGCCAGCCATACGAACAGACAATCCCATAAGGTCTTGCGTTCTTGTTCCAGCAAACACCAAGATATGTCCGCCTGGCTTTAGCACACGGAAACACTCATCCCACACAGCGGGTGGTGGAACAAAAGCATCCCACTGCTTTCCCATAAAACCTTTACCAGCAGGAATGTGTTCTCTGTCTCCGCCAATCCACATCTTAAGGGCGTTTAAGATATAGTCCGGGTCAGAGTCTCCCAACCCATAGGGTGGGTCAGTCACAATCGCATCAACCGAGTTGTCCGCTAAATTTTTTAGTTCTTCAAGACAATTTCCGTGATAGATAGTTGCTTCAGGTTCTTCAAAATATTTACTCACTAAACAAATCCTCGGTCTTTTGCTTTATTTCATGGTCAAGTCTGGTTGTAATGATTGGCAGATATTCTTCCGTCAATTCAATTCCAACAAATCTAAACCCGTTTCTAATCGCAGCCTTACCTGTTGAACCAGAACCAGTAAAGGGGTCAAGCACAATTCCGTTAGGTGGAGTCACTAACTTGATTAGGTATGTCATAAGCGAAGTAGGTTTTACTGTCGGGTGGTGGTTCTTGCTTGGAATAAAAGGTCTGTTTGCTCTTTCAGGAATAGCAGCGCCATCTCCACTCCAGTCATGGTCAGGCAGTGCATCTAGACCTTCATTTCGGTCTTTCTTATTTGCTTTAGCAACATAAAAGAACCTGCTCGCCCCACCAGAATCATTGAAACCTTGTCTTATTTCAGGAAAAGTTGTTTTAGATTCATTCAGCGAATTTCCACCATAAATTTTCAATGCAGAACTTTTTTGAGTAGCCATCCCTTTTCTATCTCCGCTTTGTTTATCTAATAGTTCGGCTGTTGTTTCGTCTAGGATTATGTTTGCAGGCCACCGCCCAACATGTTCTCTATAACTCTCAGTATCACTTCCCCTATCAGGTTCACCACCAGCAAAACTGCCTTTAGGCGCATTATGAACACTAATAGTTTCTGTTCCTATACGACTTGCATCTATGTTCAACCCACCTGTTTCGTAAGTCAAAACATTCTCAGCCACAGTCCCAATCAAGGGTTTGCGGGCAACAACAATAGGTTCATGTGCAGGTTTTAACGCTGTCCCCCAACCATCCCACTTCTTAGCATCATCAGTATCTGCCACATGTCGCATATCATCTTTATCACCTTTTGGATTAGGCAAATTCCTATCGCCATATTCACCAGCGACCTTGAAAGCCTTGCCTACTTTTACTTGTCCGCCCTGCAACTTATCTATCGCCTTACTAATGTTGTGCGACTTTGGAAAACCAGAACCATAAATCCAAGCAATACTGTCCCTGACTTCAAAACCAGCATCCTCAATAGCAACAGCCAACCTATGCCAAGTCCTAGTGCCACCAAAGGCTAGTAAATGCCCACCAGGTTTCAATACCCTAAGACACTCACGCCAAACATCAACATTGTAAGCAATCCCAGTGTTGTCCCACTTTTTGCCCATAAAACCGAGTTCATAAGGTGGGTCGGTGACAACAGCGTCAATGGAGTTATCTTCTAAATTCTTTAGTTCATCTAGGCAGTTCCCGTGATAGACAACAGCGTCTGCGTTTTCATAGTACTTACTCACTATTTATTTTTGTCTCTTTCGTCTAGTTCATTTAGAACAAAGTTTATTCCATCTACAAACTTCTTATCTGAATGCTGATTTCCTATTCGTCGGGCTTGAATAAGAATGCTACGAATTTCTTCACGCTCTTGGCTAGCACCCAACTCTTTCCAACTCACAGCCAAAATCTCATAGTCTTCTTTGTCTATTTTAATTTTTTCAGTTTCTATTACTTTAGGGGCGTTGATGATTTCAGATTTCTCTTCTTCCGCCGAAAATACTTTCTCAAGGCTTGCTCCAAAAGTAGCGGCTTTATCGCCCAAACTAGCCCTAAACTTTTCAATAAAACTATCTTCTTGCATTTCTTTTTATCTTTCTATCGATAGATTTCTGCGTTGGGGCAACACAGGTTTTTATGTAAATAATATTGAATAAGTTTACTAATACAATGAGCAAAAAGTAAGTAAGCAACACCCAACCGACTATATCCATCTGACCACAGGCTCCCCAGTAAATCCCTTTTCCCACACAAACCAAGCGTGGCACATCGTGGTTGCCCAGCGTTTGCCATTTTCATCTACTTCACTTCCATTATTAAAAGTAGCCATACGCTTGGTAAAAACATAGATGTATTTGGGCGGATTTTGTTTATATAATTCTCTACGCTTGTCGCCCTCTAGAAACTGTATCTTTAAAAACATAGCCATCTTGCCACCGTCTTTTAGTAGCGTTAGGCCTTTTTCTACAAACTCCTTGCCAAGCGAATAAGGCGGATTGGTGATTAGGTAGTCATACCTTTTCTCAGTTTCATATTCTAAGAAGTCAGCAACAATAACCCCACTAAGCCCCCTATCAACGATGTCAATACTGTCTACCTTTGCGTTTGGAACAAGTTCTTTGATGCGTTTAGTCAAGTGCCCCTGACCAGCACAAGGCTCTAAATAATCGCCGTCGCCGAAAGGCTCCGCGGCAAAAAGCATATCTAGTGCTTTTGGGTCTCTTGCATAGAAATCATTTTCTACACGCTCTCTGCTCTCGCTTTTACCAGCCAGAGCGTAGCCCTTTAGTGTTTTCATCACAACCCTATCTTTCTCAATACATCTAAAACTGGAACCAGCCTACCAATACTGGCGTTTGTGTCAAGTGTTGAGATTGGTTGGTGTACTTCACGATAGTCAGTTGCTCTAAGCATTTCTTTCAAAGCATCAGTTTTTATCATTACAAAGCCGTTGCCATTAGGCCCAGCAAAGCACCAGTATTCAGCCTCCGTGATATTGATTCCAGATTGTTTTTTGTCAATTGCGTCTGGCTGTCTAAAGTTGCCAGTTTCCCAAGCACGATAGTCAGTCTTCACCTCAAACTTATTTCCAGCCAAATCAGCCAGAAAGGTGTTGAGTAAGTTCTCGCCAACCTTGCCACGCTCTAAGTCAGTATCAAAATGTGGTTGGTAGTTATCCGTCATTTATCTAAGTCTTTCTTCAAAAGTTATATAATAATGTATCGTTTTTTGGACACTTGGCTCGTATAAATCTAAACACAAATTTATACGCCAACATCTTATCTAACCATCTTAGTAGTCAAAAACCCCTTGAGCGAGAGGTGCCCAAAGGGTTTTTGTAGTGAGTAAGTGGATTGCGTTTTACCACCAGTGCCAATTCAGTTCGGTTCTTAGCCCGCTTTTCAGCACACCTACCGTTTGCCCGCTAAGGCGATACGCTAGTATCCGATAGTGCCTTACTCCCCCATCTGAAGATTGGAGTTGTTCAGCCATACTCCAAGTTCTCCGTCGAGAACTTGTTATTAGTATCTTATACACAAAATGGAAATCGTGTCAATAGCAACACACAAATATTTTTGTGGACTGTGTAGATTCGCACTACCAACTTCAAGAGTTGACTCGTAGCCCTTGGCTACGCCAGTCCTTGGAGAATTCCTTTACAGGGCAGACCGCTTTACGCTCCTTTGTCTGCAAGCGTGGAGATGAGGGGAATTGAACCCCTGTCCTAACATATTCAATTTGTTCTTCTACACGCTTAGGTAGTTTCCTTGTTTTCCCAGCGATTGACCTACCAGACGCTGAGTCAAACTCAATTACGGTTTGAGTTGTTACCGTGGTGCTGTTTGTCCTCTTTATTTGAAACCTAGATGCCCAGCGAGAACTACTGCTTTTCTAGGGGCTTAAGTAGTCTTTACGCTACTAAAGCGAATGCGGAACGAGATTCAGCATTTATTGTTTTTGCCACACTTCAAGAGTGCGTGGCGGTCTCTGCGTGCTTCACCAAATGTCAGATGCCAGTCGAAACCTGTCATCCCCTAGTGCTTTATTTAGTTTTTATGGATTACGATGTCTAATCCGTTATCTGGGTGGTAAGACCAAGATACATCTATATTATCACCAAATGTAGCACTTTGTCTACCCATCAACGAGTTTGTAGTTTCCATGTTTGAGATTACATACTCAGGAGTCTTGATTGCGTCTAGGACACAAACGGTGTCGTAGAGGTCTGCTCCAGAGTAGTCATCTTCTCCATAGCCATCAATGGTGATGGATTTTCCTTCATCGGATACTCTAATTCCAGCGGGGGAACCACATGTTTCGTAGGCTTTTTGAAACAATTCAAACTTACCTGCACATCCAGTTAGTCCAACCATAAGCAGGGCTATACCTGCGATTGCGATTGATTTTTTCAATTACTTTTCCTTAGTTACTAATTTGCGTTTGATTTTGTCAAACACCTTGGGGCGTTTCTTCCACGCCTTGCCGTTGTTGCGGTCATTATTGTCGCCCTTTTTAGCAGGGGTTGAAGGAGCCGATTTCTTTGCTTTTCCCATAACTTCCTTATGTAATTTCTTGTATAGAAACTATCATACATGTTCGCCGTGGGCTTATTGTATTAATTTGCTTTCTAATAAACGGCGTGTCTATAATCAGGTATAAAGGTTTTTCAAGCCCAGATATAGAAAGAAGATGGTATATATGAGAAACAACGAACTGGTAGAGGCTTACGCCCCACGCCTTATTGAACTCTTGCCTTTGGCAAGACAGGCTTATGGTTCTCGCAACACTAAGTCGCCACAGCACGACGCAAGTCGTGAATACACACGCCTACTTGTTGAGTATTACAACAAGGGTGGCTCGCTTATCGCAATTGCCCAAGCAGTTGGCGTTACCTACGCTGGTGTCCGTCGTCGTGTTACTACGGCAGATGTAGCACCATCAACAAAGCGTTCTCGTAGCAAGGCTACTCCAGAGCAGTTAGCCGAAGCAGTAGAGCGTATCAAGGCCGCTAAGGATAAAAGCGTTGAAGATTACCACGAGGCTCTTCGCCACGAGTATGAAGACAACGGAGTTTCCCTGACCAAGATTGCTAAGGCACTGGGTCTAAGTTCCTCAAATCCGCTATATTACGGAGTTGCTAGAACCAAAATCAAAAACTAAACACCAATTAAAAACTTCTCCCCGCCAGGCGCTAACTTGACGGGGAGAATTTTTTTGGTCGTACACCTAAGCAGTTGTTGTGAACAATATTAAGTTATTTATACTTAGATGTTTGTCGCGGTTGCGACGCAAATAGTTTAGCAAGCATTTGTAAAAATGCAAAGACAAACTACTCGCTAATTTTGCTTTTCTTTGTTTCAGCCAACGCTGCCTCGGCTGAACTAGCAAAGGCGACATTTATTTCGTCTTCGTCTAGTTTTCCATCAACGACATAGGCACGAGCCAGACTTTCAGCAACTTCCATAATTCCAACAAAAGCGGCGATTAGGGCTGACTGCCAGAGTTCAACGCCACCGATAGAACCAGCGGCTAAAACAGCACTGACTTTTAAAATTACAAGAGCGATAGTTCTCTTGAAGATGATTGATGCGACTTTCACATTTTCTCCCTTGGGTAGATACGATTACTTGCCTCTCTCCCAAGGGCTATTACTATTTTACTACTTTTGTTCTAGGGCTATTTCTTCAATAGATTTTTTGTTGTATTTAGCCGCTCTTTTAATGTTTCTTCTTTGTCCGTCAGTAGTACCGCCCCATATACCGACTTCTCCATTTTTTATGGCAAAAATCATACAATCGATTTTATATACACAAGTACTACAAACCTGCTTAGCCCCGCGCTCGTTGTAATAAATAGCAGTTATTTTTCCTTCTATGTCTTGCGGAAAAAAGGCTTCAGGGTCAGTTTCGGAACAAGGTGGAGCACCTTTTTCTTCAGAAAGAAACGGGAGTCCAAAATCAAATTCCGACATATTTTCCTTATCCCCTATTGGAACTAAAGCCAGTGCCTTTGAAAACAATAGGTGGTGTTGCAAACTTTCTACTGAGTTTAGCACCGCAACCTTCAGCAGCGCAAGTCAATTCTTTTTCTTCTGCCGTAATAGGTCTTTCTTCAGAATAATCTAACCCACACTCAGGGCAAAAATATTCATAAGTTGGCATTAGAGCAACTCACTCAACTTATCTAATCTAAACCCAGACCAACTGTTTTCCCCAGCAACTACTACTGGAGCAGACTTGTATCCTTTTTCATCAATCAAAGAAAAAACTTCAGGGCTATCTGAAATCATCTTTGACTCAAAAGGAATGTTCTTTACAGTAAGAAATCTTTTTGTCTGCTCACAAGCAGTGCAGTTTGGGTTGCTGTAAACAATTACTTTTGCCATTACTTATCCTTTAGGTTTTCAGTAATAAGTTTTATCTCACAAGCGTCTGTCGTACAATAAGCGTCGCCAATGGCATCCGAAGCCATACCAGCATAGACACCAGCAAAGTCAATTGGGAATAAGTTTCCAACTGCTTCTTCATACTCTTCTTTGGTAATTTGGGTGTACGGCATCTGAGGATAAACAAAGTTTCCACTAGGCAAGAACGATACAGTCTTCAATTGTCCATCGTGCATGTGAAGCACAGTTCCAATCTTGTCTGCTTCAGTTTCAGGGTCAAAAGAGACGGTTACTGATACAGAGTTGTCTGACCAATAACGCTGAGCAGTCACAGCCAAGTTCATCTTTTCAAAAATAGACACATCTCGCTCAGCACGCTTAGCACCAGACTTGATTGGGAAAAACACAACCGAAGTAGTGTCTGGGCTTTCAGAGGCAGGTTCAATGCGGTAGTTGGCCATCTTGAATAGAGGCAACATTGGGTCATTGTTTCCAAAGCGAATAGCACGCAAGAAATACTCACCGCCCGGTGTCCAGTGAACGCCGGGACTTTCTCCAGCCAAAATAGAAACAGTTCCAGATGGTTTTACGGTTGTTGTCTTGATTGACTCACGAACACCTAACCAGTCTGAATAAATTTCGTCATAACGCTGAATAGTCAAATAGCCATCGTTCATCCAAGTTTTTAGAGTTGGCAACCCACGGTTGTCAGCAAAGTTAGCGATACCAGACATAGAAGTTCCAATACGCTTGTTTCTCTTCATAATGGCGTTGGTTTCTTCCCAGTGCGTTGGCAATAGGGTTACGGTCTTGGCATAAAGATACGCAAACTTCAAAGTTCTCTTGTAATCTTCAATGTCAGTGTGGCGGTTCAGATAGGTCTCAACCAAAGTACACATTTCATAAGACTCAAGGCTCTGCTCAGCACAAGGGTTGTAGCCCATAATCTTGGCATCCTTGTTATTGATTGGGTCAATCAAGCGACCATATTTACGAGATACATCCATCCAGATAACACCAGGCTCACCATTTCTAGCAATACCCTCAACAATTGGGTCAAAGTCTGTTCCAACTTCAACGGCAACTGAGTTGTTTGACATCCAAGCCCAGCCTGGATTTTCAGGGTCATAAGAGTTTCTTTCGGGGAAACGCTCAGAGTTCTTGAGGTTCAAGAAATTGTCGTCATCAATGCGACCAATAAGAAGTTCAGCAGAACGACGAACATTTCCAGAAACTACACAAACGCCAATCATATTTCCAATGTCAGCAATATCTACACGAGTTAGTTTTTCACCAGCACGACCATCAAACAATCTACGAATACCAGAGTGAAGTTTTAGTAGCGGGTCTGGACCAGAAGCGGTACCACCAAAAGTCTTGATAGGAGTTCCGTAAGGTCTAATCTCGCTGTAATCAAACTCCAAAGCACTCTGCTCTGGCTTTAGGTATGAGTTGATTAGAGCAACGGTACTTTCCTGCCAACCCTCACGGGTGTCTGGAATAAGGTATGTTTCAGATTTTCCAATAGGTTCGTGAATATCAAATCCCTTGTCCGCACCCTTGTCATCAAAGCCCACGCCCACGCCTAGCATTGAGGCTTCCATCAAGAAAGCAAATGGCTTGCCTGGATTCTGTTTGGTCATTTCTAAAGTAGAAACAAAAGCACAGTTCTGTAAGGCAGCGGAGTTTTTCTGACCATTTACAATCTCAGTTCCCATAACCCATAGACCACGGCCAGGCGGTGTCCATTTCAATTGGAACAATCTGTCAAATGCTTCACGAGCAGACGACTGAGCCTTTACACCATCCCAAGGCAACCGCTCAGTTTTACAGTAGTCCTTTTGTAGTGAATACATACCGTTGATAACACGCTCACACACATCGGTCCAAGTTTCCTTGGTTCCGTTTTCTTTTAGACGAGAGTATGTTCTAAGAAATGTAATTTCGCCCACAGAGTTGCCAGCGGCATCTTTGTAGCCGAAAGGAGATGGCTTTGAGCGGTATTCTTCTACAAAATCTTCACTGAGTCGAAACGAAAAAATAGACATTATTCACCTGTCGGGAGAGTTGGGGGTTGGATTTAAAAGTATAACTTGAACTGGTTTTTGCTAGTTTTAGTCATTTGGCAAGAATAGCGAATCCATAATTTCTTTGCAGACTGGACACACTGGAAACTTTTCCGGGTCCCTTGACGGCACAAAGGTTTTTCCGCAAATTGCCATTACTGGAGTTCCTAAAACATAGCCCTCTGTAACAGAAACTTTCTCGGCATAGTGAGCAAAGTGATTTGAGTCGCTGTTGTCGGTTTCTTGGGTTTCGGGGGTTTCTAGTAAATCAAGCATATTTTATTTTACCTTATAATTTCATTATGGACACAAAAGTAGAAGTTCCCGACTATGTAATAACAACGGAAGACCGCTGCGATGCTTGCGGAGCGCAAGCATATGTTTATGTCGCTTTGGAGTCTGGTGACCTGCTATTTTGTTTCCACCATTGGAACGAAAACAGAAGTGCCATAGAGCCTTCTGCCACCGAAGTTATTGACGAAAGTGCCAAACTGCTACTTCGCTAACCAATAAAGCCAAATAAACCAACCCCGTTGGTTGATTTGGTCTTGTCTAAAAGTCATACAATTCGTTTTATTGTAAAATAATAAGGACTACATTCTCCCGATTGAGGCTTCTATGACCTGTGGAATTGCTGGACTTTACAACATCACCTGCCAGCAAGGTGCTACCTTTCAGCGTCAAGTTACTTGGACTGACTCAGCAAGAGACGCGTATAACTTGACTGGCTATACAGCCCGTATGCAAGTCAGGTCAGATGTAACTTCCAACACCATAATTGCCACCCTATCCACCACCGCTGGTAATACTGGGACTATTACTTTAGGTGGAACCGCAGGGACAGTAGATTTACTAATTTCAGCCACTAACACAGCGGCCCTAACCGCAGGTCAGTATGTCTACGACCTAGAGTTGGTGTCTGGCGGTGGAGTGGTAACTAGATTACTTGAAGGCAACTTCAAGGTTTCAGCCGAGGTGACTCGCTAATGGCAGTTGAAATCAACGACGAGAGACCCTTAGTAAAGATAAACGCCAGAGACAATAACAAAGTTATTGTTCAAGAAGTCAATAATCAAGTAAAAATTACTGGCTGGGGACCTCAAGGAGCAACAGGTCCCACTGGACCTCAAGGACCTGCTGGACCTCAAGGCGAGTCTGGCCAATACACAATCTCAGAGACCGCACCTACGGCAAATGTGGTTCAAGGCGACCTATGGTTTCGTTCAGACACGGCACAACTTTACTTTTACTATGACGGCTATTGGGTAGAGACCTCAACAAGTTATGCGGGTCCTGCTGGAGCGACAGGTGCTACAGGTCCTGCTGGGGCAACAGGAACGCTTGCTGGAAAATATGGCGGGTTTCAATATTTAGGTAGACAAGAAATTACTGACACTACTGTCGCTTACGCTATGCCTTGGGACACAATAGATTTTTCTGGAGATGTCTACTTTTCAAACACAAGCAGAATTTATTTTCCAACCGCAGGGTTGTACAACATTCAGTGGTCTGGGCAATTCCAAAATACATCTAACTCTTTAGAAAACATCTATGTTTGGCTTCGTATAAATGGTACAAATGTTGCTGGCTCTACAGGATTTGTCTCTATTCCAGCAAGAAAAGACAATAGTCCGGGTTCACAAGCACACATGATTGTCGGTTGGAATTACTTTCTTCAATTTACAGCAGGTCAGTATTTAGAAATTATGTGGTCAGCGACTAATACAACGGTAAGCCTAGAGTCCTACCCATCAGACATTAACCCAACCAGACCATCCACCGCAGCACTTATTGTTACCGCACAGCAGGTGGCATAGTGACCGCCGTAGATTTTCCTAACTCACCGTCAGTAAATGATACATTTTCCGTAGGCGAGCGTACTTGGAAGTGGACAGGTACCGCTTGGGATGCTGTTGTAACTCCAGTAGGAGTGGCTGTCGGGGGGACTCAAGGTCAAGTTCTTACCAAAGTTGGAAACACAAATTATGTAACAACTTGGGCTAACACCGTATCTAGCGTTATTGGTGGCACTGGTCTTACTGGTGGAACCATCACAACTACTGGAACTTTGGCTGTAGATAGTGCTGTAATTCCGTTCCTCAGTGCTACTCAAACTTTTACTGGAACTCAGACTATGGTTGCTGGCTCAGCAAACGCAGCAACTTTGATTATCAAGGGTGCTGGGGGGACTGCCAATATTCTTCAGGTTATGTCGTCTGCCAATGTTGTAGTCGCTGGAATCGACCAAAGCGGTAATCTAACCGCTAATAACATAAGCGGAAACTCTCTTACGCTTCAAAAACAAAACACTTCTCCAGCGTCGCCAGGAGCCAATTCTTCAATTGAGTTCCTAAAAGACGGAACTGATGCTGGGACACTAAAAATTGCTATCAAAGCAGGTGCTTCTGGAACAGAGGTAGTTTTGATAGACAATATCCCAACAACAGCGGGAGAAGACACATCTACGCTAGGAGTTGCCAAAATTGAAGGCGGCAATGCGTGATAAACTTTTATATAGACTTCCACTATAAAGCATTTTAAAAAGGATAACAAATGGCCGTTCAGACCAAAATTCAACTCCGTAGAGATACGGCTGCTAACTGGACTTCAACCAACCCAACCCTAGCGGCTGGTGAAATTGGTTTTGACACTACCAATAATAAATTTAAGATTGGTGACGGTGCTAATACTTGGACATCGTTGCTCTATCAGAGCGACGCTTCTTTACTTAGCGGAGCAGCCAGCGTTACTAGCGTCACCACATCTGGCGATGTCACCGTTGGCGGAAACCTAACTGTAAACGGAACCACTACTACTCTGAACTCTTCAACAGTTCAAGTAGACGATAAAAACATTGAGTTAGCGTCTGTAGCAGTAGTAACTGGAAGAACTGGTACAGCAACTACCTCAAGTGCCACAATTACAGGTTCCAATACCGCTGGCCTACTTGTCGGTCAAACAATTACAAAAACCGCTGGTACATCAACACTAACTGGTACCACAATTGTCAGCATTATAAACGCCACTGCTTTTACCTTAGATAACCCAGTAGCAAGCGGTGGAAGCCTTACATTTGACACAAGCGGTTCAACTAACGCAACTGCAAATGGTGCTGGTCTTACTGTATTAGCCACCACTGGAGGAAATAAAACTTGGCAATGGGTTTCTAGCACCAGTGCTTGGACATCTTCTGAAGACATCAACATTGATTCTGGAAAAGTTTATGAAATCAACGGAACAACCGTTCTTTCATCTACTCAGGTTCTTGGGTACAGCGTTGCTTCAGCCAACACCGCATCTGCGATTGTTGCTCGTGACGCATCTGGAAACTTCTCTGCTGGAACAATCACCGCATCGCTTACTGGTGTTGCTTCGCTTGCTTCTAACCTAACTGGCGGTACAGCAAACAAGGGTGAAATTGTTTACATGTCTGGTGTAAATACCACATCTAAACTCACCGCAACCACCACTAACAACCAAGTTCTTGCTTACAACACAGGCACAAATGCTCCATACTGGGTAACCCCAACACTAAGCAACACATACTACGGAGCAACTACTTCAGCCCAACTTGCTGGAGTTATTTCAGACGAAACTGGTTCTGGAAACCTTGTATTTAGCACAAGCCCAGTACTTACCACGCCAAACATTGGTGTTCCATCGTTTGCCAACTTGGTAAATGGTACTCAGTACCCGTTGGCAAACCTTACTGGTGCTGGAACAGGTGTTCTAACATTTTTGGCAACGCCAAGCAGTTCTAACCTTGCTACCGCTGTAACAGACGAGACTGGTAGCGGTTCTCTTGTATTTGCTACTAGCCCGACACTTGTGACTCCAACTCTTGGAGTAGCAACTGCCACAAGCGTCAACAAGGTAACAATTACAGCACCTACCACTTCAGCCACGCTGACCATCGCCGATGGTGCAACGCTGGCAACAACTGGTGCGTACTCAATCAACCTGACAGCCACTGCTAACACAGCAGTAACTTTGCCAACTAGTGGAACTCTTGCCAACACCACTTATGTCGGTTCGGCTACCGTTGCTCAGGCAAACAACATCACTGGTGCTGCCAACCTTATTTTCTACAACTCTGCTGCTAACACAACTACCACTCTTTCAGCACCTGCTGGAAACAACTATGTGCTATCAGCCAACACAACTGGAGCACCTTACTGGGCAGCACCAACCGCAACAGGAGTTACTAGCGTTTCTGCTGGAACAGGTATGTCGTTCACCACGATTACCTCAACTGGTTCAGTTTCAATTGACACCACAGTAGTTCCACGATTTGCCAGCACTGGAACATTTACTGCACTACAAACTTTCCAGAACGCAGCAAACTCAGCCGCTGGTCTTGTGGTCAAGAACCACGCTACTCAGCAAGTCAATCCATTTGAAGTTCAGTATTCAAACGGCACGGCTATGGTTTCAGTAAGCAATGTTGGAACCTTGTATGCTGTTACTATTGATGGTGGAAGCGCCTAAGCCTAATAAGGAATAAATAATGACAATTGACTTTGCTGCTCTATTGCCAATTGAAGAGCGTAGAGAAGTTCTTACCAAGCGTATTCAGCAACTTGCTGCTGAAGGTTATCAGCATAAAATAAATAGACTTGCTGCCCAAAGAAACGGTAAGCCTGAATTAGTTACCGAAGCAGATACGGCAATCAGAGAGATAGAGACCGTAATTCAGACTTATCAAGAAGAACTAAGCGTACTACCACCAGTAAAGGGGTAGTAAATGCCAGTATCAACTAAAGTCCAAGTCCGTAGAGACACCGCAGCAAACTGGACTACCGCAAATCCTACGCTTGCTTCAGGTGAAATTGGTTTTGAGACAGACACTCTAGAGTTCAAAATTGGAAACGGGTCAACCGCTTGGACTTCCCTAAAGTATTCAACCGATGTGTCACTGCTAAACGGCACAATGACTTCTGCTACATTTGCTGGACTTATTTCAGATGAAACAGGAACAGGCAATTTAGTATTCTCAACTAGCCCCACTTTCACTACCCCAAATATAGGTGTGGCTACTGGAACAAGTTTGAATGTTACTGGAAATTTAAGAGCAACTGGACAAATTTTTTCTAACACCGCTGGTCAAGGAAGTATAACTTTAGGTGACGCAGCCATTACAAAACAATCTGGTTCAGCGTTCCAGTTTCTTAGCGGTGGTTCCTTTACTCAAGTAGTAACGGCACCTACATTCACTTCAAATGTTGCTACTGGTACATCACCTTTTACAGTTACATCTACTACTCAAGTAGCAAACCTAAACGCAGCCACTACTAGCATCTCAGTAAACATAGGTGCTGGTGATGCTGGCTCATTGCCTTATCAATCAGCAGCAAACACCACTACTTTCTTGGCTAGAACCGCGACAAACAACTCGACACTTGCCTTTAACTCAAGCACAAACGCCCCGTTCTGGGTACAACCGACTCTTAGCAACACTTACTACGCTGCTACAACTTCTGCTCAATTAGCAGGTACAATTTCCGATGAAACAGGCTCTGGAAATCTTGTATTTTCTACAAGCCCAACTCTAACTACTCCATTAATTGCTAATTCAACTACTACAGCCGCTTCTGGGTTGTTAGATTACAACGGAGATATTTACACACTTACAACAACTGGAACATCGGCTGGTAAAGGTACAATTTTTGCCCCAGCGTGGGCTTATTCAAATGCAAACGCAACTGCTGCTACAACTAACACACCGCAGTCCATATTTCCAACAGGTGCTAGAACTTTAACTTTAGAAGCAGGTAAAACTTATTTCTTTAAATTAAATCTTTCAGTTAACTTTTCTTTTTCGTCAGTACCTGCCGCTATTCAGTTAGTCCCAACTTTTGCTAACGCACCAGTCAGCATTTATTATAACTCTATGTTTATTTCTGGAACTTCTGGTGGAGTTCTTTCTAGTAGGGTTTTAACCACAACTGCTACAAGCGTTTCACCAACACTGTCGTCAACTACTTCTAACTCAACTATTTTTGTTGAGGGATATTTTCGGAGCAATGCCACAACTGGTGGAACCGTAGAATTTAAATATCAAATCTCTACTGGTGGAGGTTCTACGGCTACCATGCTTGCCAACTCTTATCAACAAATTACTAAAATTGGTTCAACAGCACCAGCAATTATTTCTGGCGGATGGGCTTAGGAGTAAATTATGGAAGAAATTAAATTATTGCTGGAAAAATTTGGTCAAGACGGATATGTCAGTCCAGAAGATTTAAAAACCGTGGCAGAAGTAGTAGTGCTTTTAGTTACTAAAGTAGAAGAATTAGAGGCTCAGGTTCAAGCCTTATCTAACTAAATTTACATTTTGTCTTTGTTTCTAACAAAAACTACCCCGTTGTGCTTCTCTTCACAGCAGCGAGCCAGCACTTTAACTACAAAAAATTTACCGCAGACCTTGCATTTATTTGGGTCTTGACCTTTATTTTGTTGTTCCATATGTAATTAAATTATCCCACTAAACCTGATAGGCTATTTTTATGACCGATTGGATAAAACTAGAACGCTCAAAAGAGCCACTCACATCAAGCGTAAATCTTGATGAAATTACACAGGAACTTATAAAACCGTTTGATTATATATCTAATGGTCAAGAAAAGTTCTATCCGTATCTTTTGCCAACAGATTTACCTAAAACTTGGGGCATAGGAGTAATTGTTGGGGCATCTGGGACAGGTAAATCTAAACTTTTATCTCAATTCGGTAGTGAAATATCTAAGCCAATTTGGGATAACAATAAATCAATAGCATCTCATTTTGATACGCCAGTAGAGGCACTAGAAAAACTTTCTGCCGCTGGTCTTATGTCAGTTCCAGAGTGGGTAAAACCATATTCAGTATTGTCTAACGGTCAGCAGTTTAGAGCAGACCTAGCACGCTCTCTTCACGACTTTGCCCGCATAGATGAATTTACATCTGTAATTGACCGCAATGTTGCTAAGGCTGCTTCAACAGCAATGTCTCGATATGTAAAAAAGAATAATATTCAAAATATAGTTTTAGCAACCTGCCACAGAGATATCCTTGAGTATTTAGAACCAGATTGGATTATTGACACTGACAGAGGCGAGTGGGCTTCGGGAAGGTATCTTCATCGACCAGAAATGGTTCTTGAAGTCTTTGCTTGCTCAAACGAAATTTGGAGCCACTTCGCTTCGCACCACTATCTCTCCGAATCGCTCAACAAATCAGCACACTGCTACTTGGCACTCTGGAACGGCTCGCTAGTTGGTTTTGTAGCGTCTATTGCTTATCCATCTGGAACAGTTCAAAATGCTTACAGAGAGCACAGACTTGTTATTCACCCAGACTTTCAAGGCTTTGGATTAGGACCAAAACTTTCTGAGGCGGTTGCTCAACATTATTTGGACAACGGAAAAAGATATTTCTCAAAAACTAGCCACCCAAGGCTGGGTGGGTATCGTGATAACTCACCGCTATGGAAGCCAACATCTAAAAATCATATGCGTAGAACAGACGGACAAAATCTAGATGGAAAATCACGCTGGAGCATAGACCCTAATCGTTGGAGTTATTCTCACGAATATTTGGGTATTGACATAAACAAATAAAAGTGATACTATATACATATAGGTATAGGAGTAAAACTATGAAAAAAAGAAAAGCAACGGTTCCGTCTGGACCAAGACCAAATGATAAATGGGAAATCACAACGGAACTACAAATCAATGGTCGTTATGTAAAACCCGGCACAGAACTAAAAATAAAAGGTTGGCCCGGCCGACACCGATTTGTAAAGCATGTAAAAACTGAAAAGGGCGTTGAGTGGATAGATGTTCTAACTGGCTCAGACTGCTTCCGCAGTTGTGGAATGGATAAGGTAAAAACTGTACATTCTAAAAACAAGACAGACGAGCATTTGGCTAAAGAGTATAAGATAAAGCGTAAGGCTCAACTAGCAGAAGCCAAACAGGAGAACCTTGACCAATAATGAACTAGCCTTGCTCTATGCTCGTGTATCTACACAACTTCAAGTTAGTGATGGCGTAAGCCTAGATGTCCAAGAGCGACAACTTAGGCAAGCAGCAGAGTTGGCTGGCTACACGCAGTTTGAGTTAGTTAGAGAAGAGGGTCGCTCAGGTAAGTCTATTTCGGGTCGCCCAGCCCTTTCAGGGGCTTTAAAAAGACTAGATAACAAAGAAGCACACGCTTTATTTGTCACCCGCATAGACCGTCTAGCACGCTCTACAAAGGACTTTTTGAGCATCATTGACCGAGCCAATAGCAACGGTTGGCGTTTAGTTATGCTTGACCTAAATTTGGACACTTCTTCATATCAAGGTCGTTTTGTTGTCACAATTATGTCTGCCTTGGCTGAGATGGAGCGTGGAATTATTTCTGAGCGTCAGAAAGATGTCCACAAAGACCGCAGGGCTAGGGGAATAGTTTGGGGTAAAGACATGGGGCCGATGAACAAAACCCCTCAAGAAGTCAAAGACAGAATTGTTTTTGAGCGTTCTAAAGGGGATTCGTTTAGAAAGATTGCTGACGGTCTAAATAAAGATTCTATTCCGACTCAGAATCAGCGACAATGGTATCCAACAACTGTAAAGAATCTTCTTGACTCAATTCAGCAGGAACAGGCTGACTAGGAGTTTTGTCTGGGTCATCTTCTACTTGACCTTGAATTTCTAAAGTACTCAAGAAATAACCTGGGAAATTAAATTCTCCAGCGTGAGTAATTCTTACCCAAGGAGCAGCCCAAGCATCGTGTCCCAACTTACGCCAGATGTCGCAGAAAGCATAATCTTCAGAAAGCAAAATAGATTCTGGCTCAGGGGTAATGTAAGTTGTAAAGAATTCAACTATTTCTTCTCCCATAGGTATTTCTACGCTAGGAGAATTGTTGTGGTATCTCTTTACTAAATCTGATTTAGCAATTTCTTCCAAAACATTTCTACGAATAAACATCATTCCAGTACCAACATCACGAACTTTGAAAGGTTCATCTGCCTTAAAGTTCTGCTGTTCTGGTAAAAAGTTCACGGCAAAATTTCCAGAGTAAAGTTCTAGATTTGGTTTCCCAGCAAGAGCAGCCTTGCGAACATTATCCCAATTTATTGATTTCATTGGGTAGATAGCACCAATCAAATCTTTACCTGAGTTAACCATTTTTACTATGTCTTCAGAAACCCAACCGTGGTCTCCATCAATAAAAAGCAAAGCGTCAGCATCGCTTTTCAAAAACATATGAGTAAGAGTGTTTCTTGCTCTAGTAATCAAACTTTCGTTTGTGATGGACATAATATTTACTGAGTGCCCAGCCTTAGCCAATTCACCAGTAAGTTGTGTCAGACAAGACACATACACACTCTTTGAGTTACCGCCATACATTGGTGTCGCTATAACGATTTTCATATTTATCTTTCTTTTAGGTGGGCGGGGTCTTGCGACCCCAACCCAGTCTTGTTACTCTCCCGCAACTCGACGGGTTTATCCTACAACATATTTATAGAATCTAATGTGTTAGACACCACTAGAACAAGTGATTTCTACTTCTCAGTTCTACTTCAGCCCAGTTGATTTCTGGCTGTGGCTCTACTGGCTTAGGTAAAAGCATCATATCTTTTACTACCGCTTTAGAGCCTTGACCGTCTATAGTAAGACCTCTATCCGACAACTTACGCTGAAAACGGATTTGAGTTAGTGGTCTTTCACCACGGTCTTCCGACCAAGCACGATAGACACTGTAAAGAATTTTTACAGAAAGCATAGTGCCCTCAGACTCTTTTGCCACTTCTTCAAGGAACATACCGATACGGTCTTCGTTCTTTTGGTACATCTCAGCAGACTCTCTAACCGCAGAACACCAACCAAGCGGGTCTCTAGCACTAGAGTTCAAATACTTTACGGCACCTTCAACAGCCCAAGCCAATACTGCTGGCAAAGCACCTTCAGGGTCAAACAGATACGCTTTTAGTTCTGGGTCTGGCGACTCAGGAACATTTGACCAAGGAACTGGTCTAAGTCTTCTCCACATTGCTTCATCTGTAATTATCGGTCTGTGGTTAGTAGTTACCCACAACTTAGCCATCGACTCAAATGTAAAAGGCTTTTCACCAGGAGAACGAGCAGAGATTTCAGATGAACCAGTAAGTTTCTTTACCGAGTTCTCTTTTAGTCTTTCTGATTCTGGCAACTCATCAACCCAAACCATACGGCGACCACGCAACTCAGCCCAGTGATAAAGGTCAGTGCTTGAAGACATACCATCGCCCTGAGCCAAGATACTTGAATCAAGTGGCCAAGAGTATTGCTGTGTTCCTAATGCTTTTACTAATGCTTCAACAAATGTGTTTTTACCTGAACCTGGCGGACCATAAACTAAAAACATAACATCTTGATTGTTTAAGCCAGTAAGAGTGTAGCCAGCAGCACGCTGTAACCAATCCTGAAGTTCTTTATCTCCACCAGTAGCGTAGTTGATGAACTCTTCCCAACGCACATTGCGAAGCCCCTGAGTGTATCCGACAGGTGCTCGTTTAGTAATGTGTAGTTCTGGCTTTCCCTTTAGCAGTTCGCCAGTTTTCAAATCTACAACTCCATTAGCAACACCAAGCAAGTTTTTATCGCTATCCCAATGCTCAACTTGAGTAACAACTCTTGGGTCAGAGTTAGAACTTTCAATAGCACCGTTTAGGCGACCATTTCCTTTTGCTTGATTTGCCCATTTCACAACATCGTTCTTTTTATCTGGGTCATCATACTGAGTAACTTCAGAAGCAATAATTGGAGCAAGTTTTTTAGCAAGTTCTTGCATACCAAGATTTTCTGCGTCTGCTCTCCAATACTGACCGTTCCAAATAAACCAACCAATTCCCGGCGTATAGCGAATAGAAGAGCCAAAAGAATCCACTAACCTACGACCATTACCAATATCAGACAAAGAACGCTTGCCAGGAGTTCCACCCTCGGCTTCCGTAATTGCGTCAGGGTCTTTTGGAATATCAATGTCGCCAGAGCCAAATGCTTGAGCAATTGACATACCGTTTCTTGCTGCTTCATCAATCGCACCGCCAACGGTTCCGTGTAGGTCAGTAGTTAGGTATTCAACATCGTCTGGGTCAGATGTGCTCTGTCTTTCTGGGGTGCCTTGATAACCAACACTATTCTGTGCTTGATTTTTAATAGCCCAATCCTGAAGCCCAGGCCAAACTTGTTCGGTAACTGGATTAGAAGCCACAAACTCTATAGCACGACGAGTGTGCATAAGTAGAGAGTTAGGTCCCTCAAGTTCCATAGGCGGTCTAACTTTTTCGTGGTTGAAACGAATCATTAGAGTTTCAATAGCCATACGCTTGTATTCGGTTTCAACTCCCATTTTGTTTGCTAAAGCACAGGCAAGTTTGTAGATATCAACAGCACGGGAGCCTTCGTCAATACCTTCTTCAAAAAACTTAGCAATATCTACGGACTCGCCACGGTACTCAAGTCCAGCAAAAGAATCCCAATCGCTAACGCCAAGAGAAGTTCCAGAGTTTCTACGACCACCTTTGCGTAAAACTGAAAGCATTTTTTCGTTGGCTTCGGCAATAGGTATTTGCCAAGGTGCTTTACCCTCTACCCACTCATATTGAATTCCAGAAAAGTGCCGCGATGGGGCAAGTAAAACATACCCGTTATGTTTTATGTCTATACCTGGCAAATTCATAGACTTCAGATTTCCAATAAGTTTTTCGTTATCGGCTACACGGTAGTAGATGTGGCGACCACGAGAATTTTTACCGTTGTATGAATAAGCACCTGTATAGGCTTCAACGGTTTGAGGCAAATCATATTCCATAAGTTCTTGGAACTTTTCCCAAGAATCAATACCACCAGAGCGGGGGTCAATATCAATTACAAAAAAGCCTGATTTGTGGCACACAACACCGATGTTGTTGTCTGGAGAGTTATTCCACCAAGTTTCAATGGTTGATTTATCGTCAGTAGAGCGAGTATTCCAGTCGCCAATGGCTGGGTGCTTACCTACATCTTTAGGTTCGTCGTGCTGTCCATTACAGGTACAGCGACCAGAATCATTTATTCCGTAGCAAGGAAGCAATTTCCACCCTTGAGTTGCGTACCATAGGGTGGCTTTTTTCAATCTATCTTTGTGGTCAGAGGACATCAGTCTCTAAATATCCTTTCCAAAATACCGTCTCTTTCTCTTGTCTTATCTAAAAAATAGTAGCACTTCACCCAGACAAATACACCTAGAAACGCCAATTTTTTAAAATAGAGTACCCGTTTATTAGATAAACTATTGTTATAAAAATCTTCTATGGAAGACCGAGTGAGAGTTATATTCTAACCTATGCCACAAGAACTTATTTTTACAGTTGCTGCTGTTATAACTGCCGTCGGTGTTATTTTTGGGGCTTTATTAGCCATCTATAAAGTTGCAAAACGAATTGGAGATGCCATAGGAGTTGATGAAAACGGAAGAACTGTTTCAGACAGATTGTCCAGAGTAGAACATCAACTCTGGGAAAATGGCGGAACATCGCTGGCTGACAGAGTAAACACAATTGAAGCCCACGCACTAAAAACAACGACGGAACTTACACTAATAAAAGACTTTCTTATCCCAGCACAGCCCGTAGAACCAGCCAAGACACGCCGTTCAAAAAAGAGCGATTTAGGGGTTCGCTCTTAGCCGCTATCAAGTATCATAAATAATGACACCTGACCAAAGGATTATAAATGTCGCTATCAGACAAATTACAGTCGGCATCTAAAGAATCAAATATCAAACTTTGTAAGATTGGTCTTTTGCTTTCTGGAAATGTGTTGTCAGAAAAAGATAAAAAAACTCTCACTGAAACTTTTGATGTTCCAGAGGGAGTTCCCGGCAGAGTTACAAATGTAGCCCTGTCAAAAATACTTCGTGAAGAAGGATATGACATAAGCCTAAGCACCGTTGACAGACATAGGCGTAAAGACTGCGGTTGCTTCAATTTAGTAGCAGGTAAATAATGACCATTTCAGACAGACTTGAAAATATGTCCAGCCCAGGAACTACTGGCTCTGATAGAAGATACATACAACAGACACCAGAAGAATGGCGACCACGCTTAGATGTTGATGAATCTAGGGGTGGTTTTATTGTTTCCAAACCAAGCCCAGCAGGACAATTGCCAGATACAAAATCAATTCTTGAAGATTTTGGTTTAGACCCAAATGCTTGGGCAGTTTCTTCACTGCGTCGTTCTCGTTGGCAAGTTTATTCTGGAGAGTGGCTTGAGTCAGTAAGAGTAAATCTTCTTCCAGTAGGCGTTGAACAAGCAGACCGACTAGACGCAGAAAAATTAATTGATGAAGTAAAAAAGTGGCGACCACGCCGTGGAATTAAAACTTTTACTGGCGAGGGTGCTTACGGAGTTTTTCCTAGCGACCAACAGATTGGTAAGAAAACTGGCTCTGGCGGAACTCAAGAGTCAATAGATAGATTGCTAAATCTTACAGAGCAGTCAGTTGAAAGATTTAAAGGATTACAAAAGTTAGGTTTGAACCTTGGAACAATAGTTTTAGGTTTGCCTGGCGACCATGTAGAAGGTAATACAAGTCAAGGCGGAAGATTACAAAGCGTATCGGCATCCGACTTAGGTCTAACAGAGCAAGTAAGAGTTGCTCGTAGATTACTTATGGCACAAATAAAAGCATTAGCCCCATATTGTGAAAGGCTGATAGTGCCAGTAGTAAATGGAAATCACGATGAAGTGTCTCGCCAAGTTGCTACCGACCCAGCAGACGGCTGGAATGTTGAAATTGCTTCCGCTGTTCAAGACGCTTGTGCCGAGAACCCAGCACTATCTCATGTAGAGTTTCGTTTTCCATCTTCTGGACATCAAACCTTGACAGTTGCCGTCAATGGAACACTGCTTGGAATTTTTCACGGACACCAAGCAACTCAGAACAATGTCTTGAAATATTTATCTCAGCAATCAGCAGGTCAAACCGCATTAGGCGGGGCAGACATTTGGGTATCTGGTCATTACCATAACTTTAGAAGTATGGATATTGGAGAGCGTCTTTGGATTCAATGTCCAACAACTGACCCAGGCTCAGATTGGTTTAGAGATAGGGCTGGCTTAGAATCTAAGCCCGGACTATTGACATTGGTTTTTGGTGGAGATTATGACCCAAGAGAGAACATCAGCGTAATTCCAGTAAGACTGTAATTACTTTTTGTTTTTCTTCTTATCTGCTTTTATTGCGTGATAAGCATTTACCGCATTAGCACTTGTTCTGCTCTTCCAAGCAAAACCACAATCTACACACTCAACCATACGAGCAGTTGTCCATCTGCCACCGCCAGGTAAATCAACAATATAAGTTTTTAGTTTCTCGGTTCTAGCAAAACAATAAGGACATTGCGGGTATCTATCTCTACGGCACTCGTCTCCGTTGGCATCAACGGATAAAATCCTACGAATTTCGTGCTCATCTCTGCCACCCCAAATTCCCCATATTTCTTTTTCTTCTAAAGCAAATTTGATACAGTCTTTTCTTACGGGACAACTAAAACATAAGTTTTTAGCAATATGTTTTTCTTCTAATTTCTCAGAAAAGAAATACTCAATTATTTTTTCATTTTCTTTTTTAGAGCATAAGGAATCGTTTATCCATTTGGTTTTTTCAATTGACATCTATCTCAACCCATGTAATCGGGATAACGCCCTCTGCGTTATCTTCATAGATTGTCATTCCGTTTGTGTCGCATTTTGTTAGTTCATCTTCGCCACCGACAAAGCCAGCGTGCCCGTGATGTACGCTGATAACTCCGTCTAATAAGCGAAAAGCCCCACCAAGAGAGTCGGTTGTGCCGTCTCTTTGTAGGGCTGAAGCAAGTGCTCGTTTTACTATTTCATTATCTAGATAAACATGCTCTTCTGTATAAAAGATTAGTGAGTTTGGAATATTTCTTTTATAGTCAATGCCGAACCATTCGCTCCAAAGCGTTTCGCCTTTGCGTGAATCTTTCATATAATTTACCTCTATAAAAGATTACCCTGTTTTATAAAATAAAACAGGGCAACACGCCGTTTATTATTTAGGCAACGGGCCAGAGATATTCATATGTTTCAGGCTTAGAGCCAGTGTCTTCTGCCCAGCCAAACTGTGAATACCACTCGTAATCCTTGGTAAGCAAAGCAAGACGATGGCTAGAAGCAATTTGCTCAAACAGTTGCTTGTTTTCAAGCCACGCTGGTGAGGTTATTTCATCGCTAATAATGTTTTTGCTGAGAGCAGTTTGAATAGTGTTCCAAGCCTTAGTGCCAATGGTTGATTTGAACCCGCGGTTGAGCCACTCATTTACCATTGCGTTGATGTACATAAACAGAGCCATCTCGTGACCACGCCACATTTTGACTGCTGGGTGATTGACCCAGCCTTTAGGGACACGATGATTGCCGTCAGGGTCTAGTTCTAGCAGAGTCATAAGAATCTGCCAACCCTCAAGGGCTTGCTTGTTGAGACGCTTGTTGTCAAGCACTTTGGCTATGTCGTCAGCGTTGCTAGTTAGTGGTAGAAATGTTTGCATAGTTTTGTCTTTCTGTCATTTGTATTAGTATGCTACTTCTTTTTCTTAGGTTTGTCAAACTTTGCTAAGTATGTTCCAGTAATACTAAACTCGTGTTTTAGTATTATACTATGAAAACTATCAAGAACTTCTTTGGTAGTCCAGTCTTCCTTGACATGTGTTTCATAAGGATTGCCATTAGCAGCGTCTTGATGAAAATGCGTTATTGGTATAGAAATAAGTGCGTATTTTGCTTGTTTTGAAATTTTATTCCATAAGGCAATAGCATCTTCCTTTGACATATGCTCTAAAACATCTCCAAGAATTACTAAGTCATATTTGAAATCTGAATAAAGACGAGCATCACAAACCCAGACTTCATCATAAAACTCACGCAATCTAAAAGATTCTATGTATGGAGCCCAGATTTCAACACCAACCAGTTTTTCAGTGCTAGGTGAATATTTACGAACAATCTTTCCGTAAATACCCTCACCAGGACCAATGTCTAAAACAGTTTTAGGCTTTAGTTTATAGATAACAGACGCAGCCCAAGATTTATTTTCGTGTGCTGAATTACCCATTACTTCACTCTTACATAAACCGTTGCTAGATAAAAGGTAATTGTTTCGTCGTGAGGGACACTTTTTTCTTCAACGCTAAGTTCTATGTCGCATTTCTGGTCAACATCGTACTGGTCTATCTCTAAGTAGTCAGCAATTTTTTCTTTTGCCCTTGCTTCAATCTCAGATTTAGTTTCTCCAGCACAAGTAAAAACTAATTTAGTTTTCATTGGGACACTCTCTTTTCTAGGTTTTCTGGGGCGTAATGAACGCCTTTTAGTTCTGGCTCTTGCTCGTCTGTAATATCAACAATGATGTCTCCAGAACGAATAGCAATAACTACTCCAATTCGCCCATTGTGTAGGTAAGCAATGTCTTCTATGTTGTAAGCGTCTGCTTTTACACGCACAACATCTCTGACTTTGATATCTCCACGACGAGCCTGTACCCAAGTAAAATCATCGTCTTTGACAATAGCGTGTCCTTGAGCAAGTTCATGGAATACATCAAGCACAGTTTTAGCGGTTTCTGGCTTTTTGATGTCTAGTTTTTCCCAAGCCTTTAGCAACTCAATGATTGCTAAACCAGTCCCCTTGTGAATGTTTATTTTGGCAAATTGATTGGTAACCCAATCAAGATTAATTTTCGGCATTGTTTCTCCTAAATATTGAATTTTGTAGAATTTCTACGGCTTCTAGTTTGCTAGGGATTTTAGCGAGATAAACTTCCCGCTGAGCAGTAGCAACCAAATCTCTTTTTTCTTGGCTCATTGACTCAATACTGCTGCCGAGTAAGTTCCAAGTTTCATCAAGAACACCACTTTCTTTCCAATCAGTAATAACTGGAGTTCTTGTGTTCATTGCTTGTATGTATCTGTAATTCCAATATGTTCCGTCTTTTTTATCAGGGGACACAATGGCACCAATAGAACGAGATATCTGTTCTTCTACTTGAGCATCAGTAGTGCCTTTATTCCATTTCATCAACGAGTTAGGCAAAACTAATCCTGCCACAGCAGAAATAGCCCAAGGGCTAGACAAAGAATCAACAGACCACTTAGGTGCTCTATTTGGATTTAGCCCTAATTCTTTGATTATGTGAGCATCAAGATTTATCCCAATCAAATTGGTTTTTGCGTTTTTACAAATCCTAATATCTGATTTCCAGGGAAGTTTTGAATAGATTGTCGGTGCCCAATCATTTTCATATAAATATTTGATTCCAGATAAAACTCTATTAAAAATGTCTTTATCCGCCACAACATTTGAATATTCTTTCCTGTAAGAAAAGAAAATTTTAGTAAGCGTTGCTGGGTTAGAAATTACGCTTTTTAGGCTAGGTTCTATTTGACTTGGACTTGGGGTGTCAATAAATAAGGTCAGTTTGTCAGAGTCTTTTAGTTCATTTATTACATTGAGAGCACCATAAACTCGGTTAGCACCAACGCTAGTTAGTGGAGATACTCCAACCAACACAGCGTCATACTTTTCTAAAGCGTCTTTTGTCATATAGACACTTGGGCTAGCCCAATTTACTTCGTGCCCAGCATCGGTCAAAACTTTATTTAGTAGTCCAGCAAAAGTAAAAGACTTTTGATTAGCACTTGGAGATGCTTGCGGAGCAGACATACCAGTCAAAAAAACTTTAGACATCATTTCCTTATGTGTATATGTAGAAAGGGACATCGCCCACTAATGATTATAGTAGGCAATGTCCCTGTCTAATGATTCCTAGAACGGAGCGTCTGCTGGGGCTGTTAGCGGACTAGCAGGAGCAGGAGCAGGAGCAGGAGCAGGAGGTGGTGGCGGAACGGCAGCACCAGCAGTTGATGGGGATACCGCAGGTGCTGAAACAGCAACGCCAGCAGGATTTACATAGTACTTGGTGATTTCATTTTTCTTGTCACCATTCCAAGTACGGCTGCCAACTTTGGCACGGAACAACTTACCGTCAATCGCAGTTTCAATTTGTGCGTTTGATGGGTTGTTGGAGAAGAACTCACGAGGAACTCCAAGGGCTTGCAACTTTCCGAAGAAAATAGCCAAGGCGTTCTTGTTCTCAGGAGAGACAACTAGGTTGTCCCAAATGCGACGCTTGTTATAAGCACCGCCCTGAACCTCGGTGGTCAACTTGAACATAGTCTTACCGCTAGCGGAGACAGTGCTTTTTACCTCAATTACCTTGAGGTCATAATCGCCGTCGGGCAACGGCTCGTAATTTCCGCTGGAACTTTCTCCAGCATCCTTTACTAAATCAGCCCAGTTAATGCTACTCATAGCAATCACTTTTCCTTATGTTAGGTGGGTTAGTAAATCGGTTAGTTGCCTAAGCCGACTTCTTTTTCTCGGTCTTTGGACCGAAAATCATGTCAAGCATTCTTTCAACGCCTAAGTCCTGTTGCTCAACAATAGCACCAAGACGACCTTGAACACGCTCTCCAGCCTCAACTTCATCAGTACGCTCCACATACATACGGCGTGCCTTGTAAGGCAACTGAGTTGGGTCTGGGTTTGGAATTGTTTCGTTGGCAATGTAGCCAAGAACATCGTAGAAATACGGAGCCTGAACTTTCAACTGACCCTGTAGATAAGGGTGCATACGATTGTCCTGACCACGGCTAGCCATAGCAGTCATAACTACAGCCTCAAGCGGCTGAGTTGGGTGCGAGGTTAGGTCACGCAGGTCACGCAGTAGATGTCCCATGTGGCGAAGTAGTTCGCCCCACTGTTGCATCTTCATCTGCTCTGTACCAGCAATGTTGTCCATACACTTCACTTGAAGTTCTGAAATTGAGTCAATGATAAGCGACTTGAATTGGTGCTTACCAGACTGTAGCCACTGGAACGCTTTTAGGACTACATCGTAGTCACGAACCTGAACAACTACTGTGTCCCAAGTGCCGTCAGCCACAGGTGGCTCTTCACGCATTGGGTCCCAATACTTTACATTGATAGGCAAGAAACGGTGTCCGCCCTCAACATCTAGCATCAGGCGAGGGTATGGTGCTGTGACAGCAAAGGTTGATTTACCAACCTTAGACTCGCCATAGACCATCATAGTAAGGGAACGATGTACTTCTGACATTAGTTCTCACTACCTTTCTTTTCGTCTGTTTTGTAGTAACCATACGGGTCGGCGACCTCGTACATCTCACTGATTGCTGCTTCGGCGGCGGAACCGTCGTCGATTAGCGGGCAAATAGTGTAGAACTGACACTTCCACTTACAGTCTTTACCTGGGCGTGGATAAGCGACAAAATTAGGGTCTGCACCGTTATCAAGAGCCTTTTTGACTCCCATAAGGTCAGAGATAGTTCCGTGAATTCTTTGCCAGAAAGAACGCATAGTGAACTGGTTGTGGCGGACTTCAATTTGCTCATAGAAAGGTGGTCTAGCATTAGCAGTACGCTTTACTTTTTTGAGCATAGTAAAAATGCCACCCTCGGCACGCTCTTCTGGGTTTTTGTTCTGAGCAGTTTCCAAAAGCATATAAGTCAAGATTTGCTCGTTCATCTGAGCCTGATTAGCAAAGTCAGAGAATGACCCACCAACGGTTTTGAAGTCACGGAACATACGCACACCGTCGCTCTTGCGACGAACACGCATATCAATCTTTCCCTGAAGCACAACTTCACCATCAAATAATGGCATTTGAATTACTTCTTCAGTAGAGATTTGTTCTAGGTCAGCGTCAATACCCTCGGTTGCCATCCACTCAAGGTAGCCCTCAAGCATAATGCGACCAAGTTCAGCCTCGGCTTCAAGGTCATAAGTATCTCTATACTCTGCCACTAATGCGTCAATGTCTCGCTTTACAAGTTCAGCGTGAGCCTCAAGCAAGTCTTGACCTGTTGAGTAGTGACGGTCTAGAGCCTCGTGAATACGAGAACCTAAAGCAAGAGCACCTGTAAATTGCTTTTGCTTTGGCTGTAAGCGACGGTAGTAGTTCAACCACCACTTGCGACGGCAATCCTTGAATACTTGGATTTCTGAGTTTGAAAGAACATAAGGTTCTTTCTTTTCTGTCGTTACTTCATTCATAATTTACAACTTACCTGCTTTATCATTTTTTAGCAAGTCTAATAACCTACTTTTATCACGAACAATTTCTTCAAAGTTCTCAGCCTTTGTTTCCAAAACCTGAATAACACGCTCTTCAATAGTGCCCTCAGTAACATAGTCCGTAATAATCACTGAATCGTGAATTTCAGAACCAATGCGGTGAACACGGTCTAGAGCCTGTTTGTGGTCTACAAGAGACCAAGGTCTTTGTAGCATAATCAATCTGCGTGCTGCTGTCAAGGTAACACCTACACCACCAGCCTTATCCGTGAATAAAATCCACTTGATACGACCAGATTGGAAATCGTCAATTGCCTCTTGGCGTTCATCATCGCTTTGAGCACCTGTAATCATTCCGTGTGGAATTTTAGCCTGAGTTAATTCAGCACTAAGAAGTTCTAACAACTGACGAGATACGGCACATACAGCAACGCTGTCGTCGCCAAAGTCTCCGCTCTTGATGTCATCCATTAGAGCATCTACTTTACAAGATGGGGCTGACAAAACAGCCCTCGGTTCGCCAGTCTTTTCATCAACTACAAGTTCGGCATAAGAACTAGCAAATTGTAAAAGCCTAAGCGTCTGAGTTAGAACGCTTGGAGCAGTCAGCATTTCAGAACTGCCAGATGGATTTTCTAGCAAAGCAATCATATTGTCTCGCATTTGAGCATAGGCTTTTGCTTGCTTAGTGGACATCTCAACATCTCTACGCTCAAAAACCATTTTAGGTAGCCAAGGTAGCACACGAGCCTTTAGCATACGACGCATAAGGGGGTCCACAGTTTTGTGAAACTCTTCTTCCATATGTGGCTTTAGACCGAGAACCATCATTCCACCAAAAGCGTTGAGCATTGTGTCCACCATACGGTCAATCCACTTGGTTTTAGTGGGAAATTCTCTAGGATTTATCCAGTGAAGAATAGCCCACATATCTAAAACATTGTTTGCCATAGGAGTTCCAGTAAGAGCAAAACGAATATTGGCATCGCCAGTCGCTGCGAATAAAGCACGGCTCTGCTTAGACTTAGGGTCTTTAGAACGGTGCATTTCATCGGCAACCACAGCCTTGAAATCAATTCTGTTTAGTTCACGCTCATGGACTTCACACCTGTTTTCGGTTACACGGTCATCGTGCCCCTTACAAGCCTTACAACGAGCAAGAGCAATCGCACCATAAGGTGCTAAGCGTGAGTGAGTGCGTAGTGACTCCCAGTTGATTACATACACATCTGCTTGCTCTTCAAATTGCTTGCGTCTTTGAGTAGCAGTTCCAGCAATAATCTGAACATTTACTTCAGGCCACCACTTAGCAAACTCTCGTTTCCAGTTTTTCTTCAAAGTATTGGGGCAAACAATCAAAGCAGGGAATACATCTTCACCGTTTTCTTTGATTTCTTTTAGACCACGAATAGCCTGAGCAGTTTTACCCAAGCCCGGCTCGTCTGCCAATAAAGCACGCTTAGCGGTTGCTAAATACTTTACGCCAACTCTCTGATGTGGAAACAAGTCTTCATTACCAGTTTCACCATCAGGTAAGATTTCCAAATCTCTAAGAGACATAGCGGGGTCAATTCTTGTGGCACGCTCATTTGATGCCCAAAGTTTTAGAGCATTTCCAAGCACCAAATCATCTTTAAAAGTGGAGCGTAGAGCAAGGCAAGCAGACCAAGATACAGGTACTTTCCATCTACTAATTGAGCCATCAAAAGTGGCTCCAGGTAGGCTTTTACAAAGTTCTTTGTATCGCCAATCAGCGTCAATAATAATGTCTAAGCCAGTTTCGTCTAATTCAACATTGATAGCCATAATCGGTTCCTTTCGTCATTACATACATACTATCACGGATTTTAGATATTTATTCAAATTTCTTGATAGTATCTCTGTCATTCAAGTAGTTTAGTGGGTATCCACCCAAGTTTGACCAATCGTAGCACGGCGTGTCTTATTGCGTCAAGGGCGTGTCCTTCCCCACCTTTGTGCCAAAAACCTAGTTTTTTCAACTTGGTATTGTCAAACATAGCCTTAGCGTCGGCCGGGGATTGAAAAATAATCTTTTCTGTTGGCATTTTGTGGTCTAAAAGAATTTGCTTTAATATACCAATTTGTTCTAGAGAGTAGGGGGCTTGTGCGTTGCGGACAGTCTGAGCATTTATGGTAAATCTTTCACAGACTATATCTAGCGGAATAGCAAACTCAATAGAAGAACGCAAAGCACTTCTAATTGGCTCAGCATATTCTTCTTGTTGGTATTCACCAGACCAAACTAACTTTGGCTCTCGCCCATCTTCGTATTGAAAAAGACAAATACCGCTTGCTTTTCCAGGGTCTACACTCAGTATGAGACGCTTAGGCATCGTATTTTGCTCCCCAGTTTTCAAACGGTCCATCTACTCCAGCAGTCAGTGGAACTTCCCAACCCTGTCTAGTGGTCATACATTGCTTTACGGTTTCCATAATCTCTTCCACATTGTTCTTTGGAACATTTAGAACAATTTCATCGTGCACAGGAACAATCAAAAAGTCAGTCAAATCTGCTTGGTCAAGTTTGATTAGGTTTTGCTTGAACACTTCGGCAGCCGAAGCCTGAATCAAATAATTGGTTAGTGAATAAACACGGTCATCATCGCAAGGCAAACGACGACCAGTTCTAGTTTGAACATAGCCAACTCCCTCAGAACGCAGACGACGCATACCAGCATCTTCAATAGTCTGAGCCATCATACGAACACCAGGATAACTAGCATCAAATCCATCAACAACTGGTTTCATTTGTGCGTCTGTAACTCCAGCAGTCAGAGCCATAGTTGATACTCCAGCACCATAAAGTTTTCCATAGACCACACCCTTGATTAGTTTTCTTCTAGGGTCAGATTTTTGAGCATTAGGGTCTTGATACACCTGACGCATAATCTCAGTAAAAACATCTCCGCCAGTGCGGTCTGCTTCATTGAACAGGTTGATTAGGTCTTGGTCTTTACTAAAGTTTGCTGTAAGGCGAAACTCTACTTGGTCAAGGTCAGAAGAAATAATTAGGTGGTCTTCATCTTTAGGAATAAACGCTCTACGAACAGTAGCGTCTCCAGACGGAAGAGTTTGAAGTGCTGGCTCCGTAATAGACATACGACCAGTTCTAGCAGCCAAAGTTCTGATAGACGGATGAACAATACCGTTTATGTTTCCCTCAAGAAAGTTTTTGAAATAAGTATTAGCGAGTTTGTCAGCCTTACGCTGTTTTAGAACCACTTCTGCTAGTTGCTGTACTTCTGGCGAACCATCACGAACTAACATTCTGAGTTGGTCTTTAGAAGCAGATTTTTGACCAGACGGAGTTGTCTCAGTAATTTCAGCACCAAGTTTTTCAAAGATACGAACTAACTGTATGTTGCTAGTTATTGAGCCACCATAAGTGTCTAGTCCCCATTTACGGACTTTTTCTCCATATTCATTTAGTTCGTCAAACTTTTTCTTAGAGTATTCCAAATCAACACGAGCACCGTTGAGTTCCATACGAGTAGCAATTTTGCGAGTAGCCATTTCTAGTTCATAAGGAACAGAATAGATTTGATTTGGACCACACTTCTCCCAGAACTTCTCAAATAACTTCATAGTAAGCACCGTGTCTAAGGCACCGTAAGACCAGTAAGGTTCAAAATTGACTGGGACAGTTCCCCAAGTCCAACCGTTTTCGTGTAAAGAATTTTCTAAGTGAGTTTGTAGGGCCGCAGCCTTTGAATCTACATATTGCGATGTAAGTTTCTTTAGAGCAGCCGAGCCAATGGGGTCAATAATCTGCGACATAATCATTGTGTCGTGGGCCCTATGCCAAGGGATAGACCAGCGAGACTGCATCTCAAACCACTTTGCTTCAAAGGCTATGTTATGGCAAACAATCTGACCGTCAAATCTTTCCATTGACTCATAGAAAACACCAGCCCATTCATCCCAAGGAATAGACCAGCCCTGCTCACCGTCGCCAACCTGAACTAAACGAAGTCTGCCGTGCCAAGGCGACAAAGCATCTGAGTGTGGGCGATTAGGCAATTCGCCTGTTTCGGTATCAATAGCAATAGCATTATGCGGTCTTCTTTGGCTTAGCCAAGTCAAAAACTCGTTTGCTTTTTCTACGCTATTTACTAGGTGAAGTTTGGTGTTAGCCAATCCACTTGTCATTTATGTCCAATCGTCTCTTTGAAATTTTAGCGTTTATACGAAGTCTTCGCCACCTAAATCGCCAAAATCTTGGTCATCTTCTATGTCTAGGGTAGCGTCTGTAAAAGCATCATACTTGAAAAGTATTCCAGAAGACAAAACCATACCAGTTAGGTGTAGTGCCTCTTCTTTATCAAAGCCGTGTTTTTGAAGATGCTTATATAATTCGTTCATATGGATTGAAATTACAGCCATATGGGAAATATCTGCTTCACCCGGCTGAAATGTCGGCTCAGGATTTTGATTGCTGACTGGAGCATTTTCTGAGTCTGACATATTTACTTCTTTCCTTATGGGATTATTTCTACTCTATAAATAGAATCAATACCTGAGTCTTGCTTAGCCGCCACTTCTAATAATCTTTGAGCGACATTAGTAAGGTATCTAGCACCGCCAACATCATATTTATATAGTGCTTCTAAAACAGCCTTTGGGTCTTCTGAGACTTGAGCCCAGTATCTATAACTTTCAGGAAATACTAAATCCACGCTTTCATCTGGATAGCACTCTTCACAGGGGATAGCGTCTTTGTGTAGGTTTTTTACAAATGCTTCTTTTAGTCCATACTTTTTTACAAGCGGGCAACCAGCACCATGGTAAATAAGAGAAACGCCAATTCTAGATAAAACATAAGAACCACTTTCTGTTCGGTAAAGTTCAAACTCAATCCAACGATAAGAACCTTTACGCCAAGATGAAGACTTCCCTAAAACTAAGCCATCAAACTGTAAAGTTCTGGCACCATCTTTCACTTCATACATTTGTTTTCTTTCATATGTCTTTCTAAGAGATTAGCACAACTACTAAACTAACGACCAACTAATGATGTTTGCGACATCAAATAAATTTCCATTTGAATCTCTCCAAGAAATTCCTTTACCAACTAAATCGTGTGAGTTATTGCTACGGTCAATTGCTCTAATTTCAGAAATAGTTTGCGGTAATGCTAGATTGTCAAGGTTCTTTTTTAGAATTTCTACAACCCAGCCAGCCTCGGTGTCGCACTCTAGTGGTCCACCTAAGTATCTAGTTCCGTCAATTTTGGTTACGGTAAAGTTTTGCGTAGCAACAGACTTCCCGTCTTGTAGCGTGGCAATAACTATGTCATTTACTTGAATCATATTTCAATTATACCTAACTAATTTTTGATTAGATTGGAATGTATCCGCCACCGCTGCCCCCACCACCAGAATTATTGTTAGAGCCTACAGGCGCTTCGTAAGTATAAGTAATTCTAATTTTAGGCGGGTCATCTTGAGTTACTCCATCAAAATATCCATAATTATCAATCCCATCGTAATAAGTGTCTGGGTTTTCATCAGTCAAGCCAATCAAAATACCTCTACCGCCACCACCATTGCTAAATGTGCTGTGCCAACTTGATGGTAAAGTTATCCATTTACCTTGACCTTTAGTAAAAGTAGATGTAGTTGCCACGCAAGAGTCAAGGGCTAAAGGAACGGTGCTCCCTAAAGAAGTTGCAGAATGAGCACCTAAATAAACAGTTAAGCCAGTGGATAGATAAGAATGTCTATTCCGTAAATAGATTTCAAGTTTTTTAATAGAAAGTCCGTTAGTTTTTCCAGTAAAATTAAAAGCAGCGAAAAGTACGGCAGATTTTTTAACTCCAGACGCTGTGCCAGGATTGCCTTGGTACAAATAATATTTGTAAGCATAAGGAATGCTTAAACTGTCGCCCTTACCGTAATTATCGTAATAAGCACTGTCTGAAACTGACAAGGTTTGAGTTTCGGTAACGGTTGTAGTGTCTGTAGAAGAAACATTGCTATAACCAATGGGAAGCCCAGATGTCCAAGTAGTGCCACTTGTATCACCCTGAGCAACAAAAGTCATATCTTTTGCTTGACCTAAATCAGTAATTGCCAACATACTATTTGGATTTTCAGCAAGAGTTATTGAATATGAACTTGGCGTTACCTGATGTCTCAATCGTAAAACATAATATAAATCTGTATTTGCTGGCAAATAATTTCTATGAAGTTGTCTTTGTCTATCGTTCCAATACGCAGTCACGGTAGTAGCGGTATTTGTATTTCCGTTATTTTGCGCTGTACCAGATGGTTTGATTACAAAATGAGTAGAGTCTGCTGAAACAATAGTTCCACCAGTAATGTTCCAAGAATTATTACTTGAATCAACATCTACTAACTGACCAGTTTGAAATAAGTTTTTGACAGCGTATGTGTGATTTGTTCCATCACTTGACGCAACTACAGACGAGTCAGTAAAAGTTGCTTGAGTATTGCTCATAATTGGGTCTACTAAAGTCAATCTTCCAGCACTGGCTTCAAATGTTATTGGACCAGCAACACTATGGTTTACAACATCAACTCCGCCAGCATCTACAACAAAAAAAGAAGTTAAATTCGCTACAGTATTTACATATACTTCTCCAGAATTTCCAAATTCACCAGTCCCGCCTGTTTTTATAAATCTTTGTCCCTCGGTCAAACCTGAAGTATTTCCAGTAGTTAGAGTTACAAGTGAGGTTCCAGTAGATAAAGTTGCTTCTAAATTAGTTTTTCTAGTAATTGTGCTTATAGTGGTGTTTGCCGAAGTTACCACTCTAAAACTGGTGTCACTTATTTTATGAAGTTCGTATGTTCCGTCTATGTAGTCGGTTTGATTATAATTTTTAGTTTCTACACCAATAAACATTCTTGAAGCATTAGAAATATTAGAATTTAAGTAAGACCCAGCACCAGCGGGTAGCGTAAATACAGCGTTTGCGTTTGCGCCTGAAGTGGCTCTAGACCAACTTGAAATAGCAAAAGTGGTTGTATTTTCAGAAGTAGGAGTCGGGCTAGTTGAATAGAAATGACCTAGTAAATCACGCCAAAAACTAGAGTTAAAAACATCTACATAGTGAGTGTGAGCAATATTAACATTATGAGTATGTGAAGAGTTGTTAGTAGTAGTGTAAACATTGTCGGCGGTCCCACTGGAATTGTATGGATATGTTGTTTCGTATCTCTGACTTGGGTGGGTGTAAGACATATGAGAAAGTTCGGAAGAATCTTCAACTCTTATTGGCGTAGTGCTTACCATTAGTTCAAGAGCAACATTTGTATTTACGCTTGCCCTCATACCAGAAGCACTAGCAAATACTTGATACAGCCTGTTTGAATCAAGTTTAAAAGTTCCAGCAGCAAGCCCCAGATATTGAGTTGAGACAGTTGATGGAGTTAGCCAATACGCTTGATATATTGTGCCTCTAGCAAATCTATTTAGTAAGGCACCACCATAAGATTTACCGTTGTAATTAGCATCAATAAAAGTTCCGACTAAAGCGGTGTTAGCACTACCAATAGTAATGTCCGTATCAACAGACAAAGAATCGGCATCTAAAGTTTTGAAAGTTCCAGCACCAGTACTAGAAATAGAAGCAACTACTTCTTGCTCGGTAGTTTTTATAGATAAATGGTTGTCAGTATTATTGTCGTCAGTAAGATTTACGGACTGTCCGCCCTCAGTGCTTTTTTGTGTAAGGCCATTGGAGCCTAATGTAGTTACTTGCCCTTGTTTGTTGCCACCAATAACGCTGGCATCTAAAGAAACTTTTCCAACTGAAGAAACTTTAAATGTAGTAGAACCATTAGTGTCGTGGTCATAATCAACCGTAAATTCAGTGGTGCTGTCAGCATTTACGCTAGTAACATAAACAAGACCAGAGTTTCCAAAAGCGCCAGAACCGCTAGTTTTAGTCAAAAATTGACCAACATAAATTGCGTTAGTGTTTCCAGTTGTAAGATTTATGGTATTACTTCCAGCAGTTAAAGTAGCAACTAAGCCAGTTTGGTCGTCAACAATGGTTGTTGGTACATAAAAAGTCAAATTAACGGTGTTCGTTTGCCCGCTGGCGTTGCTAACTCTAAAAGAATTAAAAGATGTAGTTTCTGTTGCTGCGTTAAAAGTTATTGCTCCGCTGGTCGCGTGATTTGCTGTAGTAGTAAATTGAGTAGTGCTAGAAATGTTGGCAACATAAGAACTTCCCGCTGTAACAAAAGCACCAGTGCCTGAAGTTTTTAGCAAAGATTGACCAACAAACATCCCCTCTGTGTTCCCAGTTGTTAGAGTTACGGCATTACTGCCAGCAGTTAAAGTAGCAACTAAGCCAGTTTTTGTGTTTGTAGTAGTAATTGTAGGAACTAGAGCAGTTACAAAACTATTTGATAACGCAGTAATGTTGTTAGAAGTAAAAGGTTGTTCAATAGAAATATCGTCAGAAATACTTTTAGTAGGAGAAGTGTTTACTAAAAAACTTCCGTTTGTTGTTTCTACCGACAATGTAAATGTTGGATTTTCAACTACAAAACTTTTTTTATCTTCAGATACAGACGCAATTTCAAACTTTTTATTGTTTAAAGAATTAGAAATTGTTTCCATATTGCTAAGAATTACCAAATCTTGAGCAGAATAAGGATGAACTGCGTTTGTATAAACAGTTATTTTATTTACATTGTTGGCAACTGGCTCAACGGAAGCCCCAATAATTTTATATATTTTTTTATCTTGATTGCCTACTGCTTCAAAAACATAAAATTCTTGTAATAATGTTTCTTCACCACCAGCCAAAACTTCAGCATATATAGCGTAGTTAGTGATGTCTTCTGTAATTTCCCATAAATAATTGTTTATTCCAGTTAGGTCATATACATTTGGATTTGTCAGACTGTCTATTTCTGTAAAAAATTTACTGTCTGGTAAATTAGAAAGCCAAACTACGGCATAAACTTTTATTGGTTTATTGGAAGACCAACTTACTAAAACATTTCTGCTAGTTGGAACTGGATTTTTTCCAGTTAAGAACAAGACAGAATCGGCATCCGCCGTGACTGTTGCAATTTTACACTCATAAGTACCACCAGTTTCTGGTGAATTAGTTGCTGGAACAACAGTTGAATCTATAGTAAAAGTAGAACCGCCACCATAAACTCCACTAACCCTGCCCGTTAAGTTATATCCAGTAGTAGTTGTAAAACCAGTTATTTTTACAACCTGATTTACCGATATTTCGTGAATTGTAGAAGACTGGTAAGTTATTTTTTCGCCATCTCCAAAAGCAGATGTCAAAGCAATTTTTGGCTCAAACTCGGCAATTGTTTTGTTATCAACTCTGTATTGAATAATGTTGTTTTCGGTTTCTGGCACATAAGTTATTCTGTGTACTCCGTCATAAGGAGAACCTAAACCAATAACATTTACCGTATAGCCAACTTTATAACCATGAGTTTGATAGTTTTCAGTTGTGTCGGTTTCATCAAAAAGAGTTAGTGTCACAACACCATCTACAAAAGATTTTCTAATAATTGAATGTTTGTAGTTTGGAGTTTCTGCTTCGTTACTGTCTCCAAAACTGCCACCAACAACTATGTAAGCATTTACATCTTCATCAACATTGGTGCTTGTTTCTTCAAATTGATTGAGAGTGTAAATTATTGTTGTTGTAGTCGGGACATCGGTTATAACCCACTCGCCATCAAAAGGAGAACCTAAATTTTGTACATTTATGTAGTCAAAAGTTTCATAGTTATGCGCTACATCAGTTGTCAATAAAATTAGTCCATTTTCAAGCATTTCTGCTTTACTAATAATTACGGAACTGTTTGATTCTGGACTAAATAAAATTCCATTTTCTGTAGCCTCAACATTTTTATTTTCTTTATCGGCAAAATAGGCTTCGGTAAAAGCAGTTATATTGCCATATATAGCAGAATTCCAATAGTCAACTGATTTAAGAGATGCTGGGACTCTTTGAATTCCAGAAGAAGCATTTTCAAAAACGCTAGGCGCTATTTTGTCTGCCGTAATTGCTTCTATTTGTAAAGCATCGGATGTTATAGAACCACTTTGAAGAGAATTTTCAGAAACAGCATCGTCTCCTAAACCATCCGTAACAGTTTGAATAGTTTTTGAAACCGAACCTAATTTTTTGTCTATCTCTGTAATACGAGCAGTGATTGACCTAAATTTTCTACTTCTATCGCTAGCCACGCTTATCAACATCCCACTCTGTAATTAGACTTATGGTAACGCTTTCTGGAATTGACGGAGCGTCTGGTACATCAACGCTGTAAGAAATAATTTTTCTTACAATTACATCGTCTCTAGGCTCCAAATCACTAGCCAACCTGTCTTTTATAAACTTGTCATTTACTATAATGCTACACCAATCGCCAGGTTTGTATGTATTTACAACAGGGTCTAAGTTTCCAACAACTCCAATTTGAAAAGTTCCAGACGGTGGTTTAGTTTCGTTTAAGTATCTGTAAGCATTTTCCGATATTTCAGAAATTAAATCTATTTTGTCGTTATTTTCATCTGAATCAAGCAATGGCCAGTTGTCCGCTAAAAGATTTTTATGAGCAACTCCAACATAAGATTTAGACGCATCGCTAGTTCCAGTTCCACCGTCACTACCAACCATAAAGAATCTTGTAGAGGCATCTTCGGCAGATTCTTCTAAAGAAACATTGCTAATATTGCCGGGATATTCAAATACATATTTATCAGCACCAAATCTACTAGGCGGAGAAACTTCACCGTGAATAGGCGGATTAGGGTATGTAATAGGTAAGAAAGTAAATACTCTTCTAAAAGTAGAATTTATTTGGTCATAAACGCAATCAATACGATATTCAAAACCATAGACATTTCTAATAATTTTTGTGCTACCCGGTTTGACAATATATTTGTCGGAGTATTCAGACAAATATTCTCCAACATTTTTTAGTTCGTGCCCTCTGTAACTTGGAACCCTTTGATAATTGCCAGAATCTTCGTAAGTAGAAAATTCTATTTGCGGGTCAGAATTTTCTGTAAATGAGCCGTAACTTCCAACTATTACTTGAGCATAAACGCTTACTGTGGCAACAGTAGAGCCTTGCTTTTTGTAAGCAACAAATTTTTGTTTTTTATCAAATTCGCCTATATTTTTCTTTTGTTTTTTGTTTGTTGATTTATAAACAAGTTGATACTTATTGTCTGTCCATTTAGTAAATTCACTAATTGTATAGTATCCGTCAAAAAGATTTTCTATAAGGTCGTCAGCATTTTTAATAAAAATAGTTTGACCAGCGGCAAAACCTGGGTCAGAAGATAATTGTAAATAAACGGTTTTTGTTTTAGCGTTAAAGGCTTTTCCAGTTATTGTTGTGGTCAAAGTTGATGAGTTGTTTACAGCAGGTAAATCATCAATTTTTACCGTTGGGTAATTGTCTTCTGGTCTAACACTGGAGCCATCGTAAGCAATAACCGTAGCATTGGCAGGTTGGGTATTGGTATTTGTTTTTCCAATGTCTAAATCAGAATTGTTTTTTAATTTCCAAAGACTTTCGTTGTCTACATTTGTTTGGTTGCTAACAACAAAAGTATTAGAGGTGGGAACGGAAGAGATAGTGACTATATATTGAGAATAAGCGTTTGTATTTCCCGTCAATTGAGTAAATTGACCACCAATATTAGACACAACAACTTTTTGTCCCTGAGAATAGCCGTGATTAGTGCCAGTTGTGTAAGTTGTATTGCCTCTACCAGTTTTGCTTTGTTGAGTTTTAGTACCGCCAGTTTCTGCTACATAAACAGCGTTAGTTATGCTTTTTGAAGTACCATACTTTCTTTCAGCATAATTTACTGGTCTTAGCGGATGAACCTCTCTAGTGCCGTTAGCACCAGTTATTTTGTAAGAGAAAAAATATGAGGTTTCATCATTAGAACTGTATTCGGTATATTTATCTAAACTCCAAGCATTTCCCGAAGCCGAATCGTAAGGAGACCCTAAACCGCTTACCTTTATTTTTGTATGTTTTTCAATATAAGCATATTTACCAAAATTTGGTTTTTTGTTTAGTTTTACTGTTACAACATAACTATTGACTAGCCACTCTAATTTAACATCAGTTATTTTAAGTGTTTCAAATGATGGTTTATAAGTAAAAGAAACGGGGTCTGGAACAGAAGAAACTTTCCAAGTTCCGTCATAATTTTCTCTAGCAAGTCCGCTAACTTCTATGTTATTTCCAGCGGATAAGTCATGCTTTCCAAAAGTTATTACAGAAGAGTTTAGCGGTAAAGTTTCGGTATCAGTTAATCTATCTGATGTAAAAATAGAATAGTTTGGGCTGTTATCCGAGCCACTGACGGATTTTAAAACAACTGCGGTGTTTGATGTTACGCTAACAACTTCAGCACTTGTTACTTTTAAATTATTATTACTGCCGCCACCAACCGTTACAAACTGACCAACTTTTATATTGTGGTTATCGGTTGTTGTGTAAGTTATTTGACTTCCATTAGCACTTACGCTACTTAACGAATAACTATCAATATTTTGTTCAGCGTCTGCTAAGTTATAATAAATATAATCTTTGTTAGCACTTATTTCTCTTATAAAAAATGTGCCATTTATAGATGTATCTGAGCCAGTAATTGTTATTTCTTTGCCCTTATCTTCCTCAATATCAAATTGAGAGTACGCTTCAAAAAGGCCTATTTTTGCTACAATTTTTGGACTTCCGCTGTTATAATCTAAATAAATTTTTTTGCTAAATACTGGTTTTTGAAAACCTGTATATATTGTTGCAACATCGTTTTCAGCATCAAATTTAGCGCTTTTTATTTGAGTTTTTTCTAAGTTGTTTAAGAAAGGATTGTAATTTTTTACTGAAACGAAGTCTTCATAAACTTTTCCTAAGAAATACCTGACTTGCTCATATGTGTCAGTGTGAGTGTACATAGTTGCGGGATACTTACCGTTCCAAGCAATTTTTGCTGTTTCTTGTTTAGTACTGGAATTTGTATATTTTGCTTCACAAGAAGAATTGACAACAAAAGTTTTGCTGTCAATAACTTTTATAACGGGAGCATATTCTCCAGTTTCAGTATTTACACATAAGGCTGCTTTACTTTTTGTGTATGGATAATCGTGTGTTTCTACGCTAATAATTGAAAAAGTAGCATCTACAGTTGGAGATTTGTATGTATTCAAAAAAGTTTTAGTTTTTGTAATATCTGTAACTGCTCTACTAAATATAATAGAAGGCACTCCAACAAAATCTGTGTCTAAACTTGCATAATAATAGTCGGCCATAGTTTTTACAGTTTTTGGCGTACTTATGCCCAACACCTTGTGGAAGTCTTCTTCGGCAATGTCAAATGTAATACCAGAATCAGCGTTAGCCCAAGGCATATTTTCTAATGTAAAAATATTGTTTGCATAATCAACATCTTTTACAATTGAATAACTTATGCTTTCAGTTGCCCCAGAAACATAATAAAAAGGCATTCCAGGTTTTATTTTAGAAACATTATTTAATGGCTCATTAGTGTCAATTAATTTAATTCTATTTTCACTAATAAGAAGTTGAGTTGAACCATTGCCTATTGGATACCTAGTTTTTTTACCACCTAATTCACCATAAACTTTATCTGACTTAGGTGGAGTGCTGCTGTCTGTTTGAAATCCAGTAATTCCGTTTGTTTTTATTAAAGTGCCCGCTTTTACTTTTCCAACCCAACTGTAATCTTTAGGTTGGATAGAATAAAGAAGTCTTTTCCTAGTTTCATCTAATGTAACTATGTAAGAATTTTTTTGATTTTCAAATTTTAATGAAACAAGTCCGCTTTTTTCGGCACTGGTGTTGTTTGGATTTGCTCCTAAAAAAGCGCTAAAAGTTATTGTATTATTTATATCATCAACTTTAGTGACACGGCAATCAAAACCCACGGTTGGCACAGAACCAGTGTCGCTACCAGGAATTTTTTTGTCCGCCAACTGAGTTATTCTTGCTCCCACGGAAATTCCAGTTGTGTCAATATTAGTAATAATATTTTGACCTTCAACAACAGTAGGTTTTTTTGAGCCAGTGCTTGCATATCTGTAAATAACAGATGTAGATGAAATAGCGGCTATTGGGTATTCTTTTTCTTGACTTTTATAAGTTTTATATTGGGCAATAGGCACATCTTTGTCAAGATTAGTGATGGCAACTTCGTTTCCAACGCTCAGCATATGTGGCTCGTCTGTTGTTATGACTACTTCTTTACTACCCTCAGTAACTTCTCTTTTTACAACATCAAATATTCCGTCTTTTGCAGTCTTGAATGTGTGGTCAACACCAGAAACATTCCATTGAAGAGCCTCTTTATCAACAGTTATTTTTGTTGCGTTGTAAAAATCTTTATTTACTCTAAAATGACCGCTAAGGTTATATCCGCGTTTGTCTAGGAAAGAAAGTTCTACGGCAACTCCTTCTTCAATTGTTATAGTGTCCCCAGTGTCAGTATCTAATTCAACAATTAGTTGCGTATCTTTTTTGGGGTCTACATAAACCAATGTATTAGAGTGAGTAAGATTCCAAGTTTTCCAAATCTTTCTGTGCTGGAAATAACTTGTAAATTCATTAGCATTGATAGTGACTGTTTTTGCTACAACATCGTAACTTCTAGTCCAAATTATTCCACCCCAAACGCATAGTCCGTTTCTAAGAACATAAATAGCGTTTTTTCCAGGCAAAGTTGAGTTGTACACATCTAATCCATCTGTTTCAACAGAAAGACTTAAAGTTCCAGAAAAAGAACCAGCGTCTTTTAGCCCTTTTTCGTAAGATACGCCAGTTAATGGAACCTCAGCGATTACTTGATTAGTAACAATATTTGTTATGAAATATCTATACTCTACTGATGTGTCAGTCATAATTACCTAACTTTGTATCTGTCTTTATAATTATTATACACTAGCCAATCCAACCTGACCGATAGTAAATATTTACAGAAGCCTTAGTAACTTCATAAACATGGCCAGTGGAGACCGATGTGTCGCTAACATTTGACCCGCTATTACTTGCTGGAACAAATGTAAATGTTTTTGTAGTGGGAACCGCGACTACAGTAACCGTAGCATTAGCAAAAACATTTGCGTCATTAGACTGTAGTCCAACAATTTTTACAGATGTGTTTGCGGTATAGCCGTGCTCTGTTTCTGTTGTAATAGTTGCTGTTGTATTTGGGTGGTCATAAGAAACTCGTGCCGCATTTATTTTATTTAAGTCTTCAAAAGAAATTTCGTTGTCACCCGGTTGGAGTTCAATCCAATCTATAACGGTATCTAATTTTGAACGATAGCCACCAATTTCACCATTTAAAGCAATTTCTCTGTTGTAAGTATCAATACTCAAAGTTTCGGCGTAAGACCTAATAATTGGCACAGTATCTCCATCGTAAGAACCAATATAAGATACTCCAACATTAGAATAATAAACTGGCCGAACAACTGTAAATTTGTCTGGAGTGCTGGGATTAATGCTTGTTACATTGTAAGAGCCATTAAAAATGTTTCCATAATAAACTCTGCCGTCAGTAAATGAGGCAGAAGACCTAGAACTCAAATCAGAAAGATAAGCGGTGCCCGGACTTGAAGAAATATTAGCAAAAGATATAATATTTGAAAATTCCTTATAAAAACTTATTGCCGTGCTGTTTGCTGACACAACTTTATAAGTGCCATTAAAATTTTCATTTACGCTGTCAATTGTTATGTAATCATTGGCTTGAGCACCTAAGTCAGACGCAATAGTTATAGTAGCAAGAGACAATGTTGCTTCATAACCAGTAACAGCAGAAATAGTTTGAGAGTTGTAAAGATAAACTTCAAATGAGGTAGTAGTTGGAACAGATGTTATTGCGTGAGTTCCGCTATATACTGGCCCAGCATTTGATAAAACAATTTGGTCTTGAGTAGAAAAACCGTGTGCCGCTTGCGTAATTACAGTTGCTTTATTAGTAAGTTCATCATAACTAACGCTGGAACTGTTAGACCAAACCGCAAATTTTGAAGTAGAAGGCGCTGAGCAAGCGGCAGCGGTAGATAAGCCAGAAACAGAAACTCTAAACTTATTTTCATCGGTAGCATAAACATTTGTAATTGGATACTCACCGTTTACTACTGCAGAATAGCCAGCCAAAGCGTTAATTCCAGTCAAATAAATTTTTTGACCAGCAGAAAAATTGTGCTTTAATTTTGTATTTATATCCAGATAATCTGTAGCAGAACACACAACATTAGAGATTTCAAATGTATCAACAACATTAAGTATGTCAACGGAATCACCAACGGAATAGCCATGAGGAACGCTATTAGTTGTAAAAATTAATTCTCCGTTTAAAACTTGAGTGCTATATACAGAATAAGTTTTATATTTGTCAAGTCTATAAATTACATCAAGCAACTGACTAGAAGTTTTGTTGAATAAAGATGTTGGACCAGTGGTTGGACCAATAATTTCAAAAATAACTCCTACTGGGGTATTTCCTTCATTTCTAATAATTTTTGACACATTGTTAATAATTGAAGCGGTGTTGATTGTTTCTAACGCATAGCCATCATCTCTAGCGTCTGCCCACTTAAATTTTATTGGATTGGCAGCGGTAAGACCTATTGAAAAATTAGTCCTACCTCTAGGAGAAACTGTTTGAATTTGAGGTGTGCCACTAAGTCTAACTTTTAGTGCTTTTGGTGTATCTTCATTTAGAATCAACCAAGCGTCTTTTTTTACAAGATTTATGGCTTTTATAAGACGCTCTCTGGCTGCCTCAAGTTGAGTATCAGTATCTTGAAGTAAAAAACTTCCCGTAATTGTAAGTTGCCTAGCACCAAATCTTCCAAAAGTTGTAAATGAGCCGTCGCCCCACCCGCGAGGCAAATCTTGCATGCTTACTTCTGGAAGATTCCACCAGCCCTCGACATTATCTACAACCCAAACAACACCATACTCGTCTATACGATTGAACACAAAATTACCAAGGCGTATATCGGCCTTGAGTTTCATACCAGTTAGGTGGTCAATATATTTGTTAGATAAAGATGTATCTACAAGTTTGTTCTTTTGACCTTGGTTATATATTAGTGAAGTAGCAGTCGTGCCAGGTTCAAACTGCAGAGCATCGACTAGAAAATAATAGCCATCACCACTGGTAGAACTACTTCTATAAACAAAACCTTCAAACTGAGTAACGCTAGCAGGTACTATAAATGAAAACTCTAATCTAACCCAACCGTCATATGAACTGATAGTAGTTGGAACCGAGTCCATAGTGCTGTTTGTGCTTCCATAAAAGTAAGCACGAAGTCTAAAATCAGAAGTTGCCTTGCCAGCAGGAACTTTTACATAAGCAGAAAAAGTGTATGAACTTCCAGCATTTACTGAAACCCTATAATCTTGATGAGTTTTTAATCCGCTATTTGGGCTTGAATTAGCAAAAACAACTTTAGCGGAATATCCAGTTCCATAAAGGGGCTCACTACTGTCTAAAGAAATAGTTGGATTAGAGCCAGATAAAGTAAAGCCAGACCAACCATCTGAGTTAGCAATAAAAGAGGGGTTAGTGAATAAGTTTGGAGTAGTAGTAGCCATTAGACAGCACCCTTTCTCATCTGGAAAGCAAGTCTTCGGCTTACTTCAGCAGCAAGAGCATTGACATCCATATCTGGAGTGCCGTTTACAGTGACATTGATACCGCTGCCACCCATCATTTGAATCATTGCTTTATCTCTCTTAGATAATCCGTCTGGGTCAAGTGGCTCGATACGCTCTGGCCTACCAGCCTCAGCAATAATTCCTAAAGTACCGCCAGCAGACGGGCTAACAATTCCACCTTTTTCAAACATTTGAGGCACAGTAATTGGAGGCATTTTTGGAATTAGTCCAGCATCAATGGAGGCATTTATGTCTATGGTGCCACCGCTAAGTTGTTTTAAAATGTCAAAGACGGGTCTTAATGTATATGACATAAGTTTGATAAGTAGATTTAGCAACTCTACAACTAGGTTTACCAGCCCAGTAAACATATCTGCCAAAGATTGGACTATCCCCTGACCAATTGTTTTAAACTTTTCTCCAAATGTTTCCCAGTCATTAGTCATAAGAGCATCAAAAAATGCTTCTACTAATTCTGCCATTAGTACCCAGTATTGTAAAAGCGGTTCAAGATAAGCCATTACTGCATCTATAATTGGCATTAGCAAATTTATAATGACTTTTACAAGTTCTACTACAACTTTAATAATTACAGTCAAAACTTTAAATATTGCGCCCTGTAAAGCGTACCAAATTTTCATAATTACTGAAATAATTGGAGTAAGCACCTGAAGTAACATAGTTACAACTGGCATAAGTTTTGATATTAATTCAGCAACTAACGGGGCAATTACTACTATTAAGTCTGATATAAGAGTTGCAAGTAGTAAGAAAAATTTAGTTAATGGACCTTGACCGTCTCCTTTTTCTCCACCAAATAATGTTTTCATAAGAACTTGGAAAGCATTTATTACTGGTTGAAGAGCAGCCATAATTACTCTAAATGCTTCACCTAAAGCATCCAAGGCTGGTTTAAATGTGCTATTTATAGCGTTTCTGAATTTTTCATTAGTTGTGTAAAGCGTAATAAACGCTGCGGCAATTAGGCCAATTATCATTAATATAGGGTGGCCCATCATAAATGAACCTACTCTAGCAAAACCAGCAACAAATTTATTATTACTATAGGTAAGTTCGGCTAAGTTTTGTTTCGCTAAAGTAGAAAATATCTTAAATCTTAAATTGGCTGCTTCCACTGCTAAACGAGTTCTACCCCAACCACGCGCTAAAATATTTTGACTAGCAATTAATTCTCTAGTTCTTTTCGTTGCGTTTGTCAGGGTGCTACCAGCCTTAGCACCAAAAATAGATAAGTATTGCCTTGCTTGGTTTACACCTTTAGTGTATTTAGGCCAAACTTCAGCAGCAGCCCTAAAACTTGCCATAGTTTTCTTAATACCTTCACGGAGCCCCTGCTCTGCCCTAGCAACCGTCTGAACCGCAGTTTTTGCACCATGAAAAAGGTCTATTGTTTTACCAACAGCAGCATTTACTCTTCTAAATCCTTCAAATAAAAATTGAGTTACTGGTTCTGCAAACTTTTTAAGTTCCATAAGACCAAGAGTGACGGCGTGAATTTTTCCAGTAAAAGATTGAATACTATTTACAACAGGGTTGCTAATAATTTTTGAAAAAGTATCTGCACCTTTTAGTAAAGTTTTAAAGAAGTTATCAATTGCTGCGTTGTCTGTAAGTTTGTCAACAATCTCAACAATTTTTACAACTAATTTTGCCACTGTAGGTAGTGCTTGACCAGCCTTTTTTAAGATACTAGAAAAATAAGGAGAAGCCTGTTTAATAATTACCCAGAATTCTCCAACTCTAGGGTCAGCACCAAACTCCACAAGAGCCTTAAAAATACCACCAATACCACCAAGCATTTTTTTGGTATTTACACCAATTTCATTAAAGAAAGTTTTGAGTGAATTACCAGTTTTACCCATTGTTCCAAAACCTTGGGTCGCTTCAATTAACCAATTGAGCAGATAATCTCCACCAGTGCCAGGCCCAAAGTTGGCCATAATAATTGAGCCAAATGCTTTTAGTATGTTTCCAGCAATTTTTCCAAATTTGCCAGCCATGTCCGCGGCGGTAATAAAGAATTTGCGTAGTCCAGTATCGCCAGTTTTGTCTAATAACGCATTGAAGTCGTCAAGCAATCTAGATATAAAATCAGCAAGTCTATTAACAATAGGGCTAGAAGCAGCCATAATTTTAAAGAACGCTTTAAAGAATTTTGTAAGAATTGGGCCAAATTGTTGTACAACATATTGAATTGACTCAAATATTTCTCTTAGATATTTTCCCGCTTCCGCTGAGGAAAAGAAATCTAAAATTACTTTTACTGCACTACCTAGTGCTTTTCCAATTCCAGCAATTCCGTTGTATATATCGTTAAAAGTTCCAGAAGAAATTAATTTGCTAAGACCTTTTTGAAGAAGCGGTAAAAATCCACTGGCAACGGCTTCTCTAAGATTTTTTAGAATTGGCTGTAAAGTTACTAAAAATTTAGCAAATCCTTTTTGCGTGGCAGTTAGATTTGCGTAAGGGTCGTCGGCTGCTGCTTTTGCTCTGGCTTTTGCACCTGTACGCAATTCTTCGTTTAAGTCAGCACTTCTGTCTTTTGCTCTACGATAGTTTAAATCTGCTTGTTTGTAAGCAAGTTCGGCTTCTCTTCTAGCCCTACTATCTGCTGGCAGGTCTGCGGTTCTTGCTAATCCTTCACGAGCCTTTTCTAAAGATATAGCAGCCTGTTCCTGAGCCAAGGCAGCGTCTTCAGCATCAAATTTTAATTGTTGAAGTTCTTCACGAAGGTTTTTTAAAGTTTCTGTTTGTGCTTTTTGTTGCTGAGTTGCTTTTTGTACGGCTTCGCCTACGCCGTTGAACGCCATTTTTGCCACTGCTGTGGCGGCCTTCATTGCAATAAATAACCCAATTATTGCTGTAAATGAAGCAGCCGCGCCAGCAGCGGCAGCAACTAAAGCAACTAGCGCACCAATTAGTGTTCCAATAGAAGCAGCAATTATATAACCAACGCTACTAAATTTATAACCACTGACCGCTAAAGCATTGATGGCATCATAACCCGCTTGCGCTTGCGGGTACATTTCTTTTAACCCATTAGCAAATTGAGTAAACGGGTTGGTGTCCATATTTTTGCTCCACCCGCGCATAAATCTTGAAGAAAGATTCTGACCCGCTTGCTCGGCATTTTTACCGCCAACTCCACTAACGCCATTAAAACCATTTTTAATGTCTTTAGCAACATTAGTAGTAATAGCCCTAACTATAATATGGGCTTCACCAACTACTGGCATATTGGCTCACCTCCTAGTTCAGCGGTGCTTCTAAAAGACCGTTTCCACTTAAAGGCATTCCAGTGTCAGGGTCAAATTCAGTTGGCGGTATGTAAGGTTTTGTCACTTTTTTTCTTGGGTCAAATGGTTGTAAATTATCAAAATCATTAAATGAATTTGATTTACTTGATTTATTAGAGACATTTTTAAATATGTAATCAACTCCGTAAAGTTGCCCATAAATAATTTCCCTAGTTTTTTCTACCGCCTGAGCCTGTTCTCCAGTGGAGTAGCGCAAATCTTCTTCAAAAAGATAATGAATGACATCTAGCATGTCATCTGCCTCCATACTTGCTAGATGTATTCCATTCATTAATGCTTTTCCGTTTACATAAGGCCAGAGGCTAGTAGCCCACTCTAAGAGGCCGTCAACTGCTCTTTTGGGCGGGTTGAATACTCTTCCATCAACCAAGCAACAATTTCACCTAAAGTATCTAAAGTTGTGATTTTTTCAGGGTCGGAAAGGATAGTGTCAAATGCTACTTTGCTTTCGGGCTTTAGTACAGCGGCAAAAAACTTGTCCATAACTAATGCTGATTTTGCTGGGTCGTCTGAGGAAGAATCTGAAACAATTTCAAGAAGTAATTTTCCTTGAATTGATGGTACGCAATGAAACTCTTCGCCCCAAAGTTTAAACGAAATAGGTTCGGCTTTAGAGTTTTCTCCGCTACCAAAGTCTTTGAATCTGGCCATATTTACATAGTCTTTCTTTTGAATGTGTAATTACAGGTTGGGTTTCAACCTACAACTATTTTACTTTATAAAAAAACAGTTGATTTTTAGACTGGCGGTTTGGGGAAAGATTTTCCTTTATATATTGCCCCTAAGTCTTGAAAAACATAAAGTTGGTCAGAAAGATAACGATTTGGCTTAGTGCCGGGGTGCCTTACCAACTGTGTTCTAATAATCCTGCCTCTGCTCATAAAGACAAGTTGAGGGTGATTTTTAGGAGTAATTAGGTGGGGTCTAGTTCCCTGATGATGTAAATAAGCAATTTTATTATCTGAGCCAATTTTTACTTCTTGACCGTTTCTGGTGGGCTTGTGGCTCATTTTAATAGAAAGAGCCAAGGCACCAGTTTTTTTACCTACTTGTTGTTTCGCTAATAGTAAAACAATTTTTCCCCTGAATTCTAAAGTTTTCCATAAATCTCCTTTGGAAGTTCTTAGTTCTGCATCTAAAACAGGTTTATACAAAATTAATTTTTGAAATTTGTAAGAGTAATGAGTTGGATTAGAAACCCTAGACGGTCTGCCATTAAACCCGCGAGAACTTCTTTTTAATCCACCGTATATTTTCTGGGCACCGTAAAGGAACCAACTATCTGGCAATCCTCTAGGCATTTTATGGAACCGCCAGCGTTAGTTGCATATTGACAGTCTGAAAACCACCTTCAGGTCCAGAACTATCAAGAGTAGCAATTACTCCCAATCCATATCCAGAATCATCCCACATATCAAATTCACGAATACACTCCATCAACACCCAAGCGTCAATGGCAGATGTGTAAGAACTTTCGGTAATTTTATCGCCACTAGGCGGTCTGCCATTTTGACCCACAGTGGCTACAGGTCTTGAAATACTAATAATTACCGTAGCGGTTCTTGGAACATGGCAACGCTGTGGAGCAGATTGCTCGTCGCCAGGAGTTCCTAAATACATTTGTAAAAAATTGACAACTACTTGTTCGCAATCAACAGCAACTTCTCCCATAGTCCAATAACGACGAGACGGCAATGGCACATTGTATGATTGAAAAACTGTCTCAATACGAGAAAGTATGCCATCCATCAAATTTTTTAAATGGAGAGCATCTTCAGAAACATCTGCGATTGTCGCTGTTGACATAAGTGCCTACTATTCGGCTACTGGAGCCTCTTCAACAACAGGAGCCTCTTCAGCAACTGGAGTTTCTACGACTTCTTCAACAACTGGTGTCTCAACTATCACTGGCTCAGGCTTTACTTTCTTTGCCTTTACTGGAGCAGCAACTGTTGCTTTCTTACCTGTGTTCATCGCTTCTGCGGTGAAATTTGTCTGAATATGTACCATGTTTATTTACTTTCTTTTAGGGCTATTTCTATTGTAGAACTAACCGTTTAGGTTGATTTTTAAGTTTCCTGATGTAATCAAGACAACGCTGTTATTAGTGTGAGTTGCGTATAAATCCCAACTGCCTGGGTCAACCATACCTATTGTCGCTAGCGTTTCTGAATAGCCAGCCGTCAATGTTATAGTAGAAGCCGAAGTATTGACATTTGCTGATGTATTACTTAGCGTAAGCGACCTGCCACCAGAGTGGCTTTTTAGCGTCAATGCTGGTGTCCAACCCGCTTGGCTAGTCAGGAAAGTAGCATTTATGTTTGCTAAGCCAAGAGTAGTTGAGCCAGTATTTCCAGTTCCAGGTGGCACAATTAGGTCTTTTACGCCTGTTGTATAGACAAGACTTTTAGGCGTATATCTTCTGGCTCTTGGAGTATCTACTGAATAAACTTTAGTTTTTCTGCGAGCACCGTCTGGGTTTACGGTTTTCAAAAACAGGTCTACCGCATAAAGACCAGTGCGTAATTCTTGAATAAAATCTTGCTGGTCAAGAATAGTAAAAGACACACCTTGACGAGAAACTGAAGTCACACGCTGCGGGAGAGCACAAGTTTCATCGTCAGACCAAAGTTTGGCGAACTCAATCGCCAAAGTCCTAGCCGCCATCTTTCCAGATGTTGGTGGGTTCTGACCGTAAGCGTATGTAATTTCTGTATTACAAGGTGTCCAAGGAGTACCAAGACTTACATGGATAGTTGAGTGGTCAACTAAATAATAATTAGACGGGTCAATCAACTCACCAGTGCGATTTCTAATTGTAATAATTCTGGTAACTGGGCCACCACGAAGTTTGATGCGAGATTCTGGCGATATGCCGTCAATTGTCAAAGAAGCATATTCATCATAATCAAAATCGCCTGACGGAATATTATATACAGTTCCGCCAAACAAAACACCGTCTGTGTTTTTATTTGAGGCACCAAGGCGAGAACGGCGAAGCACGCAAGTATAACGCTCAGTAACAATTGTTTCGCCAGAATATTTACGACCAGACATAGCCCAAAGCAAATGCGAAGCCGTTTGAGCAGCCTCTAGAGCGAATTCAGAGTTAGCGTAATCGCCCAACTCTTCTGGTTGAATCCACAAAGCAGTCATTTGTTATCCTTTGGTAGTAGTAAGGCGACGCAAATTGGAAAAGTTTTTAACCAATTGCGTCGCCTTTCTATCTAACTATTAATCCTCGTTTGACTTGATAATAAAGTCAACATTGTTGTCGGACACATAGTTCAAGTTTCCAGGAACATTGTATGTATCTTCTCCAGAACCATTAGCGTACT